GTTAGTTATGAAGGACACCAGGCGTGTATGTAAAGAGGAACCCGCGCTCATGTCTTTAAGGATATTCTGCAGGTGGTAGATCACCGGCTTCCTCTGAATACGGGCCTTCTCGACCTTGTCCATGTCCTTCCCTGTCTCATGTATTTTATCGTACCTGATATCCAGAGGAGAGTACTTGAAATACACGTCGGCGCTGTCCTCGAGCTGATGGAACGTCTTCTCCAGAAGAGTAGCCAACTTCGCCGGAGAGAGCCGACACAACTTCTCGCCCGACACGCACGGCATCGAGCGGAATGGGGTCCCGTTCCTACCCTCTCTTTCAGCATACTGAGCGTGTTGTTCCCTAGAATCTGGGTCCAGGAAGAGTTCCCGGTTGCACTTCGGACACACACAGTGGAAATGGGCAAACAGATCTGTGCTGAACGGGTGCTGGCAATCATCAAACCCGCACCAATACATCTTCTGGTCGCCGCCGCCGTGGAACCGCTTGCCTGACTCCCAGATGGTGACAATGCAGGGAGATGGCTTGTGGGCAAGAGTAGAGCGGTTCTTCCCGAACATCACCTCAATCTTGTACTTGGCCTTCAGAGCTTCCTTCTCGGCATGCTTCTTCAGCAATCCCTCCACAGACTCCCCATCTTTGAGGATAACCGTGTCCCTACTCTGACTGCCTACATTGACAGGGGAGTCTATTCTCTTAATCTTGACGGGCATGACTAGGCACCGCCGCCAATGGGAGCCGCTCCCTTGCGTCCAGTAACCAAGCCTCCGCTAGAGGGGGTGCCGCCGCCCATCAAGGGGGCCTCAGTGACCTCCATCCTGGGGATGATGTGGGAGAAGGACTCAGCAAGAGCATTAGCTCCATCGCGAAGGTTGTTGGAGGCAAAGCTAACTACCCAGCCGTACTTCATGATGCCACCTTTGAGCATGAACTGGGTCCCAATGTGCAGCTTCACATCGTTCTCCCTAGCGGCGAACAGCATCGGACGGATCACGCTCTCGGCAAACTTACCGGCGTCCTTGTCCTTGACCGCGCCCAAGATGTTCACAGTACCGATGGCCGCGCTGACCTCTCTAGCTGAGAACAGCTTGGTGGCCTCCAAAGCAGTGGCAAACATGTTAGCGGTATGGTCAGCAATCTCTTGAGGAGACACCTCCGACTCCTCGAAGTTGCCTTCTGCTTGAAATTCACTCTCCAGGCTGTCTATCATCTTTTACGCTCCTGATGTCTACAACGTTGTCCACCACTTCCATCTTCTCCAGATGGGTACGGTAGTCATCCAAAAGTCCTTCACACCTGGCCCTCACCATGACCAGGACTTGAAGCAATGCTTGTGTCCCTGCCCAGACCCCAAACTTCTCCTGCCGCTCAGTGCCCTCCAACTCGTTGTAGCGATTGTTGATAGCGTCCCTTGCTGCATTGAAAGCATCTAGGTCTTTTTGTACCTCTCGCATCTCTGCGATGATTTCATTTCTAGTCGGTAGCTCCGCCACTGGCCTTCCTCATCAAATCGTTGAAGATTGGCAGGCGGGAGGCAGTCTTTACCGTAGCTTCCTCTGGTACGTCTACATCCCGCCACTCCAAATACTTGCAAGGTTCGCCACCAGCGATCTTGGGTATTGGAGCTCCGCCTGGCTCGCCATTCTCTCTAGGGATCGCACAGCAAGCACCTACGTCACACGCACAATCTCCATGCCGCTCTCCCTCAGCGGTGAAGTAGTATGTGCATTCCGGTGGAGTGTAGTGAGAGACTGTTGGGTAGGCCCTACACACATCCGGCCGGGATTCGTAAATGCTGCAGCGTGCAATCGTCTTAGTTGTCATACCTCGTGTCCTCGAACTGTATGAACTGTGGAACTCCTCTGGCCCGAATGGCCACTGCAAGTTCCTCTGGCGGGAGTTCATCCCACTTCTTGGGCTTCCGTCTCCTCCGGAGTTTCGGCAGGAACTCTTCGGCGACCACCTCCATGGCCGTCTTGCGCTCCTCCGCGGTCAGATACCGCATGTTTGAATGCTTGCAGATGAACCGGTCAAGTTTGTCCAGCAGTGACATTTTGGTCTCCCTTGTTTAGACACAACACGATGGTGACTTCTTCGTCACCAACAAACCTAGATTCCTTCGACACCACCAGGTACTTCCTGACGTTGCCGTTGTCCTCCTCCGGAAAGGACACGTAGTACAAGTCAGATGCGTATGCTGATGCTGGAATGTGTACCCTGTCCAGTTTGTCTACTTGGGCCTCCAGCACCTTCACTGATGACGAATCTTTAGACTCAATATAGTGAAGACGAACCCTCTTGGTTTCCAAAGGCAGGTCGAGATTGGTCTCTCGAATAACCCTCATCTCACTAGTGAGGGCGGCTCGGAGCTCCTTGACGAAGTCCTCTACAGCTTCACCCCCATCCTCAAGAGATACTGGGCGTGTGCCATGAACATCTTTTAAGTCCTCCGGAACCAACGTCCAACGGGTTAGTTGCTCCAAAGAGTTCTTGGGAATGATCCCCGCTTCTACCATCAACCGCATCGAGTGTTTTACGCTGCTCTCTTCCATGACCTTCACTCCGGATTTCAATAGATGTCTTGACAACCAGCTCTATCTCGCTGGGCTCCGCCTGTAGGTACTTCGACCCACAGAGGATGAGTGTCTCTTCTGGTAACGAGCCCAACCGATGAACCGGTAGGCCCAAAATCGTGTCTATGCCCGTAGCCGGCATCCCACGCTCCTCGAACTCAAACCATCTGCTCAGGAGGCCTTGCTGACCAACACCCGTGACCCAACAGGTGCCATGTAGTCTTTCGAAGGCTACTAGCTGCAGCATATCGAAAATGACTTGGAACGACGAGGCTCCCTCACTGTAGTACTCCAGGAACCCCTCTACATTCTTGAGAGCTCCGTCCCAAGACTCCTGAATCTCGACCAGGTCAGGGTCACCCTCCTCTACCTGTCTTTGCACACGGACGGGCTCATCAACGTCAATCTCGATGCGCTGGACCAAGCCCGGTTGGGTGAGAATCTCCCGGACGAGAGAACACACCGCTTCCGGTGTGCGAGGCCGCGGGTACTTCTCAGTCCGCACACTCTTAGATCTGCTCGACATTGAGTCCCTGCTCCTTCTCTCGAAGGTCCATGAAGTGTTGAGTGACGATTTGGGAGACGGACGTATCCCTGCGTTCAGCATAGTCGATGATGAACTCTTTCAGGTCGCCCCGAATAAGGAGGTGGAGACGCTCGCCTTTGACGACGTTCTTTCTCCTCTTCTTTTTCTTCCTCCTAGCCATAACTATGCACAGAGATCTTCTGGGAGTACCCCCCTCTCCAAAGACATTCCAGTTTGATGTAACCGCACTAACCTTTCAACAAGATTTTGATCGTAAAAACTGCCTCTTCTAAGGCTCAAGTTTTGGTCAGACACAAAAGACATCACAGCAGAGGCAGTTTGTTTGCCCCACATACCGTCTACTACACCGGCATTATAACTCTGCATGTTCAGAAGATGCTGCACCCGGCGCTTCATCCAAGGCGTATTGAACAAGAAGGTGGTGTGAGCCTTCACCAACCACTCCACGTCGGTGCAATAAGGGTACATGCCAGCATGAAGCTCGTTGAAAGTGAATCGAACCTGACAGTGAGGTACATCCCGAAACTTCCAGCGACCTCCCCACTCGTAGTCGATACCATCTGGCTCTGCCTCATCGAGCTCGATGGCAGACTCCATGAGGGCCTCTTCGACCTTCCACCAGATCTCACCTTGGAGTTCATCTGGGTCCGGCCACCACAAGTCATCGGGTTCTTCCGTAAGTAGGTTGAATGGTGCCATATCAACGGCCAACCCATAGTTGTGCATCGACTGACCACCTCGGGCCTTGGTCACGATCTTACCCTTCTTCCCCTTCGTGCGGCCTTGAGCGTAGAGTTCATTCTGCTCAGCGAAGGTACGAAGTCCTGAGTACGCCTTGAAGGGTGACTTGAAGTCCTCCTCCAGCTTCCGTAGGACACGCTCGATGACTGCTACCAGTCCGGGGTGAAGGTTGCCTTTGTCAATTCTGCGTAGCCACGCCATCAGTCTCTTCTTTCTTCTCAGGTTGAACGTGAATGATCCCCTCCAGGTATGCTCTCAACCCTGGTATGGGGTGCTTCTCCAGAATCAGATCAATGACACACTGATGCATGCGTTGCATCAGGTCTAGCTGCTGACCTGGCCTCGGCAGAGGGTCTAGCATCTCCCCCTTGAACTTCTCAGTCATGCGCTTGTCCACGAACCGGTGGAGTTCGCGGTCTGCCGCGAGGAAGAAGGGAAGCCACGTCCACGCGACCTCCCATCTTCCGTCCTGCTGCTTCTTCTCGTGAATCAAGTACATGGTGCCTCAGTTGTCGTAGGGTAGTGCCAGGTCTAGCACCGCCTCCTTGTCAATCACTCCCAGGATGTCTGGGATCTTCAAGAAGAACAGGTCTCCGATGTACTGGTAGCTGACAATGTCGTTGTGCTTGAGGTGGCCGCGGAAGACGATGCGGTCTCCCTTCTTCACCGTGTGTTCAACCCAAACACTCTTACCCTTCGGGGTGACGTGCCAGTAGCCTTTGTCCACCGACACCACTACTGCCACCGAGTGACCCATACGTTCCATCTGGTTGCCCTCAGGAATATACAGGCCACTCTCGGTCTTCTCCCTACGCCTCTCCGGTTTGACGAGAAGCCAGGGGCCTCTAGCCTTTACACGCTCAGGGTCGGTCATACCGACTCGACTCCTTGCCCCTGCTGCAGGTGCTGGAGGAACTTCTTACGGAACCACTCTTGCGAATCAGCAAAGAGCACCTGACCCTGAATCTTCTCCCGGGCCAAGAAAACAGATGCTTTTTCTCCCAGACCGGGAGGGCACAAAGCAAGGCGTACTTGCTTCTCGCCTTTGCCGTCAGTGTAGGCCACCAAGTAGGACTTCACCTCTTGGATCCCCTGGATGGAGTTGGGGCCTGCAGCGGAGGTCTCCTCAAACTTGAAAGCCGGGGACCCTTCAGGGTGTGGAATGTTGCTCATGATGGAATGTCTCCTTGGTTGATTGGTAATTGGGTGACCGTTGGTGCGCACCCACAAACTCGAATGTTCATCGGCACTTCAGCTCCGTTGTTGTCTGTCTGAATCCGAAGCTGGTAGTACGTCACCTGTTTCTGACACAGGGGGCACCCGCCCGGGGTTGGGGAGTTCATGGGGGCCAGGAGTGGTGGAAGCTCCGGGATACCTCCGGAGGCCGTAGCTTGTTGCGGTTTCATCAGCAACTTGAGCCCCTCGTCCACCTTCTTCTCGATTCTGAGAAGAGCTTCCATCAGCAGCTTGAGTATCTCGACTATTCCGAAGTTCATTTTCCACCACCTCTGTACAAGTAGGGCCACCAGGCTCCTCGATGTAGTAGCAGCAAGCGCCACGGCCAGAGGACTCGAAGTGCATCCGAGTCCCATCTTCCAAAACTAGCTGCCGGACGATGACCCTTTCCGGTTGGCCAACAGGCTCAACAGTCATATCCACAATCTTCTTGTTCAGAAGAACCTCTCGGAACTTCTGTGCCGACGCAGGGTTACCATTCCAACCAAACCCATGGATGGCTCGGTAGAACTCCCTCACTGGAACCTCAATCATAGGATATACGGAGCTCGCAGCTTTGTGCATCTCCATGCGCCCGCCACATAGAGGGGTGATGCACTGGTACATCAAGCCAGCCGGCCCGAGTAGCGCAGTGACCTCCTCAATGTTGCCGCCAATCTGATACGACTTTTGGCAAGTATGGCAGGACACAATCCTCATATGGAGCCAACTCCAGTGAGGCTGTCAGTGTACTCTTCACCGGGCTCCGGACAGCCATCGCCTTCGTTGAAGTCCTGCTCAGCCGGCTCTTCATCATCAACGAAGAGAGACATGTTATCGGGACCCATGAGCTCCTCATTTGAGGTACGAGAAAAGTCCTGGGCCAGCTTGACGATCCGGTCTACTGAGTCGGTCGGCTCCTCCTCGTCGTTGGAAGGACCAAACGTGGAAGCCACGACGTTGTCCTGAAACCTGACCTGGTCAGGTTTTCCGTCAGCCTCAATCATCAGCTCGAGGACGCCGGCGGCCTCCAAATCACTCACGGCAATCTCAAACTTGGAGGTCCCATTGGTGAGAACCAACCGCCGAGGGAGTTCCTTCCCTGTCTCCAGGTCAAAAGAGTCCCCAAGCAACTGCACGACTCTGATCATCTTCCTCTCCTCTTGCCCTTCCGCTTTCTTTCGCTCTCTAGAATCTTTACCTTGCCTCTACGCAGCTTCGAGATGAGCGCCTGGTTTTCCTTGGCACGCCACAAAGGACGGACCTTGAATGCGACCTTCTCTGCCCAATGCTTGAGGGCGTCCTTGGTCTGCTTGTCGTATCGCCTCTTCTCTCCTTCGAGGTAGGGGAACAAAGACTTCCGGTACTCGTCCATGGCGTCTTCGAGCATCTTGCTGCCGCCCTCGGCGCCGGCGGCTGCAATGACTGCGGCTACCATGGACTTCGTCTGGAAGTACTCCGCTTCCTGCCTCCTCTTGCTGACGAGAAGAAATAGAGGCTCCAATAAACTCCCTGGCCGCGGAGGCGCTGCGGCCAAGTCGTACAACATGTTGGACCGTGCCCAACCTATTGGAGCCTCTAGCCATTTTTTAGGTTTTCGATGCTGAAGAGTTTCTGTACCCTCTCCTGAAACCAGATGGCCTGCACTGAGATGTCCGCCAGCAAATTCGTGGGCATCCGAGACAAGATGGCCAATTTGTTTCTGAAGGCATCTCGGTCCACTTCCTCCTTGGGGGTTCCGATTTCCTTACGATGGTCAGGTAGGGCCTTCCCGTTCAGTGCAAACAGTGCACACGCTAGCTTGCAGGTATTGAGGAGCTCTTCAACGTAAGCAGCAGAGCCAACTTGGTCGTACACATACTGCAGGCAGAAGAGGTACTCCTGTTGGTTGAAGGTCCGCAGTGTGTAGACCAGTTTGTCAGGGATGACAGGGATGGTTTGCTTGATCTCGCTTTGGATGATCATGTCCCCAATATTGAGGGGCTCCAACCTACTCTCTATGATCTTGCGTCGCTCATCGTTGGCGATCACTTGTTGTTGCCGGGTGAGCGCATCAAAGTTGAACCCTGGGAAGTCGGAGGTGGCCAGCTCGTCTTCCGCTTCCTCCATGTCCTTCTTGGCATCAGTATCATCCAATGGAGACTTGGGCTCTTCGAAGGCGGGGGTGTCTTCCACCTGAACCTTCTTCAGGGCCTCCATAGATTCAGGTGATAGCTGCTTCGGGCGTTCTTTTGGCTTGTCGTCTTGCTGCACAGTTCCCATCCTTTTTGCTTCTCCCAAGGTGACTGGTCCTTTGGTGTGGCCTCGAGCCATGCGCTGGTTTGCTACATACGCTGACCCAACTCCGCCGATGGAGGGGAGCTGCTTCTCCTCCTCTGGGTCCACCGGGTTCTCCGGAGCCCGAGAGGCATACGGGTCCGGCGGCGGTTCTTCAAGGTCATCCTCGCCGAAATTTGGGGTAGCCATGAGCTGGTTCAGGCCCGTGAGCTCAGCCAGCTTACCTGGCTCTACTTCCGGAGCTCCTCCCAAAGGCTTCCTAGAGCGTTTGACACTTCGCATCGCTGCTTGCCGTTGCTTTACCCTATCGCCGTATGATGCGGCTGATTGAATGGTGCCGGGGTCTTCAGCTTCGACCTCTTCGGTATCCTCGATTTCTTCCCTACCACTACTGATCTCCTCAGGAGTGGGAGTGAGGGAAACTTCGCTACCCTTTTTTCTTGGGTCCAAACGACTCATCTTCACCCGTCCCAATTTCCTCGTAAGCCATGTTCCAATCTGGCTCTACGAGCGTTTGTTTGCTCAAGCCCCTCGGCATGTTGAGAGGCGGTCCACTCAAATCTGGCGCAGGACCTATAGGCCATGTGAGCTTGCATGGCCCACAGTACGCCTGTCGAAATCCTGACTTGGAAACAATGCGTGCATCTTTGCCGCACTGCTTGCATTTGCGAGCTTTGTCAACGGCTCGCTCTCCCCTCTTTACTTCGACTTGAGGTTCAGGGAGCCCAGTGATCCCATCTGGAGGCTCCGGCAGTCCTTTCGGGGGGTCACTCATTACTCTACCTCCGATCGAGACCAGGCTTGCTTGATTCGGAACGAGTAGGTGCAGTCACCAACTTCTTGGACCGACACCTTGAGAGAGTCGATGAAGTTCACCTTCAACTTCTCGTTGTCCTTCAACTGGGACACCAAGTGTTGAGCAACACTCTCGACCAAGCCAACTAGGTGCCGGCTAGTCTCCTCAGACTTCTCCTTCATCTTCTCTGGTTCGTAGACAGGGAAATAGATGGTGACGGAGGCCTGGCACATCCACTGAGGTCGGTCCTGCGGGGAGCCTTTCATCGTAGCGCGGTCCTTGAGTCGGTTGTTCAAGTCGCGCTTCGCCGACCGCGCAAAGGCATTCTCAGCTACCTCCAAGCTGTGATGGATTGCTTCGAAGACTCGGTGGTACTCGATGGCAGTGAAGTCTTTGCCGTCCTCCGTGCCCCGGATGGGATCGCTATCGAAACCAGTGATGATCTTGGTGTCTTGGCTCATGGAAAGATAGCTATGCACACTTTATGCGCATGAGTCAATCACCTGATTTTTGGGGGCTTAACTGGTGGTATAACAGGCTTCTTGGGCTTTGGTTTTGGCTCAGGCGCATCAACGATCACATTCCCAGCCGCATCGAACCGAGCTCCACACAGGCATTTGAACGTCCGGTCTGGTTGCTCCTGGGTGTACTCGGGCTCCGCGCTCGAGCAAATGGGGCATTGGATTAGAACGCCCGACCGCCGACATCGGTAGCATCCCTGGCCTTGGCACCTGGGGCATGCTTGCTTTCCATCCTTCAATCGCATCATGGCTAAAAAGAGGGCGCGAGGCCCTCTACGTCAAGCCAGAGCCTCGTAGACTCTGCGCTTGACCTCTTCTCCTAGGGGAAGGTTTCTTATGAGCTGACCTGTGGCTTTGATGCCCTGGGCCAGGACATTCCCTTCAAATCCTACCCACGAAGCTGAGTGATCTAACACACCTGCCTTCACACCCATAGCCACTATATCAGTCCAAACATCAACACCTTCTCCTTTCGTAGAACGGAGCTCTACGAACCTGGCTGGCGGTCGGAAGGGGTTGGCCAAGATATGCGCGACCATGGTGTACGTGTCAGAGGTGACCTGGTCACGCGACAGCTCTATCCGCGCATCAAAGAGTCGAGTGATCCTCCGTGCCGCAGACTCAATACCCATAGAGAACTTCTGTAGTGGGTGAACTGACTTCTTTGTTCGGGCCTGGTTGAGCACCACGATACTCGAGCGGCCGTGCAGATACTCCTTGGCCTCCTCCAGCAAGATCAACATGGTCTCTGCCCACACACCTGGGTCGTCAAAGTACGGCCGGATGAAGGTTAGGGAATCTATGCCGACAACTAGGTTGTTGTTCGTCCGTAGTTCATCCAGTGCAATACGAAGAGCAATATCACTGACACCAGCGATATACCCTAGCTCTTCTGGCACCACTCCGAGGCTCTCCAAGTAGAGCCGGTCGAAGGCCTCACTTTGGATCAGTAGGGTGTTGAACCCATCGCTTTGTGCCTGGGCAAAGATGTGTCCGAGTAATGCAGTCTTGCCTACGGATGGTTCTCCATAGAGCTCAGTAACGCCTGATGGAAGTCCTCCACCAAGTGCAAAGTCTAGAGACGGGATACCCGTTCTAGTAGAGCAGCCGTGTTGTGCCATAGGTCGCTGCTCTAGATTTCGGAGCCCCAAGCCATTCATTGTTTCAGTGGCTCGGTCTACGAGGCTCTTCTTTGTCATCGCCATCATTCAATCATTCTCCGGTTCTGAAGGTAAGTAGCTTTCGATCTGCAGTCTTTGTACCGCGAAATGTAGTCAAATTTTCAGAGATAAGGGGAGGGAAGACGTGTGTCTTCATCTAACCTTTACTCAAAAACCGGAGAATCAGCCAATGAATGCACAACAAGTGCGAGTCCTACTAGCTAGCCATCCACATGAGGTCAACAAGGTGGCCAAGAGCTTGAAACTGACTCCAACGGTGGCAGTCAATATACGCGAGCGATGGTTTTGTCAGTTGGGCGGCAGGTTTGACCGTGATCAGACCCTTAGTGTGCTGCAAGAACTGCAACCAACAGACGTGTTGCTGCGCCGAGAATGCTCTCAGTGCAAGAAGACAATCAACTTCAAGGTGGAACACATCCTCAAGTGCTTCCTCAAGAAGGGTGGTTTCTACCCGTCCAAGTTGTGTTGGACCTGTAAGAAGAAAAAGCAGATCTCCTCACAGTCCAAAGCACCACCGAAGGCTCCCGCATCAAAGAAGAAACCCCCCAAGAAGAAACCCATGAAGAAGAAACAGGCAAAGAAGTTGGCTCCGCCCGTCGGTGACAGCAACTCACACCTCACTTGGGTGGATAAGAAGAGCAACGAAGTGAAGAACAAGCCCTTCGCCAACCTGGCCCTCCAAAACCCGAAAAACTGTTGATTTCGTTGGGATAAGAAAATTGAAGGAAAGAGGACGCCCTAAAGCATCCTCTTTCCCTTCTCCGTTAACGGAACACAACCAGTACAAGAAAGGAAGTCAAAATGACTCAACAAGCATCCGTAACGAATCTGAAAAAGAACAAGACTACAACTCGGCGCAAGTCTTCTACCAAGAAGGCGCCATCCAAAGCCAAGGGTAAGACCAAAGCAGAGGCTAGCAGCGTTGTGGTCACTCCCGAGAAGATGCGAGAGGCTACAGGCATCTTCTACACTGAGTCCGATGAGGGCATTCGGGAGTGGAAGGAGGAGAGTCCAGAGAACGCCGAGGCTGCCACAGCGTTGGCGAGAATCCATCGGGAGATTGAACGTAGCGACGATCCCCGTGTGACTCAAGTGTTCAAGAGCATCTTGGAGTGGCCCTTCAAGAACAAGTATTCAGCTCCGGTTGCATGGGGCCTCTTGGGCGCTATGGGCATCCAAGTTGCCTCTGACACGTACCAGTCCGGCAGGGGCTTGGTGTCAAAAGCAGCAAAGAAGATGAAGAAGAAGTAGGATCTGGCTGATCCAAAAGAGTCCCGGGGAAACCCGGGGCTTCTTTTTTAGCTGCAACATGGTGCAATGGCTTTGGGATAAGTAAGAGGAATAGAAATATCAAGTGGAGAGTGCGTGACCACGCGCTAGAAAGATTAGCTGTGCTTTGGGTATAAGAACTGTAGACGGAGGTCTTTAGTTTCCCTCATCCCTTGAGGTGTGCTGCTGATCTTCTCACCGAATTCCTTCGGGCAATCCCATCTACCGTAGCCAGATAACGTCAACATCAACAGTGGTAGAAAGGGGGGACCCATGGAGTCAAGTGAATTTCCTTTTTTGAGTACTGGTTTTGGGCCGTCGCCTTGGGGCTGCTACTGCTTGGTAGCTCCAGGGCGGCGGTAATCCATCAAAGCGCTTTTCTTACCCTAGATTCGTTGTAAAAATATAGGTACAGATGCGGCATAAGACAGGTAGTAGAACTCCCCATTTAGCACTGGAGGCTAGATAGTGGCTCGAAGCAAAGCCAGAGTGAATGAACGGGGAGAACCCCTTCTCCTCAACAATGCTCAGATCAAACTCTACTGTCACAACGACGTCCTGGAAGGCAATCCTGACGATCCTGAAGATATGGAGATTGTGAAGATGCGTCCGACAGAGCCGTTCTACGACGAGCTCCAAAAGCAAGTCTACGATATGCTGATGGATGCCATTGCGGCAGCTCGCCGTGATGGAAGAACTACTCTGATGCGCGAAGACGTCCCTGGGTATGACCCAGAAGAGGACGAGGACGAAGATGAGGAAGAAGGGGACGAAGTCTACAACTAAACCAAAACCGGAGAATCAAATGCACATTTGCCCAAACTGTGTGATGGCCGTCCTGATGGCGTTGCCCTTTGTAGGAACGGTAGCACATGCCGTCTACCACTGGGTGAGAAAGGACAGGTCTTGCACCAATGAAACACATCCACATCTGGATTCCTGTGGGGACGCTTTGCGTGGAGCTGAGCCGCAACGAGGTCCAGAAAGCCCTTAGAGACGACGGCCTTCATCGGGCCGAATATTGCCGCGGGTGCTCGACTTTCCGAGTACACATGAGCGGAGGAAGAGTAGCGCTGCTTCAAGGCGACGCTACCAGACAGTTTCTTGAAGGCGTTGACGAAGAAGAAAACGTCACCATCCACCGAGCTCCTCCAGAGTTCGACATCAAGAGAAAAGTAAGACAGCCCCCACTGGAATCCCGCTTAGGGAGAGGGCTGAAAGACCTCATGGAGTCTCAACCTCCAATGAGGGTTACCCCCTTTGACAAGGAAGACCGATGATCACAGAGGAAAAGCTACGAGAGCTTTTGAACGAGCTAGAGCATTTACGAAGACAGCGCGATGAGCTACAGCGCTGCAACAACGAATATTTAGAAAGGGCGCGCAAGGCCGAGGAGTTGGTAAATCAGTGTGAAACCGGAGCTGTAGATGGATCCGAATGATTACTGCGCACAACATAGGCATCAACATCCCTGCAGCTACTGCATCGAGAACCTCATTGAGGATGTCGAAGAGGCTCACAACCTACTAGACACCGCCAATATCCCAAGGCGCCGCCGAGGGAAGATAGATCTCACTTTGGGCGGTAGGTTGCGAATGTTATTCGAGAGGGATGCGCGTTCACTTTCTGAGATGCGAACTTCTTAGGAGAACTCAATGACACAACTAGAAACTACTGGGACCTGCTCTAACCGGGTCCTGATGGCAGGGTGTTCCTTCACCACCAAGGCAATCGGCTGGATCGTTCCTTTGGTCGCTTTCGTGGTGGTGGTGGCGGTATGTTGAGGGCCATCTTTGACCAATTTACTTGCCCACCTCTCCATCACCTGACTGCGGCTGCTGACAGGATTAATGGCACCGTTGCCTACGATGGATTGTGTTGGACGGTGGAGATTCCCATTGAAACCAATGAGGCGCTCGAAGAGATTCTGTTGGAGGCGAATATTCGAGCAAATCTTCGGGATAAGAAAGTTGAAGCAACTCAACCAGCTATTACCGAGGAAATTCACCATGGAAACAGAATTGCAGCAAAACAAGCCAGTCGCCCTCATCATGGACGACAACGAGTTCATGCGTCGAGCATTGAAGCGGATGCTCAGGGCGGACTTCGAGGTCTTGCTCGCGCCGAACCCAGAGGAAGCTCTGTCTTCCTTGGAGAAGGCGGAAGTGGTCTTATCAGCGTGGCGACCGAACTTGGACTCTTTCCAGAAGTTTTTAGACACTGTGAATGGGAAACCGATGCTGGTGATGACCACCTTCCCGGAGCGAGTTCCGGCAAAGTGGCCCACCGTACAAAAGCCCTTCCTGTGTCAGGAGCTTCTAGAGCCTCTTCACCTGGCGGTGAGGAACAAAGAGCTTCAGTTCACGCAGACGATGAAGTGCCCGAATTGCGACGAAGAGTCGCTACATAAAGTCAGGAATGACTTTTGGGTGTGTTCGTCCTGCGAGTACACTGACCAGCGATAGCTTAGAAGGCCCCCGCTAACCACGGGGGCCTTTTCTTTTACCAAAACACCGGAGAACCCAATGACTACCTACTACTCAGAGTTTTGTACGGCTCTGCCGATAGACAATGACGCGCAGAAGGAGTGGCTGATCGCACATCACAACTTCTTCGACACCGAAAGAACCGAGGAAGAATGCGAAGCCTTCTGCAAGCGATTCGATATCGACGACGAATGCGAATGGGGCGATGGCGTATTCGGACTCAGGTTTGAGAACGGGATGGCTATCATGGCCGGCGACGAGAGCTGCCGGGCATACGAGTCAGCAGCAACCCTAATCCACGAATTCCTCAAATGGTTTCGACCAGAAGGATGCCATGGATACGAATTCTGCCACTCGGCTTCTCGTGCCCACACAGACGCCTTTGGTGGTGGGGCCGTCTTCATCACCGCCAAAGAGATCAAATGGCTCTTCACCAACCAGTGGTTGGAGGAGCAACATGAGGCATTCGCCAAGATAGGCTCTGAGGAGCAATAGGGACTGAGTATTTTGGGATAAGTAGTGTGGTAGAGGAGTTCTACTCCTTTCCCACGCTTGTCCCCTCAGGGCCCTGTTGATTGACGTAATCTGGCTGGACTTTGAGGGGACATAACTATTTCCTCTTGTTTTAGCTAGGCTACTTCAATACACATGACATGCATATTTCGAGGCCAGAGGCCTCACTAACTTCCAAAGGGAGACCTGAAGAAAATGGCTACACAACAAATCAAGATCAATGAGAACCAAGAAGCCGCACTTTCCCAAATCATCAGTGAAGGTAAAGTCATCGCTGACGACTTCGACAAGCGTACCATTGGTGCCTTGGAGACCCGCGGGCTCGTGAAGGTCACCGAGAACAAGAAAGGCGTCTTCGTAGCCCCAACCGCCAAGGGCAAGAAGTTCATCAACTAAGGACGCGCATCCAAAGTTGAGTTGCTGACGCCCAGCGTGTTCTCCCTCCGGTGGCACGCTGGGCGTTTTCTATGGTGACGGGCGGTCTTCAGTAGTGACTGACGATATAGTTGAGAAGATCCTCCCAGTAGATATAGAGCAGGACCCCTTCCATAAAAATGACGAACAGGGCCGAGTAGAAGAAGGCCGGCAGCCAAGACCCAAGCCAGCAGTCGTAGAACTCCCAGATAGGGTCGATGACCAGGTCATCAAACTTGTCGAAGGTACCAATCCTCCACAACCAGGTGGCGAGCCACCAGCCTGCCAACACGGCGGTTATTCTCCAGTCTTCTTCAAAGAAGAGCGCGGCCATAACAGCCACAGTGAAGTCGTGTACCTTCGCTAGTGATAGAAGTTTCATGCGTAGAGCTCGTGCAGTGACTGGACATCCTTGTCAGTCACTACGTAGGACTGATCGTGCTCAAGCCTCGCCACCATGATGGAATTCTTGACCTCATCGTGTGCCAAACCCAAAACGTGGCCGAGTTCATGTTGTAGAGCGTCCGCTAGATAGCTCATGTGTACCCCGTCCCACCCTGGCAGCAGCCACACAGTCGCTGACTGAACAACGTCGTCTTTGTCGTAGAGGAGCTGCACCCAGGCGTAGGCAGAGCAGTCATCTTCTTCCCTCTCCGAGTTTGACTCCTGGATAAAGACGAATTTGTTGCTGTCTGGGTCGATAAGATCTCCTACCCCGGAGAACAGCTTCAACCCCACAGAGTCGTTCCAGAAGTCCACAGCGGCCTGGGCAACCTCTTTGACCAATGCCCGCTTTTCTAGCCCCTCCCCTAGAATGATGGTGATGGGCACCCAATCAGGCATGAACTTGAGGCCCGGAAGGGTAGAGTGATCCCCCTTCTTATCCTTGTCGCGAATCACCATCACAGTGATCAAAGTCAGGATGGCAAGAAAGAAAACGCAGAAGAGACTGATTTTCCAAGTCATCAGTTGTCCGTCCTTGCCCCGTACAGGAGCTGCAGCACCCACAAATCGTGAGGGTTCAGTTTGTCGGGCATGAGGAAGAATCGGCACCACTCCGATTTGGACCAGTTCTGGTCCATATACCGAAGCACCTGTCGGCGCTCCTCAACCTTCTGAGCAATCGAGGCCCGCATTCCTACCGGCATATCTTGAAGAAAAGCATGAGAAACCTTGAAAACCAACAACCACCGTGGGACCGTCAGAGCATACCTGTATGGTGCACCACATGGACCTCGGCGCGGAGCCAATAATGTGCGTTTTGTGTGAAAGAGAGGAGATGACCCGGGAGGCTCGTCTCCGGGAGTATCTCAAAGACTCCAAGACATTTGAGGGCAACAAGTACCCCGTGATGGCTGAGTTTGGTCGCCGAGCTCGTAAAGCACTGAAGCTAATTCAACCCTACATGAAATCCGGTGAACAGGTCAGAGAAGATGTGTCCGCCAAGATATTGCCTGCGCTGGGGGCGGCCTACACCACAGGTATTGCAATGTCCGGCCAGTTGCAGTCTGTTGGGCTGAAATGCCGAGACAGCAGAGCTCGCTACGTCGGTCTCATAGACCTTCTTGCTTTCCTACTCCGGGACTTCAACGTCATGGTCCCCACCTGCCACGCTCGAGCTATGATGGAAGTCGCCCCCCGAGTAGTGAGTCAGATCCAAGAGGCCATGGAAGGCCCGGAGCACCCAGAACAACTCAACTAGAGGACCCATGGCCACAATAACCGTCACGTACACTGCACCAGTGTACGCACAAGGCTCTACGGATTCGTGTGCAGTGGCCAACGTCACAACTTCAGTCACTATCCGCCTAGGCAGTTCCGGGTCATCTATACCAATACCACCAGCCCCTCGACCTGATCCGGCAGAACTACTCCAAGCAATTCGACATCCACCTCCTCCGCTACCTGCGAAAAATCGCCGCCTGGAAGCTCTGACCCCGAGAAAAATCGCCGTCATGGTCTCCCAAGTTGTGGTTCCTCGCCGCCGCGAAGGGGGCATAGGCATCAAAAACTTCAGGAGAAAGAAATGAGTAACAAAGACAGCGTCCTTAAAGATCTACGTTCAAACGACTCCTCAGAACCCGAGGAAGAAGAGATGTGGGAAGACCCGTTTCCTGAATGGGAGGAACAGCGTGCCCCTCATCTAAGTTGCGCCTCTTACCCTAACTGCGATGTAAACCCAAACGGTTGCTCAATCGAGAATAGGGAAGATGCAGAACCCTACGGTCATCGGGACTAATGGGTAAATTAACCAAAATGACCATCGCGAACCTCAACCCCGAGATCCGTGACCTGGTCGTGTGGCTCAATGAGATGGGCTACGAAACCACTGATAGCGGAGACGGCACCAACCACACCAACGGCATGGAGGGAGCTCTCGAATTCCCCCATATCGCGGTGCTATTCAATCCCAACCAATCCCGATGGCAAAATGCAATTCTGCAAGCCCGGGACCTACACAAGGAGCTCAAGGAGAGAGGTATCAAGTTTGGGTACCTGGACAAGGACCCCATCATAGAGCTCCACTACAACCCGGAAGACGACACCGCGTTGATCATGGTCTGCAACGTCACCAGTGATATGGTGGACATGCGGCCAAAGGAAGAGACAGGCTAGCCTTCGGCCTCTTCCTCCCCTGAAGAGTCCTCGGGCTCTTCTTTAGCCCCAAAGTCTTGCTCCTCTGAGACGACCCAAGTCAATCGAATCCCCTCCAGGTCAACGTACTCCTCATCCTCGCTCTCCCCCTGCTTGGTGGTGAGCGTGGGCTCTGTATCTGGTACCTCCACACCTGCCGTCTTCAAAATCTCTTGCAAGGCCTCCGCAGTGAGATCGAGATCAATGGTGGTCTCTTTGGTGAGCTTGATCATGCTGCCTGCGCTTTCTCTACCGCGCGGACAGCGGCCGTGGGATCATTCCGGTTATCCATGAGGAACTTCTGCAGGTTGGACATGCTATACTCACGGTCCCGACCCACTGCAATCTGAAACTCCACCGCCAATCCTAGCTCGTCGGGGAAGAATCGTCTGAAGAGCTCAAGGGCCTGCTCTTGAGATGCGTTCTTGAACTCGAAGTGGTGGTCAGCGCGCCCCGGTCGGATCAACGCCTCATCTAACCGGTTAATATGGTTGGTGGTCATAATGAGCAGCCGACCTTCACTGCTAGTCACGCCATCGAGTGCGTTGAGGAACCCGCTGAAGGTAAGCACTGGCTCACTGAACGGGACACCACTATTCGACTCCCGATCTTGAAAGAAGCAGTCTACATCTTCGATGATGAGGATTGAGTGCGGGGGCACGCTAGCGATGAGCTGCCTGAAGTGCCCGTCCGTCAGACAATCCACACGGGCAATGTAGATGTCCCGGTCAAACTTACTAGCTAAGGCTACTGCAGTAGAAGTCTTCCCATTGCCAGGCCTCCCATGGAACAGAAACCCCATGCGATAAGGGATACCGAGGCGCTGGTACCATTTGCGGCTGGTGAAGAACTCCTCTGTGCGGAAGAGGATTTCCTTCATCATCCCCTCATCGAGCACCACAGACTCCTCCGACCTGGGCATGCGGCCGTCGATCTTGCTCCAGTTTCCGTAGTTGTGGGAGTAGATGCCTACGGTTTTCTCATCAGGGGAGACAGTGGCTTCTTGCGCTTCAAACATGAGATCTCGGACGTAGTCTTGCCCTTGGAAAGTTCGAAGAGTGAACATCTCCCTCCAGAACCTAGCATGCTGCCCTCCCTCTTGTTTCTCTCGCGTCTTAGTGAGCCAAATCCAATGCCCTTTGAACTTCAAAAGGTGCATGCCTGGTGCTGGCGTGAAATACACTTTCGGTTTGTTCCTCTTCTGTGCATAGGGACCATTGATGGGGCCTACAAGAGCTTCCTTGGAGAAGCCTGGTACGTATGCTGTGGCCTCAGTAGAGACGGAAAGAAGTCGAGACTTCTGACTGTACTCATGCTTTGAGAGCCACTCCTCCAACCAGAAGAAGGCTTCGTCCTGATCACTCACATCGACCGTGGTGATCAATCTACGTTGCAGGAAGTTCTTGGCGAGGCGAGGAATATACCGAAAGTAAGCCAGCACTGCACCCAACAACATGAGCAGCGTGCCACCAGTAAGGAACTGGTTCTCAAACTGCGCTTTTAGAAATTCGACTACGGACATGCTGTACTCCACAACCACAAAAGATGAGATGCCGGGGTTTCCAGGACGATAGGAACTCTATATGCCCCCATTTCCAAATTTTGCCGCACTTGCACTTGAAGCGCCGGCTATTCGAGTGATGGCTTACTTTAACCACTGCAACTCTTTTTAGTTTTGTCGATTATCTCAACAGTGACTTTGAGCTCTGCCTCCTGGCCGTGAGGGAACGGGCTACTAATCTTGGCGGTGAATGAGTTGGGTTCTCCTAAAGGAGCCAACAACCTAATCTCACAGGGTGGGTGTCTACCGACAAGAGAAGTACGCACGAGCTCCATGAACTCATAGAACAAGCGCTCTCTGTACTGATTCAGTATGAGGTGGCGGATTCGACCAGCTATAGAGTAGGGGGCCCCATCTTCATCTTTATTGGGAGCTTTCAACTCATCGAGGTACATGTCGAGACCCTCAATCTCTTCTCGAAACAATTCAAGAGTATTCTCCACCATGCCTAACTTGGGGGGAGTGATTTCATTACTCATGCTTTCCGTCCTCTGTCTCTTCCTCGTGGCCAGATGAAATTGGCAACGTCCCAGTACATCTTGGCCTGACGTTTGAGTTGAAGAACCTCGGGATGTCTCTTCGAGGCTCCCGGGTTGTACTTGTCCACGCTCTCAGCCAGTAAGTTGGCGCGCGCCTCAATGCTTTCGTAAGTGTGCGCTAGCCAATCGGCCGCCGTCATTCGAGCTTCAATGGTCGGAGGAGGCGGTTGGATATTGTCGAACTTCCGCTTCGTCTCTGATTTCTCTGACATGAGGGTGGTCTCCCTAGCGACCTGACAGCCGCTTCACAAGTCCTATCTGTTTTGGTCGCCCTCTACAACCTTCAGATTCTGACACTTCGGACATTGCTGAGGAGTGTAGACGATGAAGACACGAGTGTTGTGAGGAAGAAGTTCCTTGGAAGCGTCGATGCCTCGATCAAGGACTTGGAACTGCGTGCCGCAATCCTTGCACTCCAGGAAGAAGTGCCAGTTTCGGGGAGGTAGGTCAGCCATCAGACTGACCTACCTCAATGCGAACTCCCGAAGAAAAGAGAGATACCTCCTCATTCTTAGCCAGTTGCTTGGAGAACAGCAGGAGCACTTCGCTCATCGCGTTCAGTGAGCGTGTACTCCTTATCTCCCAGCCGTATGACAGTCTCTCGTCCCCGCTCACGAAGTCGGGCTCCAGATACTTTTGCTGAGGATGAGCTACGGAGGTCTCGAGCGAGATCTTCGAGCTTCTCCGCCATCTCACGGGCTAGAACGAGCTGTAGAGCCTGTCCCATGGTGTACCCCCTTTCTATGCACATAATATACGCACCTGACGAAAACTGTCTAGTCTAATGTGACTAGGGAGGAGTGTCTCCTGCACAATTCTCATCGTTTTGTGCAGGAGACGTACTTGACTTCACCGCATCAGGCATCACCTCCTTTCGCTGCAATTCGATTGGTGGGTGGAGAAGGAGTCGAACCTACGGAGATCTCAAGATCATCGGTTTTACAGACCGCACCGGCCCCCTACCGGAATATCCACCCAGCGGGATAATCCTCGTCAGGCGGAGTCCTAGACTCCCGAGCTCGTGGACGAATCCAACCTCTGTACGCGCCTGCCCGGAGGTTGGGTATTGGGCCGGGAGGCGCTAGGCGAAATTTTGGCTGTCGATGACGAAGTGATTTGGCTTTGAGGCGCAATACGTCGCCCAGCCTTTAAGGCCGAAACGTTCTAGTACTGCTGTTGCCAACGTCATCATTGAGACCAGACGGTACCGCGAAAATGGTGACACGGTCAACACAATTTCACCCCATATTTTGGGACAAGGAAGTTGAAGGAAGTTCTCTACATATCACTAAAAAAGGAGTCAGAGATGGAGGAAGGTGTGAAGCTAGGTGTGAAGGTGTTCTGTGCTACCAAACATAACGAACGTGAAAACCTTGGAACCCCAATTACGAAATGGCTGACGGCCCAACAGAAGGAATACGGCGACAAGTTCCTAATCAAAGACACAATAGTAAAACAAAGTTCAGACAGTGAGTACCACTGCTTGAGCATCATCTTCCTCTACGGAATTCATCTGTGAATTCAGAAAACAGTCTGTGGCCTGAACCTATAGAAGACGCCCCTAGCGAGGAACAGCTCAGCGCTTGGGTTTTGGATTCTATAGTAGACGCAACAGATGGATGCCAAGTTGAGCCTGATGGTGTGTGCCCACACGGATACCCATCATGGCTCATACAACTGGGGTTAATCTAATGTCTTCTAAAGTAGAAGATCTAGAGTTTGTTCTCAACACTGATCTACAAGCTTTGAGCGTTTCCGCTTACAGAAAAGGTTTAGGAGGAACTGCCAGTGCTTCTTTATGTAGAGGAGTTTGGTGGATCGACCGAGTGGTAGTCTCTCCCAAGCTACATAGGAAGGGGCTAGGTACTCTCTTGTTGAAGAAGCTATCAGAGATGGTTGCCTCTACAGATGTTCACACCCTAAAGGTTTGCCCTGGAGGGTATGAAGGTCAAATCACCTACGCCGGACAATGCGCCTTCTACGAATCATGCGGGTTCGAGCACGTCGTAGATGGCATCTTTATAAAACTCATAACCAAGAAAGAATTACTCAATGAGCGACCAGCAACCCTCAACTCCAGGCACTGACAAACCATTGCGTCTGGACAAAGAACGTGGCGTCAATCCAGCAATCACCGTTTGTCCTGCTTGCGGGACAGATGTCGGTCTGGTCTTATTAGGGGTAGGCGGCTTCAAGAAGAAGTGTTTGGATTGCAACACCACGAACATCGGGTACCAAAGTCAAAACCGATGTGGCAACTGCAAGAGCTGCCGACTCAAAGATGAAGGCCGTCTACGAGAAGGTGAGAGGGTTCCAGATGAGTTGTGTGACGACTGCGCAGAAAAGCAACGGCTAGTCGATGAGGAGGTAAAGAGCGGAGGAGTCTACTGGAAGTGCTCAGATTGCCACTCCACTGGAGCATTGAAGGAAGATACACCTCTAGCCGCTGCAGTTCGAGATCAATCAAAGATAGCTCCACCTGACCCAGTCGGAATAGAATTTTCAAAAGAACATTGCCCAGTATGCAATCAGGAGGAGCTCTCCTGACTGTGGGCTAACTCAAACTGGAGAAACCAATGAAACCAGTACTACTTTTGTCTTTGGCCCTTGTGGCCTGCAGTGACCCCACTGAGAGCGCTCAGTCAGCAGCAGAGTACTTCGTCGCGCAGGTGAACGACGGACGATACGCTGAGAGCCTCATGAATGATGAGTTCTTGTACGAGAGGACTATGACCTGCGTTGCCGTTGAAGCCTGTGCAGGGAAGAGCGACCCATTTGGGTTCTGCTACAGCAATGCGTACAAGGAGGGTGATAAGCATTTCAACTGCGGCCCAGCTCGCGCTGACGCGAACTGGTTCAAGTTCATCAAGGGACTACACGCCTACGCGCCCTGCACTCTCAATGAAGTCGTCGTCAAAGACGTCAGCGATTGGAATGCAAAAGCAAAGATCACTTGCGACGGGAAGAGCGACTGGCTCTACCTAGCCAAGAGGTCCGGGCGTTGGAGGTTGTCAGGAAACTACGCAACACTCCCGAAGTTACGAGGAGACGTCCTGTTGGACTCAATGGTCATGAAGTAGAGATGTTCCCACCTTCCGTTTGGAAGGTGGGGATTTACTCCTCTGACTAAATTTAGCTCCCAGGCTAATAGCTACTTAGGACACTGATGCACAGCTTTGGCTAGGTCGGTGCATTCAGACACCTTGTGTCCTGTATCGATACACTCCGTGATTGGGTTGTCTCCATAGTAGGCACTACCGCCTCTGCAGCCAGACATCTTGCCGAAGGTGAAGAAGGCAATCGCCACGGCGGCCATGGTGAGGAGCTCGGTCCTCATGGCTGTCGTACCTCTTCTTGAGGATCAACCTTGGGGCTCTTCACATGATTGATGACCATCCAGCCCACGGCTCCGGCACCGACAGCGCCGATGAGCCAAACGAACCAGAACTTCTTCAACATATCTCTCCTCCTTTACACATTTCTACGTCTCGGTCGAAGGTTCTCATGGATGGTCTCCCGATTTGATGTGGTCCCCCGGGCAGTTACTCCGTGGGCGGGGACTCGATCCCAACAGCTAGGCGCGTTCGCCGGCACAAAGTGGATTCCACGTCGAGTCTTCTGGAGTGTTGCTGGTCGGTCGGTGTGGAGCCCTTCGTATTCCTCTGGAGGGCTTCGGGGATCCCAAGCTCTTCGTAGAGCTTTCGAGCGCCGTCAGTCAGGTATGCCATCCAAAATCTCTCTGAGCTCCTTGGCGATCTGCCGGAGCTCGCGCCGCGCCTCCACTACGGACATCGTAGCATGCCGGCACGGGCCGTTGGTGCCCATGCCACCTCGGTGGCCCCAGATGCAGGAGTGATTGCTGCACCGCCGAGACTCCACCATTTCCCTCAACCTGTCGAGAGTTTTGTCACTGTCATCTGCCACCTTTGCCATTGGCTTCCACCTTTCACAGCGCCTGCACTCGAGTGCTCGCTGCCGCCTAGGGAACTGGAGGTCCACCCTGAACTGCTCCACGGGTTTGAGCTCCTTACACTGCCTGCATCGATATCTTTGTTTGACCCTCTTTGTCCCACTTCTCAAAACGGTACGGCTCCCATTCGAAACACTGGAATTCTCATGAATGCCTGTTCCTACTGAACCCGACGGACACCACCCGAAATGGAGACCTCTTGGCTGGCTTCGCTTCTGGCCGCGTAGGCGTTGCAGCAGGTGGCCTGTAGCTGCTCATGCGGTAGTTGTCCCAGGCTAGGCGCTCATCGAGCCGCAGGAAGAAGATGTGGAGCTGTTCTTCAGTCATTTATAGCTTGGCGATCCTCCACAGTCATCTCGCGCCAGGCCACATCCATCCAGTCCAAAATTTGGTCCTCATCTTTGCCGGCCTGTCGAGCTTCTGCTAGCCGCTCACGCAGGTATCGATAGCACTCTAGCCCAGTCGCAGGTCGGCGAGGTCTCCCTTCCGACGGGTCTGTGTCAAAGTACAAGCCAATTCTGACTCCACAACTTTCATTCATTCGAGCGGCTCCTTTCTATCGAGCATCCATTGGCAGTTTGCGCACCGGTAGAGGGCCCATTGGCCGGGAACACTCGATGCCCCTGCTTGCCGGCCATCGGTTTGTCGGATGAGTGTGGAGCTACACCGCGGGCACTCGAGTGCATCTATTTTAGCATCCTCAGCTTTCTCTTTGGCGATGTGCGAGTCAGCTTGTTCTTTGGGCATGCCTATAGAGAGAAAATGCTTGTGTAGCTGCTGATAGTCACGATCAACCATCGTCTTTCGCTATCTGTAGCCGAGGATTTGGCTCTTTTGGAGGCGCACCTGGAAACTCGAACCCGTAATCCTTACAGTAGGTAACATAGACATCAAGAGCATGCTCAATACTCTCCTCAGGATCTACATAGACCGGGTACTTGTAGACGAGGGTGTAACCCTTGGGGAGGTCAGAGGCAGGTATTGGTGGGACTTCCCACCAAACTTCATCGACAGTGAACTCGAAGGGGTCGTCCCCGCCACCAGTGGAGAGGGAGAGCTTCATGCCGGGAACAAGCACAGGAGGCATTAGGCAGTCCTCTTCCAATTTAAATAGCACCTTCTTTATTTCGTCATTGACGGTGAGGTGAATTAGCAGTTCTACGTCATTCATGGTGGTCTCCCTTTCAAACTATGGAATTCTCCATAGCATAGCTACAGATGAAATTCATAGCCCTAGATTGGGGACAAGGAAGTTGAAGGAAACTACTAGCTTTTTAACCAAGGAGATTTGAATGTTGGATTTGGTAGAGCGTATTGCTTGGGCCGGAAAGGGTGGAGAGTGATGGACGACGAAACATTGGCAGGCGTGCTAGAGCGCAGGACCCGTAAGCCTTCTGAGCTGGAACTTGCAGCCGTGAAAGAGGAGCTTGCCGTCTCCAACCCTATGGAGTTCTTGGAGCACCACAACAAGAAACCTACTCTACAAACATCACCCTTCGGAGACCTACCAAGCGAAATCCTAGAGCGGGTGAACGCCCACGAAGAGGTACTGGATGTGCGCTTCTTTGCTAAGGAGGAATGGAACCGCGGCATGGCCTGGGACACCGTACGCCCGCGCAAGCCTGAGGTTGGGAACCCTTGGCGAAGGATACACACACAAAACTACTGGGCCTGGGTAAAGGTGATACCCGTCAAAGGAGATAGCGATGGCTAGGATACAAAAGCACCACAAAGAGCTCACCAATGGTGTCGGCAAGTGCTCTGTGCCCATGTGGCGCGGCGGATTACCCGCAGGATTCTGCGACCAACCTGCCTAGGGGGAACCCCCAGAGTGCAAGATGGTTTATGACCGCCTTGGCGTACTGGTAAGAGAAGACGGTCGGTACAGCGGCCATGTTCCAGGGCTAGCTTGCGTCCGACATGGTGGCCCGCCAGAAGTGACTTGTTGATACACCCGTAGCTCAGCTGGATAGAGCATCAGGTTTCTACCCTGAGAGTCGTAGGTTCGAATCCTACCGGGTGTGCCAACACCCTCCATCCATAGAATTCCACCGTTGTGGTGGAAGCCCTCATCTACCCCCATTTTCTTAGCCCAAAAAATATACGCACCCTCGCACGCACGCAGATTGAGGGACTCATAGCTGCACCCCCTAAAAAATGGGGGATGATATTAGGTCCCACTCTGGGAGGCTGGGTATCGCCCCACAAGTAAAATGGGCCTGTAATATTGGGTCCCCTGTCGGCCAGCTTTGCCCCACCGTAGCGAAACATTTGGCCATAGTTGAACACACAAACCTTCCCACTCAGGCCTGCACAACGTAGTGAGAGAGCTATGGCGGATGAGCTAGAGCGTGAAGCGGATAAGTTGGCGGCCCGTGTGGAGCGGATGATGGGCCATGAGCTGGTGGGTGGGAAGGCGCAGAAGCTACGGTTGCGGCTGGTGGCCGGCCTCATCCGGTACCGCTTTGGCGCCAAGGATGCTGCGGCCATGAGGGAGCTACTACGTCTAGCTATACGGGACCTCGCTCGGCTCCACCTCGAGGCGCGCACAAAGAGCCCGCTCCCCACGACAGCCGATGACCCTAACGAAAACTGACCTGGTCACCCATAGCACCGGACACCCCAATAGGGCTGGGGCATAAAAGCGGGCTGCCGGGGGAGGGTTGTGTGTCGTTGTACACAGAGAATCGTCACGGGGAAAGTACAGAATCTCTGAGGATCGTCACGGGGAGGGTACGGAATCTCTGGGATTGGGAGTGTAGTAAGTGGACGTATGGATAATTCCATGGTTTGGCTTGGGACTGTAGTGTGTACCTGAATAGTCTACTGGGTTGGTCCAGGTGCTATGGGTACTGTGTATATGGTGTAATGGATGATAAGTTCGTCGGAGCGGTGTATTCGGCGGCCTTCGAGGAGAATCTGGAGGAGAAAGCGGATGTCTAGTCTAGAGGAGAGGAAGAAGGCGGCGAACATGGGCCGTAAGGCGGCGCTCGAGTGGGTGGTGGAGTTGTTTGCTGAGGCCTATTTGTGCGCGGCCGCGCTGGACGCTACGGGAACAGCGGTGGCGCTCTATGTGGAGGAGCGGGTGAAGAGTCGATTGGCGGACCTCAAGAAAGGGAGCTGACCTGGTCAGGTATAAGGAGGGTGGAGCTGGACATGTCGTCTAGCTACTGAACCGGAGAAGCCAACATGGAGAGTGATGAGCTACTCGAAGAAGCAGCCAAGCGCATACCCATCACGGTGGGGACGACGAAGCAGCTTATCCGAGATATGAGGCAAGAGATTGAGGTACTGGAGGCCCTGATCAAAGCCTACCAGTCAGTGATGGTCAAAGTAGTCCCCGGTCCTGATGGGATGGGCCTTGAAGTACCCCCTACACCCCAGGACATCGCAGGCTGGATTGAGGGTCTTCAGAACGAAGCGTGGGAGTGGGAGAAGAGATACCGTGACTTGCTTGTGGAGAGAAGGGCTCGATGAGCATTGAAGCCGAATGGAAGAAGTTCGTAGCACTAGCCAAGCGCATTGGGGCCAAGCGCAGCTTCATCTCAGAAGGCGTCTGCAACTCCGTCTGGCTTGATGGGGTGCATGTGAGCTTTGACCGAGAAGAGAGAAGAGCCTATTGGCGCTTCATCAACCCAGAGAACGTCAACATAGCCACACGACCACGTTGGTTGGATAACGACCTGGTCACCTGGTTCGACACATTGAGAGGAAAAGCATGAAAGACCAAGAGAAGGTGAAGATATTGGCCGAGGGCGCCAACAACATGCTGGGAGACTACATTGCGACCAGCCACATATCGGCAAACATGACCAACAACCTCATTGGCATGTGGTTGATCGATGCCCTGCTCAGGACGGAGACCCTCTCCAAGGAGAATCTCGACTACTTAGAGCGTGAATGCCCGGAGTACCTCGCCGCCGCGAGTGACCCCCGCCTTTCGGATACGGCCAGCGCTCTGGCGGCCTCTGGGACTCGAAGCAGCATGTTCACCTCCGTGGATATCCGTATGAATACGGCATCCCGGGGCGTTCTGCTGCGAAGTTAAGCGATCAGGGCTTATCTTCGGAGAGTTGAGACCTATCTCTGCCGCCGCAAGCTGGACCGGGCGCGCCGTCCCAAGGACACCAGGGAAGTGGGGCTCATGCGACGAGCTGCTGCCGCCACGCGGTGCGGGTCACGCAAAGGCACAAGAGGCCATCCCTTCGGGCGTGACCGAGCGCCGTATCCAAATCGAGCTGGAGGCCGAGAATCTCAAAGAGGCCGGGATGCTCCTCCAAGACGAAGCCTCTGAGCTCGAAGACGATGTAGCTGATGAGGAGTGGATGGAGGAACGCGCGGACGCCATGGGTCTCAACGACGATTGAATAATGACCGGGTCATTATTTGTGGCACAGTTGGCACAGTTCTGAGGAGCACATGCGTCGTTTGGGCGAATAGAGCCAGTTCTTTAGGGGGCATTGGGGCAAAAGTGCCAGCCTCTCCACAAGCAGCGAGTCAAGGAGAGGCTGGCAGGCAAAGGGCTCGCTGAATCACCTTTGCCAAAAGTTGCCCATGGAGAGGCTTGTTCCAATAGCGGCCTCACAACTCCCTATTACACCGGGGATTCAAGGCTCACGCTGATGGTGTTGTAGCAGAGTCTAAAGAGGGTGAATAGGGCGCGGGCAGCGGAAGTCGTGAGGGATGCTGCCCATGTGCGCCCCGAGAGGGTGATTCTCGACCCCCTACGAAGATATGTTGCCAACCTCCAATTGGAATGTCTCTTTTTAGCTCGTGAAACATGACCTGGTCAACATGGGATAAGCCTTGTAGAGCGGACATTTCGTCTAGCTCGTAACCAAGGAGGGTTCGTGGCACGTAAGCAATGCGCCAAATGCCCATGGAAGGTCACTACCAACCCCAATGAAATCCCCAACGGGTACTCAGTGCAATTGCATCAGGGGCTGGAGGTCACCATCGCAGGAAGAAAGATAAATCCTTCTGGGCCTATACACATCATGGCTTGCCATGAGTCACCTGTGGGCGAAGAGATACCCTGTGCGGGTTGGTTGATGAACCAGCTTGGGCCGGGGAACAACATTCCTTTGAGACTGGCGGTGGTGACCAAATGCATCAGCGCCGACGTGGAGCTCGTTGGAGAGCAACACGAAAGACTTGAAGACACATTACCAACAGGAGAATGACGTGAGCGTAGACTTTAAAAGAGCGCTCAACAAAGCACTCAAAATCAGTACCGTGGATGACGCAATAGAGTTTATGAACGTAAGGACTGAAGAGCAGAACGCTCAAAGCTTCGTACTTATGCGGAAACACCTTGGCCACACAATGAGTGTCAACGTCATCGTGGCTGATTGTGGTCACAAATTCCTTGGGCTGGTGTGCCACGACTGTACTGAGATCGTAGGGCACTGGCTAAAACCTTAACCGGAGAACAAGCATGAGAAAGAGAACTAGATTCAAGAGAGCAACAGACAACATACGCACTGCTATGAACCGCGTGACTGACAGTACTGAAGGCGGTAAATATACGAATGCTGTCTGCAATGCTGCCTGCACCGACAGAGTGCGTGGGCTCAACAACGCAATGATGTGGATGTTGGGAGCGGTCGAGGACCTCAACAGTAGAATAGGCGGCATCAGCTATTCAGAGAATGCTGGCGATGCACTCGCACAGCTACTCAATGGACTCAATGTAGTCCTAGGCAACTGCAACCTCAGTGAAGACTGCAAGAAGGAACTCACTACTCTAAAAGAGCGCCTCGAAATGACGGAGGAAGAACTCAAGTGGGCAACCAAACTCCACAAATACTCCCGCTCTCCTGCAGAGATACGAAAGAAAGCAGGTATTACACTGGAAGACTTCGGTAAGAAACTGTCACAGAAGTCTAACCCTGCAATCAAAGAGATGGCCATGCGAGTGGCTCAGATACAGCGCCTCGAATGGGGCAATGGTAAGGACCTAAAGCTTGAAGATGCTCCAGGCTTTGCGGCTAGCATCCTTTCAGAGTTTGGATTTGATGGACTCATAGAGATTAAAGAAGAGCCAAAGGTCACAGAGCAGCAACTTCGTTGGTTCAAGGATCTGAAAGACATGTGGCTCACCAAGGCAGAGGTAACTGGGGATATCTTCGCTGGCTTCGAATCAGTAGATGCGCACGTCACCCCTGATGACCGCATACAAGTGCGCTTCGAGAAGCAGGACGGGAGCGCTAGCATCATTGCTTACCTCGACCTTGGACTTGTGAAGGTGCTCCATGACGGAGGTAGCTGAGCCTATACCTATGCTATTGTGGTGCCCATTGTGTCATGCTCGACACGTAGATGAGCCTGACTCACCCAACCACAAGACGCATGCATGTCAGAAGTGTGGGCTGCTATGGCGGCCCTGCCTTCTGCCTACTGTAGGAGTAGAGTTCCTACCTGGGTGTCTCAACAATAGCTATTCTACTATCCCAGGGACGCCTGATGGCAGTCCTCAAACCGGAGAACAATATGACGATAACATCTAGTGATCGCTTGGCTACGATCACGAGCAAGATAAAGAGCTTGGAATCTATCAGGGACACCGACACCTTCCTGAGCCAATCAAGAGCTACTCTAGATTGCATCGTCGATGCCATCTCTGAGCTCAAAGGATTGGTAGAGCCACTGGTGGTTGAAAAAGAAGCCCCGCCTTCAGAAGTGAGGGTAACCGCGTTCGAAGAGACTGTGGTTCATATCCTTCAGTACGGAGCAACTCTCTGTGGTTATGGCAGAGGCACTGTTCCGGGAGATTGGGACACAGGCCACCTGTGGGTGGACAAGTTGGACTGTTCCAATGTGCCAATGACCCAGCGTTGTGAGCAGTGCTACAGCATCTACAACCCCATCATTGATGAACTCATGGACACCATCTCCAATGAACTTTGTAACCAAACGGAGTGGAAGTTCTACGGTCTGGAGGTATTGAGCACCAGCAAGACGCCCAACGGCTTACGGTTGGAGCTGGGTCTCAAAGACAGTAAGGGCGAAGCCCTCAAGACTACGGGTGTTTACCTCGCAGCCCAAGAGGAAAAGATGCCTGACACTACCATCACCAGTAAACTGGTGAAAGCACTCAGTGAGATTGATAACAAGTTCTCTCACTACTACATCCTTGGACAAGCCACCTATGGCAAGTGCTACACCGTTGCCATGGCAATGGCTGAGATAGCTCAGAGAACCTTAGTAGACACTGGCTTCAGAAACTCTCTCAACGAGTACGCTGAAAAGGACAAGTAGCCGTGACTGAAGGAGAGTTGCCCTTTCCATGTGAGGGATGCACTGAAGACCTCAATCCTAGTGAGTCTCATCAATGCACCAATTGCATGGGAGAGTTCTGTGACATCTGCTGGGCAAATGGCGGTGACCTCTGTGCAGACTGCGAAGAAGAGCTCAGAGATGACGAAGAAGGTTGAACTAACTGAAGACACAGTCTGCATATGCTGTGCCTATGACCTCCGCTCAGTATTGAGCGGGATTTTAGACATGTGCCCTAGAAGGTACATGTCCAACCACACAGATGAGATGCGAATGGAAGTAGCTGCCGTCCTCATCGAAGGAGGATGGGAGGAAGACCAAGCGTATGATCGTGAGGTCCACATGAAAGCAATTCAACAAGCAAAGGAGAATCTCAATGCCGAGCGTTGACCTACAAAGCCTAGTGGAAGAACGGGGGAAAGGGATGGACCCGCTCCACAAGGAAATCTGTGACAAGGCCGACAAGCACTCATATGGCTGCTCTTGTGACATTTGCCTCCGGTGGTGGGCTCTCATGGGTCCAGACGGTGGGGAGCCAGGAAACTACGGACCATTCATTCAAGCCCAAGTCAACGAGATGCAACGTAGCATGGGCTTGATGGTGACCGAGTAATGCTGAAAGCACTAGCACATGACAATAGTGGAAGACCTGTAGCAGTTTTGGGTCTAAGCAAGATGAACATCGCAAAGCTCAAGCAAGGGCTCCCCATTCACTTTGACATGCAAGAGAGCTTGGGTGTTGATTTGAAATGCATCATCTTCTTCGGCAAGACTGAAGACGACATGCAGAAGATGTTCACAAAAGGCATGATGCGGGGAGAGATCTCCATAGGCAAGATCAAGAGAGACAAACCTCTCAGCCTGCGTGAAGAGCTAATTGAAGCAACAGAAGGGTTGCTTGAGACGGTTGGGGATTTGCATGACAAGAGGAATGTCTCAGGAGGCACTTATCAGAGTGAAGAGCTTGATAGCGCCATCACGCGGACTAGGAAGGCTCTCAAAGATATGAAACCGGAGGGATCATGAGCTTTTGGGTACTCAAGCAGCGGAAGAAGAGATCTTACTTCAGAGAGTGGACTGGCATTGGTCCGCGCTTCACCGATAAACTCTCACTAGCTATGCGGTTTGACACTGAAGAAGAAGCCATCCAGCACCCAACTTGGTCCTTCCCTCTAACATTCGTTGAAGCAAGGTGTATCGACCGCAAGCTGAAACGAAAAGAGTAATGTGTTTTGCTGGGATGGACAGGGGTATATTCATGAAGGTGAAAAGACACCGATGGCGAGATAAAGACGGCTACTGCGCACACTGTGCACAACGTAGGGTCAAGGAAGGTGAGATCTGGGTCTACTACTCAGGACTTGGAGCCAATCTCGGCTCTAAGCCACCAGAGTGTGTAGAGCGCACAGTAGTCAAGAAAAGCTTTGCGGCCAAAGAAGAACCCCGCATGGTATCCCAACTACCTGGTAAATGATGAAGGTCCACCACGGTGGATCTTTCTCAATGAAGTGAGCCCACAATCTGTGAGCTCCAGTGAGTCCAAGGCCAACGGCTACAAGAGCAGCTATTGATGCCCAGGGCCCACCCAGTGCCCATGGAAGTCCTGGTCCGCCGAAGTGGCCAGCCAACACGCCCCACATGTAGGGCATGAAGGCCACTCGGCGCCACCAGGTCTTCTGGCGCTCGCTGTACGTCTTCTTTTTACGCAGCAAGAGGACAGTGTCAGTAACTGCGATGACTGCCAGGATCGCAAGTGTGTACCAGTCTGTAGGATTCATCACCCCGTCACTATACGCCTACGAATGCAGAGAGAAAAGAGAGTTCTCAGAGTGGGATAAGTACTTTGAGGCAACTAACTTAGGAGTGATGAATGCCCCGCATCAACTATCAATTCATCCTGGAGGCAGAATATGCCTTCTGGAACTCGTTGAGAGCTCACTACCCTGAACTCTCAAAACAAGAAGCTGAGATAGCCCCAATGGGTTTTGCCATCCCGTCCACAAAGCTGAGAGCGGTGATGCTAGAGACAGCCCAAGCGTGGCTAGACAAGTTCCCCAATAACAACACAACCGGAGAATCCCATGAAATGGTTAACCTACAGAAATGACAACGCCAAGCAGCGTCTTCGAGAAGCTGCTGTGCACGCAAGAGACCTTGGACTCAAGAAGAGCTTGACCTCTTGCTTTCAAACCATCAGAAACATCTGCCGCAACTACGGTGGAGAGTGTGAGCTACTCACCGACTTCGCTCCACTGAGCTTTAGTTGGGCCATCTACAAGGGAGATCGCTGCATGCTAACCGGTGGCATGATTTTTCATGGACCACACGATGGCTTTGGCAGTGGTAGCGCACCTACTTTCTCGGTGAGCCTCAGCCCAGAGCATGGATGGCAACTACACACATGAACACTACAAAACTATCTCGTGAGGTCGGCGAAGTGCTCATGCTACCTCACACTGAAGAGACCAAGTTCAAATCCATGGAGCTCTGCCAACGCATCATGGAGGAGCACGACAAAACAAGAGACACCACTATGCAAATCACCCTGCGTCGGTGGGTAGGTAAGCTGCAGGAGTGGTATCAATGAGGGCATATAGTAACGTAAACCCGTGCTCCTATTGCCCTTGGCGCAAAGAGAACCAAGGTAAGAGGACTCCCGGAGGCTGGTACACCAAGAAGAACCTGCAACGCCTTTGGGCTGGATTAAGGAGGGGTGAGAGGATGAGCTGCCACCCCACCGACCCCCGCATGAACCATGAAGAGCATGTTTGTCCGAAGGGCTACAAGCCTGCTCAAGATGGTAACACTCCTAAAGAGTGCATGGGGGGTCTGATCCTCCAACAGCGCGAGGTCACCCTCGCGCAAGAGCTGGAGAACCCAAACAGCTACTTCAAAGAGCGTCCACAAGGGATGACTCGACGAGGTATTGGTCGTTTCATTGAGCGCGCCGTCTTCGGTGATGCAATTGGACCCATGCCTAGACCGAACATAGCCGATAAGTCCATCTACTACGAGCCTCTCAAATAATGCTCTGTGAGCAGTGCAAGAAAGTGGAGGGAGAGCACCTAGCTAGGGACGGTGACTTCCTTTGCAAGAAGTGTAGCCGAAAGCCTAAGTGCGACGGCTGCAGGAAAAGAGTCAACCGCGTGACCCTCTCTCCAAGCGGGAGTGGTGCCTATTGCGGACCATGCTTCAGGAGGAGACATTGAATCGTTGTGGAAAGTGCGACAACTGTATTGAGTTGGAGAGAATCAGGAAGAGAGTGTTGGGTTGTATCAACCCTCCCTTCTCTCACGCAGACAATGGGGTTGTGACGTTGTGGAACAAGGAACTTGAGAGACTCCCTTGCTGGAGAGAAATTCATAAACGTAAGAAGCAAGAGAAGAGTAAAGAAACGGAGAGGATTTAATGGTTGAAACTATAACACGAGAAGAATGGATGAAGAGCTACAAGGACGGAACTCTGCAGGAGATAGGGCTCCACAGCAAGTGTGAGGATTGTGAAACAGAGCTCAATGCTTACGGCTTCTGCCCAAAGTGTGACCACAAAGAGGAAGAAGGTGCAGAGCCTGAGAGATTTTCGAAGGCCATCAACGAAGGCCTTGCTGCCTTTTGGGAAGTTCTCAATGACAAGGGCTACTTCTCTCCGAAGCCTGGGATGGTTCAGCTCAGTGATCACACATACAAGGGTAAGGGTAAATACAAAGACTTATTCTACTTCCAATTCACCGTTGGGATGAAAGGCCCCACGGGAGCAATACTATGAATCAACAGACCAACTACAAAGAACGAGCCGAGAGAGTTGCGCCTGCTCTCATCGGCTTGGGAATGGCAGAGGCGCAGTACTCTCTACAGGAGAGTATGAGCGATGTGCTCACAGAGACAGTATGGAGGAAGCCGCCGAATGTATCACCACCTGTGTTCCTGGATGAGCTCCATGGAGTTTGAGATCAAAGAAGGGATGGAGTTCGACACCATCTGGTTCTGCAGAGGCAAAGGCAGCATAGGAGCCTACGACGTTCTTGGATTCCTCATGAGGCCAGATAGGAAGTCTCAGTGGAAAATCGTCTACCGCTTCAAGTACTACAGCAGGAACGGGGGCGAGAAATCAGCGAAGTGGAACGAGATAACTACTAAGGACCTCAACGTAGACCCTGAAGACCTTGTCTTCATCATGAGGAAGGTCTGGGACAAGTATCTGAGCCACTACGGCTCTGAGCTAGAAGCTGACGGCCTCCATACCCTAAACTGTAGAGGCAAAACAGCCTCTGAAGTATCGGAGCTTCTCTCACAGCAGGACTGGACCAAGGTCAAGAAGCAAAAAGTGCTGTTGTCATGAGTGCCGTGGACAAGTTCCTCAAAGTTTTGAGGAGCAATTTCCAGATAGACATGGAGAACGCAACCGGCATAGAGGTTATCATTGACAATGAGCACTTGTGGGTGACCGTCAACAAGCTGTCATCCACAGGGGAGGGCTGTACAGGATCTTCAGCACGATGGTGCCCCATTCATGGGGACTGTGTATGCAAGTACGATGAAGAAGGTGCGGATTGGGAAACCAACCCACAGTGCCCTCTACACGGGGACTCTTCTAGTCACGCTTCTTGAGCCATTCCTTCAGCACTGAAGGCTTTTCAACAGCGAGTTCCATGTAGTTGTCGGGCTCGCACGGTCCAAAGACCGCAACAATGATGCCGGCGGGACACCCCTTGCCGTCACTATTTTCTCTGTAGACAGGAGAACCAGGTTTGTACCCCTCGGGGAACGTAAACGTGGTTGTGTCTACAGTGATGCTACCCTTGTCTAGCTTCTTTTTGACGGTGCCAAGTCTCATGAGAAGCACCATACAGGAGTGGAACATGACCACACAAACAAGACAGAACTCCACCAACATCGATTGGGGAGAATACGATAATGATGGGTGGTGTCCAGGATGTGATTTCTGCCGAGACTGCAAATGCGCACATCATATCTCCACCTACCACAACTGCAACGACGAGCTGGAAGGGCTCTATCGGCTCGTGTCCAAAGGGACTTACCTCACACTTAAACCAGTAACCGGAGAATGACATGACCAAGACTGTAGAGGAAGCACACAAGTACTTGATTGAGAACATCAAAGAGGCAAGTACATACCTCGATGAAGACAGAATCGACGATGCAGTAGACAGTCTTCATCAGGGGTTGGCGAGAGTGAAGGACATCCTTGAGCTCTCCAACATAGTTCCGACCAAAGCAGACGGGCCCCCTCTCATAGACGAGCCCCCTCTCATAGGAGATTACTGTCTATTGAATACTTGCACAGTAGACATCTCCAGTGACCGCAGGGCTGCTGTATTGTTTGAACTCACGAAGGACAACGGATGGGTCATGATAGAAGTGCTGATGATCCCAAGTCACACCAAAGTGGGAGATGCCGTAGATATAGTAGAAACAGCAATAGCGTCAGAAGATGTCGTGCGCACCATAAGAGACCTACCCGGTGAGCTCAAGCTGGAGAGTAAGCTGCCAGAGGTTATTGCTGCTACCGACTACGCTAAGCACGAGCGGAGGGTATTGGCTTTGATGGTCAAGCAAGGGGAAGAGTTCCAGAAGCTCAAGCAATCCTACAATCATTATTGGAGAGACTACCTGGCGGGCGCGGTACGAGAAGGTACATCACGAAGCGAGGCTCTAATAGGGCTAAGCCATTTCTTGAAGAAACTGGAAGATATGTTCGAAGAGTTCAAGTGGTTTGGCCAATGACAACTCTTCAATACGTTGACTACCAAGGGACGGGTGAACCCGGTCCTTACGAGCGTGATGCTGAGTATCCGTACATGAGCTCCTACGGGGAACCATGTTGGAACCGCAACGACAGGTCATTTCACTCGGTGAAGTTCCACCTCATCTACCAGTGCCCAGGCTGTGAGATGTGGAGACCTTGGTGTGATGGCGGCACAGACACAGAACTGTGCGACTGGTGCTGGGCAGGACAACCTCAAGGTGGCGGCCACGGATGTAGCCACTGCGGACAAGGACAAGACACATGGAAGAACCACTTTCCAACATTAAAACGGTTTGCGAAACACATGCACCTCAACCTATGGAGGCTGAAGAGTTACCTGCGGAACTTGGTGTCGGGTGGTTCGTGAAGGTCAGCGTCGATGTTCCAGAGCATTGCCGTGACGAGAGAGGCTACCCAGTCAAAGAGCACGTCTGGTTCAAGATTACTAAGCTGGACCAGGACTACTGTGAGGGTGAGCTCAACAATGATCCAATAGCTCTAGAGATGGAGAATGGGGATACAGTGAGCTTCAACCTCTGTGAGATTGAAGAGGCGCTACCGCCTAGGTCCTAAGCCATGCGGCCTAAGACCAAAGCGTTCTGGCAGCGGTATGGGCTTCTGGCTCGATACCGCTGCCAGCGCTGCAATACCGAATGGGAGATACATCCGGGACCTCAACAATGCAGGAGCTGTGGATGCATTTGGATAGACTGGCTCAACTGGGAAGAGATCTTGGTTGAAATTCATTCGAAAGGTAGGGGTGGCTAGCCCCTCGGTGAGTGAGAGTTGGTCGTCACTCTGAGCCTCGGCCTCCTTGCCGACCTTTTGTTGGCCGGTCATACGATCTGTACCTGTCTCTTTTCTTTTCACGCTTTGCTCTTTGATGATCGCCCCAATACACGGGGACTTACCCCACCACCCTAGCCAGAAATTGCAGGCTTCATCAAGGCATAAGGCCTGTAGGAGGAAACCATGATTACTACTCTGATATTGGCTGCCGCTCTCACCGCCCAGGGGGAGTATTCAGCCTCTTTTGTCTCTTGTTACGACGGAGATACCTGCACATTCAATGTGCACCTGGGCATGGATGTCGTGTTAGTTGACCAGCATGTCCGCTTTTGCGACGTCAACACCCCCGAGATCCGACCACTGGCCACAAGAGAGGCCGCCACCAAAGCGAGAGATGCTTTGGTGGGTTGGCTCAAGGAGGCCAAGAAGGTAGTTCTGCGCGTGCCGCAGAAGAAGAACTGTAATGTGGCTGCCGGCGACACCGGCTGCGACAAGAGAGGCAAGTATGGACGATGGCTCGTCTACGTGCTCGCTGACACCATCAACCTCAATCAAAGGCTAGTGACTGAAGGCTTTGCCGAGTCCTACCTAGAATGTGAATGACAATGGCAACGCTCCCGGGGCCTGAAGAGATGAAAGAAGTCAAGGCCGAGATACTCAAAGACTATTACCAGAAGAACGCGGACCTGAGCCGCCGCAATAATAGAATCATGACCCTGCTGAACCTTCCAAAAGATGCCTCACTCAAGACAATAGCCGAGAGGATCAACATTCTCAAATACATGGCCAAGGAAGCTATCGAGCGCGATGTGGTTGATGGAAGTCCTTTGTGGCTAGTACTCCATGAGCACAAACATGGGGAAGAAATACGGGCGGTTCGCCAGAACGAACCGCCCACGCAGGAGGAGATGAAGACTCTCTTCCCGGAATACAAAGAGGGTGTAGAATGGGAATATCTCAGACTGCACGGACCAATCACCATCTAACCGGAGAATCCAATGTACCTACTAGATCTTAAAACTCACGTTAACCCAATAGACCGTTCCAAAAATGACGTCAGCATTCGTTATCAGATCGCAGACCCTAACCTACCAAACCCACACAAAGAGTGGCTCACAGCTTCTAGGACACATCTGTTCCAAAATGCGTCAGATGACAAACTAACATTCTCGCTGATTGGGAGGGACTTATGCAGTTCTGTAGTAACCAGTTTTGTCAGGGATATTTTGGTGGAACTTCAGGTTCTGCCAAATCACTATCCTCGGATGATGCTCGCAGAAAAGGAGGGCACTTCTTGCCGTTACTGTGATGGCGTCATTTGTAGAGACGACCTCATAGCTGGGCATTACGGTGTCTTGTGGGGCCATAGGGGTTGTCTCCTTAGGGCCTACGCTTGGGGTCATCTCATTCAGTCACCCAATAACTTCCGTCGTCGGCCCAAAGAAATTGAGCACCTCTTTGACCGGAAATATCTCGGTCTCGGTAACAAAGTAGTCTACTTGGACCACGAGGCGAGCCCCTTGCCGGTAGTGAGCTCCCTACCAGTGCTTCATGATGAATTCACACTCAACATCTCTCCAGCACAAGATTCGAGAGATATTACTAGGATGACTCAATATCTGATGGATAGGTGCTACGAGCAGTACGCCATTCCAAGGGAGGCCCTAGGGGCTTTCATGAGCAATCAGCAAGTTGCTCTATCCTTAGAACAAAAGGCACAGATCTTCGAGACCCTGAAGGATATGGCTAAGGAGGAAGGAGTCACAATCACCACAGCGCAACAAGACTCTCCCAATCTGAAAGAGCGGCCGACTCTCGCTGGGCGTTTCAGAAGTTCTGAACCAAACAAGCAGCATTACAATGTAGGGCCAGCCCGTGCATTGGATACCTATCTTTTTGGAGACGTTGTGTCTGAAGCCATGATGAGACCTCCAAGGATGGTTGAGTGCCGTAACACCTGTAGGACATTCAAGCCCGTCATGTTCTTGGGGGTCACCATGCCCAAGAGCATGAGACCAAAAAGAAACCGCCACGAACAAACTGGCGATCTTCTTCAAGAGCAGTGGGACCTACTCATTCAGCAGAAACTAAATGAGTACAAAATGGACAAGAGGGAACTAGAGAAGTGCCCTCTCCATGGACATACCCTGGAAGTCAAATCGTTGTTCGTTCCGAACACGATGGGTTACGTAAGGGAAGACAATAGACGTTGGACAAAAGAACTCTGGTGGTATTGCCCAGAGGATAAGAAGTCCGGCGAATAGCTAACTCAAAACCGGAGAATCTCACATGACAGAAATGAATGTGGCCAATCTCCTTGGCCCATCGGAGGAGTATGCTCTTCAGCAGATGAAGGTGCTAAGAGAAAACCTCAACATGCAGATCTTGCTGAGCCAACGGCTGAAGCGAGCTTTATTTGAATTGAAAGCGGCTCTCCAGAGCCCAGAAGACATTGAGTCTGACCTAGAACTTGGGGTTCTAAAGATAGAGAGTTTCAGAAGAAACATGATCACGGTGTCCAGTAACTTGAATTGGGGCCTCTCAATGCTGAAAAACGTGATCAATGACCCAAGTCCTTACATACAGCTTTCAGAGGCGGAGGAAGAAGATGAATAAGGGCTCGGAGACATTGAAGCGTGCTCGTGAACGTTACGAGCACGCACTCATGAAAAAGAAAGAGTATGGCATCGACATGAGCGAAGAGGTTCTTTACTTGACAGTGGAAGACCTTCTCACTGTCGTGGAGGAGCTCGTGGATGGGGCCGATATCACCACTCAACTTCAAGCGCTGGAGAGAGAAGTCACAGCTCCTCCCATCACTTGCAGGTGGAGGCTCAAGGTCTACGTCGGTGTGGATGAAAAGAGCTCCATGGAAGTGGTGTCACTCAAAAGGTTGGAGGCTAGCCTCAGCAGAGTCTGGAAGACTCTACCTGGCATCACGAGAATGAAGCTGGAGGACCGATTTACCGGTTGGAACAAGGAAGCATACAGCGTGGAGCAGGTCGTTGACATGGTCCACAAGGCTAGGAGCCAAGGATAAGATGATCAGTTTTCGAGTACCAAAGGCAGCTCTAGAGATATGGAGGTTTGCAGCTCCAGGGCCAATACGAGATAGGGAAGAATTCACCAACGTTTTCTTCGAGGAGAAGAAGACAAAGAGCAAAAGCAAGAACTACCTTCGTGCGATAGCCAGTGATGGTCATCGCATGATCATTGTAACCTGGGTTGCTCAACCTAGTGACGCTTTACCAGAGAAGCCCATCGCTTTCGATGCGAAGGACATTGGAGCATTCTTGCGTGGAGTTAGAGCTACCAAGCGTAACTGGCCCATCTTGCGACTGGAGAGTGCCAAGCACTCAAAGGCCGATAACAAGTACGTCTTGTCGGGTGGTGGCAGCCCGAAAGCGCTACTTACCGCAGTGGAGTTGACCGGGCCAGTACCGCAGTGGGATGAAGTAGTTCCTCCCACTGATGCGCCACCGGCGAGCCGCTCGGGGTTCAACCTTGAATACATCAAGGACTTCTTGGACTTCCTGAAGAAGGACAAGATGAAAACTCCCGTGGTGGTCATCCGCCAGGAGAAAAAGGAAAAGGACACTCCTCTCCTCATATCTCTAGAGGGGGCGTGTTCGGGTCAGGAGCTCGGCTACGCCAAAGCTATCATTGACGAGATTAATGATGAGCGAAGGAAGAATCATCTACCAAAATCCACCGTCACGGAGCCTGGGCATGTTGAGGTCACCTACGTGGTGATGCCAGTGAGGATCTGATGAGTAAGCAAGAGGAAGGACTGCAGTGGGTTGTGGACCAACTGCAGAGCAAGGGGATGAAGGTGAAGTATCACCGATTCCCAGGTGCGCTACTTGAGGACAAGCTCGGGTTCAGCGTGAGAATCACCAACTTCATCCCTGGAGATCAATACTGCCAGGTGTGTGGAGGCCGAGGGCATGATGCCCTCGAGTGCACCACTGGAAAGAAGAAACATGACGAAAGAGGAGCTGATAAAGAGGCTGTGGGAAAAACATCCGCGGCTGAAGCGTAAAGAAGTAGTCTCTGTGATCGACCACGCCTTCGGCGAGATCGAGAGGGCCATACGCAGAGAGAAGAAGTTCATGATGCCCAACTTCGGAACCTTCTTGTTGAGGTCTCGGAAGGGACGTCGAGGCGTAAACCCACAGACTGGAGAGCGAATCAGACTGCCGTCGTCGAAGACCATAGGCTTTCGACCAGCATTAATGCTTCGCAACAAGCTCAATGGAAGGAAGTAAGCGAACCTCCAAGTTGGCGGATATGCTGACCTCAGAACTACATACCCTTCGGGAGACCATTGGTGCTGAGATTCAGGATATTCAAAACCAACTGAGGAACAAAGCAGAGCCTCCACCCAACCTTGAGGTAGAATGGAATGAGTATCATGACTGGCGGAACAGCGCAGTCAATGCTCTTCGGTACAAACAGAAAGAGATACGAAAGGTAAAAAAGGAGATGCGAGATCGTGGCAGCTACAGCTCTGCCACGAAGGACGTACTCACAGCACTATTCATCACGAAGAACCTGGATGTCACTCAGGTACTTCATCTCAGTGATGAGGCATTGCTGGAAACCATTGATAGAGCAGAAGAGGCCGCTGAAATACTCATCGACCTCTGGAAAGACAACCCCAATGACAACAGTGGAGCACCCAATAGGAAGTGATCTTCTCAAGCTCTACAAAGAGCTAGACGAGAAAAGGGACGTGCACCTCGAAGCACACGAAGGGGAGATATCCTGTAGGAAGGGATGCTCCCACTGCTGCTACATGATGAGCGGCATCACCCTATCTGAAGGGCTGCTGCTCGCTGAAGTGGCAGCCTTCCGCCCAGACTGGAAGAAGATACAAGAGGACCTCTTCCGTATGGCGCGCAAAGAAGCCTTGGACTCTATGGACCGAGGCACCTACTTCAATCTCGGCATTCCATGCGCCTTCCTCAATAAGAAAGAGGGCACATGCAGAGTGTATGAGCACAGACCCTCTTGCTGCAGGTACTACTATGTGGTCTCTGACCCATCCATCTGCAGCAGGCATCACCCAGACGGCACTGTGAGTGCGTTGAACCTCACTCACCTAGAAGCTGCCGTCTATGAATTTGCTGCAGAGGTACAGCAAGACGGAGGACCTGGTCTATACGTGGAAAGGTGAGATGGTCAGGAGAGCCCATCTCAAGAAGTACTTGAAGAAACTACCTAACCCAGTTCAATGGATAGAGAAGCTGATGGGTAGATTGGACGAATTTATAGGAAGTGAGCCGCTTCAAGGTAGAGCTGAAGCGGTTCGTTTCCACTCAGAGACACTACGAAAGAGGATGGAAGATGCCAAAACAAATAGAACCCCCGCCAAAGGTTAACCAGTACAGCACCCGCGGCTTTTGGGCGCCGCCCAAAGGTCAACCCGGGTCTGTGGTGGGGATAGACAACCACGGCAACCCACCAGAGCCACAGCCTGGTGACCTGGTCATCTTTGACACGACTCTCTTCAGGGTCGTGAAGCCCGTGGAGAAGACATCGGGGCTGTGGAAGTTCCATGTCCTCCGCCACGACGACCCTCCTGTGACGGTGCGCTGATGAGCAGGAAGGAAGTCACAGAGCTCGTTGCCAAGCTAGGTATTGGTGACAGCAAGGATGGTATCGTCAACCTAGACGATCAAGAACCAGACCTGCTGCGTGAGTATGCTGACGTAGCAGGCAGAAACCCGGCTACATTTGGGGCAATCCTCTTTGGCCACATTGATGATAAGAGCCGGCATAAAGCAGTGCTGTCTCTTGCTCACTACGCTCAAGTGAGCGCGCAAGCCAAAGAGCTGCGTGTGGGGGGTCGGATAGAGGCAGCCCTGGCAGCAGAAGAGCACTGTAATAAAGTCTATGAGGTACTCATTCCTCGGTGGGCGAGGTGGTAGATGGCTTGGAGATCACGAGAAGAGCGAGAAGAACCTACAGAGATTCAGTTTGAATATGTCCTACGCAAGACTCCAAAAGCCTATGTCTTCATGATTGAGGGGGATGAGCACCTCATTGCTCAATCCCAAATTGAGAATGAAGACGTGATTGAGCGCTTTCACAATGGTACACAAGAGGAGGACGACAACAAGTTCGTCATCGTGCCAAAATGGCTAGCGGTCGATAACGGCTGGAGAGAGTGGGATGACTAGAAGACGTGGCAAGCGAGGCAACCTGGTAATCGTTGACTTCACCGAACGTTCAGAGACACCCCAAGGGATCATCGACGGTCTCGAGGAGTTACTCAGTTGGGCGAAGGAGGGGAAACTCAGGCACCTGGTACTCGATGCGTCTTCAACAGAGAAAGTCGATGTAGAGGGGCTCGATGAGCCACAGCATCCAGCAATGACTGCGATGTGCCACTACCGAGACAACTTTGAAAGCCTTCACAGCGCATGCCATGTGCTGGCTGCCCTGGCTCTAGGTGAACTCCTGGATGACGGCGGTTGGTGATGAAGGGGAGCAAACCGCTCCCCTTCTTTTTAGCCCCAACCCTCTAGCTTCACATGCTCATGGAAAGAACACTCCGGGCAGTCGAGGCTTGGAGTTACTGTGCCATCAGCAGCAACGTCATGATCTAGATACGCCTTGAGGTTACAACCAGGGCAAGTGACCACAACTTCACTACCAACCTTCTTCCAGTGAGTCTTCGGAATGCTAGCCATCAGACGCTTCAGCCCACCTGAACTGGATGTCCCAAAGAGACTCTGGGTCGAAAGACTTGAATGCCGGTGGGTTGTCGATGCCCATTGAGAGTTCACCGAAAGAAAAGCCCTCTTTACCAGGCCCAGAAGTCCACTTACCTCCGCGAGTCCTCAGCTTCACAGTTCCATGGTCCTTGCTGTCGTAGGCAATTCGACTCGCAGTCCAACCGCCTTCCTCGCAAACATTGACCATGTCAATGTAGTAGTAGTCCCCAGCTTTGTACTCTTTGCCTTGAGCATCCAGAGCAAGACCCTTGAAGACCAGCTTGGCTTCTCCTGAAGGAGTGTACTTCCAGAACTGCTCGTTCTCTTTGTTGTCTTCGCGTTGGCAGACAGGAGAGAGCTCTACGACAGTTCTCTTGTCCCAAGTGTGAGTGACACTCATGCAACGGAATTTTGCGCGTATTTCTCGTCTCATCATTTTCTCCAGAATGGTTTGAATGTGAGACTACGCGGTTGGCACGGCTCGCAGTCACGCCGCTTGTACCCACAATACAAGACTACTCTGCGTATTTCCAGCCCGCAAACGCTAGGCGATACCCCTCCGTGCCTCTTGAAGTCACATACTGGTAGGTGTCCATGGATGGGGCCACAGAGCGCTCATGAACGCTACTTTTATCCTCGACAGGTCCTTTGACCACAGCTACAGACCGGCTCCGCTGACGCTCTTCGAGGCGCGCATCAAGCCTCCGCTCCTCCTCAAGCTCAGCTTCTGTGCGCGAGCGCCTCACTTGCTGGCGCTCACGCTTCTTCTTACACTCTGGGCACAAAAGAACCCTTCTGAGTTTCCCTGAAAAGCCTTTCACCTCGACAGGTAAAAGCTCTAGCCCTTCCTCTACACATTCAGCGCACCATGTCATTGTCATCTCCTAATCCGTTTCAGATGGGGGACTGGCGTACAACCCCAAAGCAACTCCACAAGAGAGGGTGTGCCAAAAAGTGGACACCCACCCATGAATGGGGACAGACAGCTACCTCTACTTTGATGGTGAAGTCAGAGGCCGCTTGTTTACATCTAGGGGGTAGTGATCATGCTGTTTTGGTGCCGAGAGGGGGTTCCAACCTCACGCCCGAAGGCAGGAGATTTTAAGTCTCCAGCGTCTAGCAAGTTCCGCCATCTCGGCCCATATTCCTACCTCTGTAGAGCCACAGTCCAGGTTGTCTATCATTCCAGCATCACCGCATTATCCCTGATTTGTCACACTTTGACCCTCTTTGACTCTTTTACTGAAGCATAAAATGGACTAAGTAGGCACTAACTATGCACTCACGTAGCTCAGCCCGGTAGAGCAACAGGCGTAATGAACCTGTGTGCGGGGGTTCAAATCCCTCCGTGAGTGCCACTTGCATTTCTTGACTCACCTGACGTACTCTCTAACCATGCATTGACCCACTCACTCACTACGTGATCGTTAGAGCCGACCTCCCGGTCGGTGTCGCTGCTGCACAAATCGTCCACGCTGCCGGCGAGTCATCCCCCGGTGACTTACCACCCAATACCTACGCTGTCGTTCTGAAAGCCAAGAACGAAGAGCAGCTCCTGCGCACAGCAGAGAGACTCTGGCAGCACCAGCTCAAACACGAGCTCATACGAGAACCCGACCCACCTTGGAACGGCGAAGCCATGGCTATTGGCCTGCAGCCGGTCCGCAAATCACTTACCCGCAAGGCTCTACGAAACCTGCGGCTCTATGGAGAACCCAATGAGAGATCAACTACTCCCCCAAATGCGTGTTGTGGAAGCGGAGCTCAAGGAACTGAAAAAGGAGTTCCGAGATCCTGAGAAACAACCACCCACGAACCGGAGGGCCATCTGGCTGAGGAAACAGAAGGCCACCCTCATCTACACAGCTATTGCGCATAGTCGAGGTCGCGTGCACAAGCACAACGGAACACTGGAAGACCAGCAGAAATACCTGGACACGGAGTTACCGAAGCTCTTAGAGGCGACCGCGGCGTAAATCGAGTGCCATGAATACTTCCCACGCATCGGGAACTGGGCTAAGCCGATAATACTACTGGCAAACCTCACCCCATGCTAAGGTTGTATTCATGGCCGACCCGAGCTCTGAGCAATTCCCTGAGCCCAGCGTCAACCGACGCCTCGACGATATAGAGCACCAGCTCAAGGCACACGAAGAGAGCCAACGCCAGCTCCAAGAAGAGACTTTGAAGAGCCAGATGTCTACGTTGGCTGAAGTCCGAGAGATGAGGTCGGAGATGCGAGATCACATGCAAATCTTCGCTCGTGAAATGAACCGAATCTACGAAGCCATTGTGGCCCAGAAAGCCAATGGTGAGCACGACCCTACCACCAATGGCGAGGCTAGTAGCTGAAGAAAGACCTCGCCCTTAGCGGGTCGTTACCATTACGCACAGACTGATTCGTAGATCTACGCTCGTAGCGTGACCATTGAAAGTGCTCCCAGAAAAGTTCCATGGCTCACGCTGCGGGTGCTTCCTTAGGCTCCTCGAGCACACTGATGCTGCTACCGGAGAAGGAGAACCGTTTCACCTTGAACATTCTGTAGAGCTGGCCATCACGGACATAGAGCGTGAGCTCCGAACGCCACGACTGTGGAAAACTGAGTCCCCATAGAGGAGGAACGTTCTTGGCGACGTCCATCTCTTGCCCATCAACCATCTTCTTATCGAAGTAGTAGTCGCGGATGAACTCCTGTACTTGAGCTTGCCAATCTGGGGGCAGTCCTACTTTTTTCTTAGTGGTCATCTTCTTTCTTGCTCCTTTGTTCTCTTCTCTTTTGGACTAGGTCTTCAAGATTTGCAGGCAGTTGTTCGTAGGCTCCTACCTTCATCTGTTTAGACTCGGGCTTTGGGGTCTTTGCTTCTGCGGCTGTGGGTTGTGGATCTTCATCACTTGAATCTTCTGTAGTGTCGTCAGCCCGAGTAACAACTTTGGCCTTGCTCATGGTAGTAGGCTTGTCCGCTTTCTCAGTCTCTTCGATAGGGGGCATACCGCCTGCAGCTCCGATGGAACTCATATCGGCTACGGCAGCAGCAACAGGCTCAGGATGGTCTAACTCCTTGTCTATGACCAACAGCAACACATCGATCTTACCTTTGAGGGCAGCTAGCTCCTCAGACTGGCTATTGCTCTTGGCTACTAGAGCCTCGTAGGCGGCCTCATTCTTCTCGGCGAGGTCAACGTAGCGCTCCACTCCGGCAGAGAGAGCTCCAATACCAGTAACGAGCTTGAGGATGAGGCCAGCCCAACGCTTCTGTCGCGCTCTACGCTCTGTATCCGCCATGATACCTCCTAGCTAAAAAGAAGGGGCCCGGAAGGCCCCTTCTTCCCCACTATATCAGTGGGGAGTTTCATCTAGGAAGCTATAGTCTTCCGGCTCAGGCTCCTGTCTGAACCTCTTGGAAGACGTCCCCCTGTTCTTTTGACGAGTGTGCTTCTCGGCGATGTGCGATTGCGCATAACTCTTGGTTGAGAAGCCCTTCCTACAGTACGGGCAACTGTAGAGAGCAACTTCAGCTTGTGATCCCATTTTCCTGTCTCCATTGCTGGCGGTCCCTCACCACTTGGGCTGGTGTGGGATTCTTAGACCATGGCCAACGGTCATACGGACCATTGGGCCACTCGTCTCTCCGGTAGTTGACCTTCTGGCCAGCCTTCCGTCGAGCACGTCGTTCTATCCAGCAATCGATATACGGATGCTTGTCCTTTTGGAAGAGGTAAATGAACCCCATGTGCCCAAAGTAGAGCAGCCAGAAGACCAGCCCGAATATCACCTGCAGGAGGCTATGATCGAGCTCGTGGATGACTGTCTTCTCAGCCCACTCATCGTCCCATGGGCTAGGCTCATCACGATAGAAGATCCAAGCGAACCCTCCATGACCTCCCCAGTCCAACCACAGCTTCCAATGCCACGGCTCAATGTCCTTGTGTGCAAGCCGTAGCTTGAACGCAGGAAACTTGTAGCCCATGTACTTGTAGTCCTTGAAAGGCAACCACAAGAGCAGAGCGTAGAGAGTGTAGCCCACAAACGGTAGCCCCCAATTGATACCCACAATCCAAAGAGCGATTTCCATTCCTACACTCCCGTCTCAGGATCGATGCAGCTATCGCATCGACTACCTCGACCCATTGGCATGCACTCATGGCAGCCTTCGTAATAGCACTCCGGACATGTGAGCTTGTAGAAAGGCTCTTCGTCCTTTTTGCTTTCTTCATCTTGCGGCTGATCACAGCCTCCGCAAGTGTCTTCTTCCCAGACTGGAAACATCAGTAGTACCCCCAGTTTTCTTTGAGGCACTTCTTCAGCACCCCGATTCCAATAGCAGCACGTCTACGAGTCATCCCTCTATCGAGGCGCCACTGTGTCCAACACCCAATCACGTCTTCGACATACGGCATGCGGGCCTTGATTGCATACCGATAGTTGTAACCAGCCAGGATGAGATAGATGACATTGTCTCCCCACTTCTGAGTGAGCTGATCGATGACCTTGTCTTCCCAATCCTTGAGCTGGTCCTTGGTGAGGTCATCGAGCTTCAAATCGTAGGGTTCGATGGCCTGGTCAGGCATGACCAAACCATGCTTGGCCGAGAGGATACCCCACTCATCAACTCTCCAACGCTCAGTGATCCAAGCCTTGGAGAGATTGAAGATCGGCCCACAGTAGAGCTCTTGCGCCGGTGCCGCATGGGGTAACTTGGTAGCAGAGCACGAAATCAGGCCTATCCTCATACATCCCACCGTACATGTCCGAGCTGACCTGCGCCTCGAACAAGGTCTTGGCAAGGCGTGCAGAGTTGCTCGCCACTACTACTGGAAATGAGATTGGTGCAGTCGTCTGAAGCACAAACAACCTCCTCAGCTTCCGTCTTGTTCGGAGGGCTCCATCTTTCGTCCTCCCATATCGAGGACGGCACCATTACCGCTGTCCCCCCATTGCTTCTTCTCACTGGTTCTTCTATCTCCACGGTTCTTCCACCTTTCTCTGTGCTTCCAGTGCTCCCAATACGTGTTGAGCACTCGTTCCCTGAATTCAGTGACTCGCTTGCCGTTCTTCTCAAGACGCCAGACGGTGCCGCTGCCGAAGTATTGAACCTCCGTTTCCTTTGGCTTCTTCTTGAGGAGCAGTTCCTCCCAGATGAAAGGATGGGTGACACACGTCAACGTCATCACTCCGTCGCTGCCACCAGACTCATGCGGTTCAAAGCTCTTGAACACGTACTCTCTGCCTCCGCCTCTTGTGAAAAACAGAAACAGGAACATGATGCCTACGCAGATGTAGGCTAGTGTCTCGAATGATGTCGGATCTTGCATATCCAGTTCTCCTCGATGAATCTCCGTTTCACGGGCGGGTGTTTAGCCGACGGCCCATCTCCCACTTTGCAGAGTCCTGACCTGATCGCCTCCACTGCGTTGAAAGCCGACTTCAAAGTCATGAAGCCAGTACCTCTTGGTGTGCAGAGAAGATGGTCTGGGTACTCAGGGTCTATGACTGCGTAGGGAAAGATAGCGGTTGGATGACCACAATGAGTAACCACCCAACCGCTCTCGTGTCTCCACGTAGCAAAGAGCTTTTGGCCTGGAGGAGTGAGTCGTTTCCAACCCGCCCGCTTCAACCCGTCATCTCCATGCCGTGTTCCCAAAGGAGGGGATCCCCCGCACGCAGGTTCTGGCCGTTGACCTCAACCAGCCCGTTGCTGCGCAGCTTGCTCAAGTAGGTACTGAACGTCCCACTTGTTGGAGAGACACCAATCTGTTCCCCCATCTCCTCTCGAGAGATGTCATCAGGGAACTCACCGCGCAGAACACGGATCATCTTTGCTGGTGTACCGCCCAAAGCGTTGCACCACATTTCAACAACCTCCCCATTGTTCTGGGGAGGAGTGATGTTGTCACCAATCCAGGCGACAGCTTCGGGAGTAGGGGCAAACAGCCCATTCTCCTCACTAACCAGGCCAGCCGTCCGCAGCTTGGAAAGATACGTGCTGAACGTACCACTCGTGTGCTTCAGGTTGGCCAAGGAGCCCCATTGTGGCTTGGTGAACCTCGCCGGCCGGCAATTGACCAGGACCTCTACCAGTCGCTTGGCGCCGCCGGTGATACCACTGTAATCCCCTACATCAACGGACATAGGGATAGGCTCCGCATGAGGAGCTGCTCGTACCACAGTCATCGCTGGGGTGGACTGAGCCTTCTTGGGCACCTTTCGAGGCCAAGCCTTGGCCTTCCTCGCCTTGACTTTAGTGGTCCTACGAACCTCTTTGGCAGCATTCTTGAGCTCCAACAGGGTGTCGTTGATCCTATTGGCGGCCTCATGGATGTTCTGCTCAATGAGCGCCTGGCCGTCCTCGACCAATCGAGCCTGCTCAAGCAGCTCGTTGTATTGGTCCTGCCAAGCGTCTATAGCCACATTCTGACCCTCCTGGAAGCCCTCTGAGCGCGCCTTCTTGATGTCAGCCTCAGAGGCTCCCCCAGCCTTCGTAGAACGCTCCAAGGAGCGAATCTGAGCTTCCAGGCCCTTGATATGAAGCTGAGCCTCCCGGAGGTCCTTTGCCTCCTTTTTGGCCTGTTCAGGGAGGTCCTGGAGTCCCTTCAGGAGCTTTTTGACCTTGGTCTTGGGCGGCGGCGTATGCACCAAAATGCCCGACCCAGGATGAGGGTGGGTGGTCTTGGTCTTCTTGTGGAATTGGACCTTGATTACCTCCCTCTTGGAGATAGCTGGCCCCACAGCATAGAACTGCCCCACATCCAGGGCTCGAAAGAGCTCCTGGTCCTTCTTGGAAGTGAATCCCAGGTCTTCCATGGCCCGCTTTCGGTCAGCCAGTAGGTTGCAGAAGCCATAGAACTTGTTCCTGCACTCACTGAGAGCATCCTTACTGACCTTAGCCAACCGCTGGGAAGCCAAGATGAAGTTCAACCCACGCTTCCGGCCGCGGCTAAGCCCATCAATGAGTTCATCGCGGCTTGCCATTCCTCTGCTCTTGGTTTCAGGACAAAACTCTTGAGCCTCATCAATCACTATGAGCCGTTGGCCCACCAAAAGCTTCTTGGGGGCATTGATCAAAGCATGAACGAACTCTTTGACGAACTCCACCTTCTGGTCTGGCTTGAGCTCAGAGATGTCAATGATACACGACGCATTCAGCTCAAGTAGTCGGCGAGCTAGAAGCCGTGCCGATTTGGGGTGGGCTAGGACATCACCGTCCTCATCCGCAGATGCGATGATGTAGTCATATTTCTCACGAAGAGTCCGCAGTTCCCCCTCAACATCAATGACGATGTGAGGCATGAGCCCGAAGGTCTCTTCAAGAATGAGCCTGAGAGCTTGAGACTTTCCACCACCAGAACTCGCAATGAGAGCTGTGTGAGTGGAAAGCAATCCCTCTGGAGTTAGATAGGCCTTTTGGACCTTTCGATCTCTCACCGTCGTCCCGATGCATCGGTCCGTAGGCTTAGTTGTTACTGGCATAGTTGGTCTCCGGTTATGTTGTTGTGATCAGCCCACTCCGATGTAGAGGTTCTTCAGCGCCTCTTCCACTGCTTCAGCGACCGCCTTTTTGTAGAGGCGCCTAAACATCTTACGTGCCTCTTCCTCGATGTCTTTCCGGTGTCTTTTCAGCAACCTTCTTACTTCCCTGTACGCTACATCACTGATCTCTCTATCGAGTCGGGAAGCTATTTCCTTCTTCATGAGACTAGTGGCAGCTCTTTTCTGAGCCGTGGTCAACAGAGCAGAGACATCAGTAGTCACTACCGTAGACTTCTTAGCTGACGCCTTCGTCTTCTTTTTCTTTGATTTCATAATTGGTCTCCCTATATTCAGCAGCACAATTGCTACAAGCATTTCTTTTCAAGTGGAATTTACTGATAGGTACTCCTTCCAAGTCCCAAGCCACTTCTCTACCACAGAGCGCCTTAGTGTCAGCGCCCCCATTGGGCTTTCTACCTTTGTCTGTGAGCAAGCGTATATGCCACTTGCTCACAGACGTAGCATGGACTGTTTCGCAAAAGCTGTATTCAACCAACTGCTTTGACCCTCTTGATGATTGCTGCAATCTCAGCAGCCACTTCGATGACTGGAGGCCGACCATCTACGATGTGCCATTTCTCAGGACCGTCAACTTCGCACATCTCTATGAAGAGCTGGCGATATTTAGCACACACACGCTCCAGGAAGTCCCGATTGGCCTCATAACGGTCACGATTTTCAGGTTGCCGTTTGAATGAGTCCTCCACATCGATGTCGATGAGGATGTTTACATCAGGCATAGGCAAGAACCTCTGGGTCTTGATGAGGTAATCTCGATCAATGCCATCAATAGTGCCGTAAACGATGCCGCTAGCGTGGTAGCGGTCAGCAACAACACTTCCAGCTTTCAAATGATCGGAGATAATTTCTGCCTTCTCCAACCTATTGGTGAATTGAAGAGCCTGGTAGACGAAGTCGTTGATGTACTTCTCTTCCTCTGGACCTGGGCCCTCGAACTGAAGATTACAATACCACTGCTTCTTCAGGTGGCTGCCAATGAGCTGTCCTGACGGTGTGGAGTAATCAGGAAACGAGAACAGCATCGCTTCTAGCTTCTGAGCTAGCAGCTTTGACTGAGTTTCTTTTCCGCTCTTGTCTATCCCCTCTAGCGCTACGAACATTCCGGTTACCTTTCTTGTCTGCTTTCATTTGGTTGACGATAGCCATCTCTAGCCATGCCTTCAGTGTCATGCCCATGGACCTAGCATGAGGCTTGACCTGGACATGAAGTTCAGGAGGCACTCGAACAGCAACACCTTCCTTGGTGATCTTCTTGTTTGCTTGGTGAGTAGGACGTCGGCGGCGAGGTGCTTTCACGGATGTAGCACTCTGCCCATGAGCAAAGATTGCGATAGGCTTACTAGCGCCTCCACGTAATCCGTTGCACGCACCGCAGTCCTCACACCCAACCTTCTTTCCGACGAACAAGTCATCGTCAGGGCATTGAGCGAATCCTTCTGGGATTTCTCTGTCCAAGGCGACGACGTAGAAGGGCCTCCAACCTTTGTGGATCGCCTCTTCTGCTTGAGCTTCGGATTCAACTGAAGCCATCAAGAACTTCTTGTAATGCTGTGACGTGTTCCTACGCCAGTCATGGGTATACCCCGTGCTGTGTCGAGGGTTAGATGGCATGATGCCTCTCCACACCTTCGACGATACTGCAGCGGGGTCTCCATAGGCTCCAAACCTTACATGGAAGTTCTCGCGGATGTACTCCAGGTGGTGCTTCTCAGCGTGAGGGTACACTCCGTCCTTGTACGCCTTCCACACCATGGTCGGGCCGGAGCCTACATCGACGTAGCAAGCTCCATTGCCTTCCACCATGCGAAAGACGCAGCGACCACAAACGTCTTCGTCCTGACCAGTTCTCAAAGCCACTGTAGGCATGATGTCCCGACAGAGAATGTACGTCTGAGCCATGTTCTTGGTCTTCACGTTCTTGGACTTGAACACGAGTCCAGTGGCAATGGCCACGATTGGTTCACCGGTAACGCGGCTGGGGCCCTCATAGAGGATGACTCCCTGAGGCATACGATTCATTGTTCCTCCACTATGTTTCTTGGGTTAGGGTGAGGACGGGTAAGCCACCCACGCCTTCTTTTTCGCAGTAGCCAACCGCAAGATTTTTGGGCGTGGGTGGCCCCCATTTAGCCTTTACCCTTACCGGATTTCGATTTGAGCTTCCGAATCTCACTCTCGAGCTTCTGGTTTTCCTTTGTCAGCTCGATGAGTGTGTCCTTCTTGTTGGTGAGCTGAGTCTCCAACATCTCCACCTGGTCTTTGAGCTGAGAGTTGGCTCTCAGCACAATCACCTGCTCTTGTTGCATCTTCTGCGCAAGAGCCTTCCAGCGGTTGGTATCCTCGCGGCTGTCTTTACTGCTCTTCACCTTCTTCTTGGAAGGCCTTTCAATGCGTTTTGCGGCCATTATCATTCAGTCCTTTCGATTGAGTAGGGGTGCCGGCGTGGCGTTCCGGCACCCCGGAGGTACTAGGTGCTAGGAACCGGAAACCCAGCGACCTAGTCGTCTTGTTCTGATTTCTTGACTAGATTCCGCGCCTCCTGCAGGAGTTCGCGGTCTTCTTTGCTCCACTGATCTCGGGGAACGAAGCATAGACCAACCAGCCTCTCGATTATCTTGAGAAGCTGTTCACGGTCTTCCATTCGACATGTCCTGGATGAAGCCAATGACGTCACCCAGGTCTCCTGATTCTGATTTGAAGTGTCCTCGAGGAAACGCTTTCAGAAATTGCTTCCCATAGCCGGTGGTGTCGATGCGCGAATCACAGAACACCACTGCCCCGAAATCCTCTTCTGTTCTGATGAGCCGCCCCACGCCTTGCTTCAGCGTGATGACTGCTTTCGGAATGCTGTAGTCGAAGAATACATTCCCATCGCTGCCCTCAAACTCCTTCTCCAGGTACTTGAGCACTGGGTCAGAGGGGGGAGCAAAGGGGAACTTATCGATGACCAAGCAACTCAAGTCTTCACCCGGAATGTCCACCCCTTGCCAAAAGGATGCCGTGGCCAAGATGACTGCCTTGTCAAACTCCTTGAACATTTGAATGATCCTCTGCTTGGGCATCTGCCCTTGCACAAGGATGCGTATATCCCCCAGACGTGTCTGTAGGTAGTCCCTTGCGAACTGCAGGGCTTTATAGCTCGTGAAGAGAGCCATCGTGCGTCCATTCAGCCCCTTGGCCACCGTCTCGATGACTCTAGGTACCGCCTCCATGTGGGCTTCCCGCTGTTGTTTAGGGCTAGGAATATCGGGCACGACTAAGAGCAACCGCTCGGGATCAAAGGGGCTCTCCACAATCAGATCTTCATACTGACCATGTTTGAGACCCATCTCCTCTGCGATGAAGTCGAAGTTGTTGTTGGTTGACAGCGTGGCAGATACAGCGATGACTGTCTTGTTCTTGGAGTAGATGTGCTGCGCCATGAAGTTCTGGACGTCCACTGACTTGCAGCACAAATTCACTCTCTTCTCTTGGTCGCGCTCCATGTAGTAGACGCGACCATCCATCAACTTCACTCTGCCGTCCTCGTCCTTGACTCCCCAGCAGATTGCCGACAATTCGGATAAGGTGCTCTGGTACGCGGTTATGAGCGTTTTCACCTTCCGCACCTCACGGTCGTCGTTCTCTCTCCCTTGCTCTTCGTCAACGGCATTCAACTCCTTGAGGTACTCGACAGCTACTTCAAGAGATTTGACGAGGCCACTATCGAAGTTCAATGGCTTACGGAGAATGTCATAGGTGAACTCACTGTGGAGTTTGCCAAAGAACTTCTCTGCTGCGCTACGAACAGTGCGAGCTATCTTCTGGGCTTGCTCATGCTTCATGTTGCCCAGCCGTCGGGTCAGCCACAGGAAGCGCTTCTCTCCGTATTGAAACCCATTGAATGACATGGCGATGTCGCATGCTTCATGAGCCTCGTCGAAGATGATGGTGCTGTACCGAGGTAGCAACCCTACCATCCCTGCAGTGGCTTCCTTGATGAGAAAGTCTGTGTAGAGAAGATGATAGTTGGTGACAATGACACTGGCCTGTGACTTGATCTTGTTCTTGGCCTTGAAGACATAGCACTCTTCAAAGAGAGGACAGTCCCCTCGAGAGCATTCATCGGAGCTAGAAGACACTTCTCTCCAGATGTGAGACGGGTACTCCTTTTCGAGCTCGCTCTTGTCGCCGGTCTCTGTGTGGTCAAGAAACTCAAGGATTTCGTTGTACCACTCTTCATCACAGTCATTGTCGCCAAGCTCGTCGATCTTGTCGAGGCAAATGTAGTTGCTCATGCCTTTGACCAAGCTGAAGTTCAGAGGTGGCAACTCTTCAACCCAACTCATCATCTCTGCGATCATGGGCAGGTCTTTCCGGTAGAGCTGCTCTTGAAGAGTGATGTTGGCCGTCACAATCAACACCGTGTTGTTGAGCATCTGCGCTTCTGCTGCAGCGGGGATGCCGTAGGCCATCGACTTTCCGGTACCGGTAGGCGCCTCAGAAAGGAGGTTTTTGCGGTTGAACATACACTCCGCAATCTTGTGAGCCAGCGCTAGCTGACCAGGTCGTGCTTTGTAATTCGTGATGAGATCGGCGAGAGCTCCTCCATCTCCCAACAGTTGGTTGATGAGATCTTGAACTGTGCCCAAATCATACGCAGGTTGTACTTCCATGAAGGTCTGCTGTTCCATGTACAATCTCCAGCAAACCGGGGGCCGAAGCCCTCGGCTGCCTTTCCGTAAATTGGTTGAGTGACCTTCTTACAGGTCAGCAGGACGAACGGTGCTACGGCCGTTCTCTTGGGCACGAATAATCGCGCCCTCAATGATGCCGCCCACCTTCTCGGCGAGGGCCTCATTGAAATCACCAGAGCTTCGGAAGCCATTCTCTCCAATGGCTTCCTTGACCTTGGAGGCAACGGTGAAGGGTTTGGTCTTTACTTTGATGCTGTTCTTGCCCATTTCAGGCTCCTATGTGTTTGGCCAAGATGTCCTTGGCCGCATTGATGAGGGCCATCTTTTCATGATTGGGTTCCATGCCTCTGTCAGGATGAAACTCCCACGACAACTTGAGATGTTGCTGTCGAAGCTCCTTCTTGGTCGGCGTGGATATCAAACCTAGAACTGTCATGGCCCAACCAACAGTTCTGAAGCGCCCTCCGGGGTCGTACCACCGTTCCCCGTTCTTTGGCGGCGTCCAAGTGTAGCGCCTAGACTCCCGCCTCTTCTTCCGATCACGCTCCGGAGTTGAGTACCGTGCCTTTGTCCACTCATCATGCTTGGCTTGTGCACTAGCAACCTTCTCCGGGTCGTCAGGTACAAACTTGAAAGCCCTGTTCCACAGAGTTTCAAGGCGATCTGGCTCCTCTACGAGATCGTCCCAAAATGAGCAAGACCCTTCTGTGAAAGAAGAGCACTCTTCGCAGAAGGGTAGATCGAAGTACTCATGAATGAGTCCTTCAACTATCCACTTCTGTCGCTGGCTCACATTCCAAGTCTGGCTGTGAGGGTAGAAGTAGCAGGTAGCTACCCCCATTCTTTCTTTGAGGTCATTGATGAATCCCTCATTGAAAGGGAGGCGGTACGACATTACCTTCTCACCCCTCTCGGAGTTGAGGTAGTCGTACCGCCTCACAAAGTGGACGTGTGAATAAGACACGTACTACCTAGGCTACAGCCTTCATCAACTTACCGGCCTGCTCCTCTAGAGCAACGCGGTCTTCGTTGTTCTCTTTAGTCCGTGCCTCGGCAGTGAGACCTTGGACCAAGTTCCATACTGAGTACGGAGAGGAACTGGGGTCAGCCCCTCGCTCTTCTTCCCGGGCAGATTCCAGGCCTGCTTGGGCAAAGGATTTGGTGAAGCCACGGTCCTGCAACCATTGCAGAGCGCCCTTCTCATCTTTGGCCACAGTCTTCTGCCGACTAGCCTCAAGCAAACCAACAACCTTATCCGTAGAAGAATTGACATACTCCTCCAAGGAAGGAACTGCATCACGCACCCATCGGTCTGGGGCGCCGGAAGTATGCCGGATGCGGAGCTCCTGGAAGCCAGTGAGGCTAGTGATTGTCCGGTTGGCGCATGCGCCATTCATCAGGAACTCAGCAATGCCGCAGGTTCCATCGCCAACTTCTGAGTTCCAAGCATAGAACCCTCGGAACAGTGGCTTGGTTATCCCCTTCAAGGTGATGGGGTTGGTCTCATTGACCAGGAAGATGAACACTTTCCTATCGCTGGCTGTGATGAAGCCCTTGTGCAGATGGAACGCAGTCTTCTGTGGCACCGTCCAAGTTTCTGGGTCTACGTACTGCTGCACTGCTGCAGCGAGCTCGTGGTTCCAGATGCGCCCGTAGGACGGGCTGTTGATGGCCGCGCATTCTGGCCGATCATCAGTGGCTCCAGGATGAGCCTTGCGAAGAAGCATCTTCACATCCTTGCGATCCGAGAACTGCGCCTTCCAGGTCAACGGTACTTGAGCCAGAGCTGCGGGGTATTTCCGCCACTCTCCTGCTCGAGCACCAATGGCTTGGCAGAACTGATTGAAGCTGTGGTTGTTCAGCTTTGCAGCTTGTCCATCTTTCATGATGAACATGTCGTCTGCTCCGGGTCGGAGAGATTCTCCAGACGCGCGGAGCTGTAGGTGTTCGACAGCAGCCTCTTTGACAAAGCTGTTGTCTTTGAGATTCCTGGTGTGCTCAACCAGGGGCTCTACTGCATCAAATACAAGATCACCGGGACGCCGTGCCCAAGCTGCTTGCGACTCCACGCTACGAGTGGTGAGAGTCTCTGCGTTTGCTTGATCCATTTCGGTCCTCCTAAAGAAAAAGGTTAATTGGGTTACAACTACGTGCTGCTTGTTCCGAAAAGGTTCCTACCTTTTCAAGCCTCCCTTCTTAGACAAGACCAGAGACAATCTGGTCTTCAACTTTTCTACTCTTGTCCTTAGGCGCTTATTCTCTGCCAGCAGTTCCTTTCTGGACATTTCCTCTACTGGGATAGCGTCGGAGGGCTGGTCAAGTCGAAGACAGTAGGCGTGAAGCCCCTCTTCGGACTCCCCTACTCTCTTTCTTTCCACCAAGTAGCCGCCGAACTTCACTTTGCGCAGGTCTCGCAGTCGGGCACTTACTGATTGAGTGGTGCCCCCCGTGATCTGAGCTATCTCGTGTAGAGTCCTCCACTCCCCGTCGGACATGAGCATCTTGACCCTGTCCAGTTGAGACTTGAGTCGAGCATAGTCATGCCGCGGCTCGTAGGTTACTCCGTCAAACTGTGGCTTGTTTACGTGCCTTGTTCCAGTCACGTTTCTTCACCTGTGCCCACACAGAGCTGTAGAGGTCTACGAAGTCGAAGCCGAACATCGTGCAAAGGCTTTGTACAACCACAATCACCTGAGTGAAGTGCCTCTTGCCCTCCGCTCGGTGCTTGGCCTCCGAGCCTCTGATCTTATGCTCTGACTTGAGGTGATGATGGCTGATGCGCCCGACAGCTTGAGACAGACTGAGTAGAGCTCCTCGAATTTCATCCAGAAACTCTCCCTCGCTGGAGTACTCATCTCGGTACCTACCGAAGTCGCGGCCTTTGGCGAGGTGCTCGATCTCGGACATGCGCCAGTCCATGCGGTTGGCGTAGTCGCATCCAAAGATGACGATGTCTGCCAATGAGTCGGCGATCTCGTCTTTGACCTCTTCCAGTTCCTTATGGTGGAAGAAGAAAGCCTCACAAGGCTCGATGAGCTCACTGACTTCCTCCATGAGTCCAAGGAGAGGTTGATAGGGTGGGCCATCCCCAAAGTTCTTCTTCGACCAGGGGAGATGCTCCTCTTGGAGCTGGGCAAGGGTAACCTTCTGGGTCATAGTTTCTTCTCCACAATCTTGGGTGCGGCCCGTCCAGACTCACCACCCATATTGGATGCTAGTTTCTGTGCATCGACATTCGTCCGCTGCATGAACATCAACGGTGAGTACGCTGGAGGGCAGATGAGAATCTTCGATGCTTTGGTTGGGACATAGGACATTCGCAACCGGCCTTTCTCTAAGTTGCTCGTGTCGTAAACAGCGGCATACGTAGCTGCATGCTTGAACTTCAATCTAGCGAGGTAAGTGCCGAGCCTCTGACCATCAGAGAAAGACACTTTGTACTCGCCTGTAGGGACGTTGGTGAGTCCCTGCACTGTGACCACGAGGTGGTCTTCCGCATTGACGTCGTCACGAACAGCTTCGTTACGCACACCAATGAAATTTGGAACCGGGTCCTCTTTGATTTTCGGCTTGGGTTTCTCTAGTTGGTTCCATGGGAAGTCCAGTGGGTTCACAGGATGTCCCTAACCCGAGCCCAAGTGAATCGAGGTGACCAGGTCACATTCTGATTGTATGGAGTGTCATAGAGATACGCCGTCCCATCAGGATGCTTGAGATGCCAGCCGACCACATTCTTTGGTCGGTCATCGATGATGTAGTCACCGGGCTCCTCGGACTTGTCCTTGGCGATGGTGACCTCATCCTCCTCAAACCCAAAGTGGCGCTTGAGCCACCGCTTACGGACCTCTGCCCAGTCCGGACAAGAAGGCCAAGGCGACGTGATGACATGGAGGTCATGCCCGAGCATGTGCAGATACTCCACACCGCCTTTGGCGCCGTCCACCACTGGCATGGAGTCCCACCACTCTGGATCGCTGAGTCGAGCGTAGACTGCCCCTCGTTCCTTCTTGGGGTATAGTTTGATGATATCCCAAGAAGGATTTCTTGGGAGCTCAAGTGGGAACTCCTCCAACAGGTGCTCACAGAAATCCCCAAGCACCTGGTCAGAATCCAACAGACCTCTAATCGTCTTCGACACCGGGTTCACCCTTCGGGTTAATGTAATTCTCGTGCTGCTTGACGATGCCGTCTAGTAACTCTTGGAGCCACTTGGCTGGGTCGGCACACTCCTCCCCAGTGCCGTGCTCTTGAATGTAGTAGCAGCCCTGCCTAAGTACGCGGGCCACTTTCTTTGTGTCCTCGATGCTCAAGGTCACTTCAGCACAGCCCCTACGCTCATCGTAGAGTGCCACGCTGCCAGGTCTCCCCTTGGGCTCCAGAGGCTTCTTTGGAAGGATGTGGGTGCAGGCGTACCGAATAGATTCCAGACTCTCATCGGATACCTTGAAGTCGGCCTGTCCTCCCCACCGTTCCAAGACAACAATTCCACCCGGAGCGAACCCTCTAAGTTTTGTGTTGCCAGCCATCAGACGTTATCCCAGTCGAAGACGTCAGTCGGCTTGCACTGACCCTTGATGCATTGGAGCACCAAGAGCTGTGCATTGAGGGCCTTGTTGCGCGGGTACTTCTTCAGCTTCCCACGCACGAGGTCCTCTAGCTTGCGGCAACGCTCAGATGCATCAGCCGCAATCTTGTATGGCGGGGGAGTGTTGGCCACCGTATTACTCTGGAAGCTGAGTTTGGTCTTGACCTTCTTCCCCTTGTTCTTCGCCTTTTCTCGAGCCTCGCTGATGATGCGGTCGCTCTGCTCACGAGTCTTACCCGTGACCTTCTTGAGAACCTTCTCTTGGTCCTTCTTGGGGAGCTGAGCGATCTTGGCTGCAGTCCGAGTGGACACACCACCCTTCTCAGGTGACTTCTGCGCTGCTTTCTTCAATACCGATGACGCCTTCTTCTTCACCGTCAGGAACTCCCGCACAGAGCGGACGTTGACTGAGAGAGCTTTGGCAACCTGCTCAGCTTTGACGCCAAGCTCCTCGAACCTCCTGACAGCCCTTTTCATCTCTGACCTGTTGAGAGGCTTACGCTCTTTGTTGCCGGCGACAGCTACAATCAGAGCCGCAGAGTCACTCATGACCCCGCGGTCTAGCACAGGAATCTTCTTCATCTTGGCTAATTGAGCCGCACGGTACCGTCGTTCTCCATCGACGATGGAGTATGCGAACTTGGTCTTGGTGGGGTTGTAGATACGACGGACGATGATGGGATAGATGATCCCATTGTTCTTCACGGAGGCGACGAGTTCCGCGTCAGGTTTGATGTTGGCTTCACTTCTTGGGTTCCAACCCTTTGCCACGCTTATCTTCGATAAGGCGACGTCCAGTAATCCTTCTTGGATTTTGGTTGGTACTTTCTTCCTCGCTGCTGGCATTCTGGTCTCCCTTTATCAGTATGTCAGGGTCACCCAGATTCTCTGCTGGATGAACAAGTTGTATGTCATTTGGGTCACTCATTGCCGGCGAGGAAAACTCCAACGCAGGCATTTCATCTTGGTGGTAGTACCTTTCCAACCCAGGGATTTGTGGTAGCTCCCCAGTGAAGGTTCGGTATACCTCGATCATCAGATACATCAGGCGATCTGGTCCTGCTATTCCCATCCCGAACTCAGTGAGCGCGGTGAGGATGAGCCTAGTCGCCTTCTTCTTCCTCTTCCAGTCGAGCAATTTCTTCATCAGTCAATGCCTCTATCTCCCAGAGTTGACCGTTGACCCAGGCCACCTTCGTGGGCCGACCTGTGCCAATGATGGGCCGGACCTTCTTGAATGGTCGCTCTTCCTCACCTTCTTTCAAAAAGGCTCCCTGCCCAAAATACACATGGACAGGATTTGCAAGAGCTACTTCTTGGTCCGCATCGACGATGAGTGTTGCTTGACCGTAGAGCTGTAGTCCCTTCGCCACGAGCTCACCAATGAAGTAGCGGGCGTCCTGTCGATCTAGGTCCTCTACTCTGATGGTGTTCAGCGCCTCAGGGGCTTCGTCTTGTTCGAGCATTTGGCCTCCCTTCAGTCATCTCTAAAATGATGGCCAGCATAGATCAACGATAATGAGTCTTCCGCTGCCTCAGTTATACCCGCGGGCGCACTACCCTTTTCACTAAAAAACTGACCGGGTCAGCTTTGAGTCTTCAAGTCATCGTATTACTTGAAGAAATGAAGCCCCACCCGAACCGGAGAAGCCGGGTGGGGCTAGAAGTCAACACGCTCGGGAGACCAATCCTTAGCGCGCCGACAACCTACGGGCTGGGGTTGGAGATCCTGGGATGGTGACTACGCGGTCCCTGAATCTGTTTCAACTTGTTCTTGGGGGCCTGCAGCTTGAGCAAACGACCCTCCGTACCGTGCGGAGTAGTCACCTGTTGGTGTGCGTTGTTCGCCTCTGTCAAACCAGGGATGGCCGGAACCGTGGCCGCCCGCTTGGTGAGCTCAGAGGCCAGCTTTGAGCTCCGCAGCAGCATCTTACGACCCCGCCCTGAGTAGCCTGCCCCTGCCGAAGCCTTCCTGCATAGCGTACTGAGCGGCGTCTTCAGCGCCACTACGAAGCATGAAAGGGCTCTTCGCTGAGGTGGGGGCTAGCTTGCTATGCAGCCACTTGCCGGGGCCTGACGCACCAGAGAGAGCTTCTTGGTAGCGCTTGCCTAGGTCCGCAGCTCGCAGCTTCGGGCTCTTGAGAGAATGCCCAATGCCTTCACCGGCAGGTGTGAACTTCATCGACCGGCCGGTTTCCTTTGCTCGAGCAAGAGCGGTGTCCCCATACTGCTTGGCCAAGGCGGCAGACTCATCCATCAGGCCCTTGGTCTTCTTCAGGGTGGGAACGACCTTTGACCCTAAGCCAAACAGAGTTGACTTGAGGCCAGCGATCTTCACCAGCTCGTCTGCGAAGGCTGAGTATATGGCTCCGTCCATAGTGGTCTCCCGTTCAGGAACGGACGTTAACCGAGGCCGAGAACTTCTTGATCTGCAGCATCGAGACCAACCAGCGCCAAGGCGCTGACCGCGATGGGAACCGCACGCTCGAACTGCACACCGACATTCTCCTGGATGATTGTGCCCTGAGCATCCGTGGCAATGGTGTGATTCGGGATGTAGCTGGACTCCATGTAGACCGCGCCCACGGTATCCTCATTACTGTCCCGAAAGTACGCCATGATGCCAATGGGCTGGTTGAACAGGTCTGAAGCCAGGTTCAGATACATGTTCTCGAAGCCCGGTGGGACCTTGACATTGTGGGCATTGGCAACGGTGAGAGCACCGATGTTGTTGGGGCCGATGACGGAGGGTACCAGAGTCGGCGGGAAGAGGTCCTGATAGTAGGCGTACAGAACGCGCAGGAGCGACGGGCCATGGTATAGCACTCGACTCAACCCGAGCTGACCGACAGTCCGCCCTGAGATGAAGAAGGACCTCTCGGACCCCACTTCCCAGATTCGGTTGAACTGTCGGTTGTGGCTCAGGTTGAAGTTCTGGACGATGCCGATGGGGAAGACGATCTCGTCGGCTACCCCTCCAGACAGTCCGTCGCCGGCAAAGGTGAGAGCTCCAACGTTCGCCAGTCGCGGCGGGCCTGCAGCAAGCAGGGTGAAGCTCGCATTCAAAAACTGACCGTCAACTAGGCCAGATTGAATGTACCTGTTGTACGGTTGCCATTGAGAGAGCCTAGCCACCATGTACCTCCTCCATGCCTTCTAAGATTAGGTTGCACCACCGAGTGAGCTCGCTAATCGGCATGGTTCTCTTCATAAAATTTACTCGATTACAGCACAGAACAACATTGTTTTCCGTTCTTGCACTTATGGAATTCGCCCAAGGGATTCCAGACGCGGCACTTCGTACACTCTTTGCCAAGAGATGTAACCGTTGCCACTTGTGTCTGGTTAGCCACCTGAGCTCTCTCCTTTACGTTCTAGCCTACCAGTTCCTCTATCCTACAGCGATACTCAGCGGTAGGTGATTTCGAGGAAGACCTTGTCGGTAACCACCGGGTCGGTAGCTCCATCATCTAGGCCCACGGTCACCGCATTACGAGCCGGGACATTGGTCAAAACAATGGAAGCCGCCTTTCCAGTGACATCCACATCACCCGCTGCATCGGTGACGTAGAGAACCTGTGAGCTCACAAGCTCGCCGGGGGCTACTACGTCAAAATCAGTAGCGAGATTGACAGCATCGACGTCGATCTCATGGACGACCTTCTTGGTGCTGACATTGCCGCCAGTGCGATTCAGGTTCTCATGGTCCCACGTCGCAGTGTCTGTGAGACTTTCTGCCAAGGCCACATTGGGCTTGGGACCAGGCAGAGGGTCTCCGCCGGGCTTGTTGGACCACTCGACTCGCAGGAAGTCAGTGTTGTAGGCCGAGCCCCTCACATTCTCCTCCCCGTGGCCAGAAGACTCCGTGCCAATGGTAGAGGTGCGGTTCATGGCCGCAATGATGTTGAGGAGCTGCTGAGCAGCACTACCGCCGACCAGGACCTCAATGCCGCCAGCCACGCCGGCGCCGATAGTGTCCACGAACTCGTAGACGTCCCCGCCGATGGTGACCGTGTCACCTTCCGTAGCTTGGACGTCGAGCTGGAGATGGGCAGCGGCTACTGCAGCCCCGGAGACTTCTGCCTCCATCGCTTGAAAGCCCTCATCGACGTCGCCGCGTAGGTCATTGACCTCGCCAGACAAACCGCCACTGCCACGAACCAGGTGTGCGAGCTCCGGGGACTGAGCCCCAAAAGATCTTGAATCTCCCATGGGTATTCTCCTTATTACACCTAAATCACAAGAGTGATACGGATGAAATTTGCAGGGAAGGGTACATCCAAGGTGATGTCTACCAGAATCGTGTCTGGCTGGTCAGCATCCTGAATGATGTTGTTGATATCCGCTCCGATCAAAACCCCAGACTCCGACAAGAAGTCGAGCTGCCCCTGGATGACCGTTGAGAGGTTATCCAGGAACGGCTGGGTAATGTTGGAGCGGCCGATGAAGTTCCGCAGGCCAGACCGGAGGAACTTCGCTGTGAAGTCCACCACCTTGGTGATGGACAGCTCTCGCTTTTCAATGGACGTGGTGTCCGTAGAGAGCTGGTGTCGGGCAATGACTGGAGCTCCCTGAGCATCCTGTACCAGGATGTAGACACCACCAGCAGCGATGATGTTGAGCTGACTGTTCTTGAAACGGTCATTCGACCCAACGATGCCGGTGAGTCCCGTGATCGGGAAGTTGGTGAAGCCCTGCTGTGGTGGCTGCTGCCCCACCATGCCGACGATGCACGCCGTGGCGTAGTAGCCCTCCACCAACTGCTCGAGGCCCGTGGTGTTGATACGGACCTGGTCAGGGAAGACGTAGAACGCACGGCGATTGCCGAAGGCAGAGGCCGCAGTTTGAATCGTCTCCGAGACGAGCTGATTGTCGGGGTTGGTTGTTCCCGCAACCAGGAGCTGCTCTCCGCGAATCCTGACCGACCAATCATCGCTGATGACGGTGCTTGGGAAGGCAGTCTCAGCATAGAAGCCGTCAGGATTCTCTCCCGTAGCAAACGAGGTCCGGACCTTGACCAGCGTACCGGAGACAACTTCCGTGACGAGGTAGTTGTTGTCATCCCCGCCGAGGTCGAGAAAGATCTCATTCTCGATGGCCCCGGTGGTTGGGTTGAGGGGCAGGTTGGGGTCCAAGCCTTCAGCAATGAGCTGGGGAGCCAGGTTGACCTCAACCGTCACCTCGTCGGGTGTGGCGGTGGTGTTGGCATCGGTACCCGAGCCAACGATGGTGTCCACCGCACGATCTGGGATCTCCGGATTGAAGAGGTAGATGCGCTCGCCCTTGTTCTCGGGCTGAGACATTGCATCAACATGAGTGATGCCGGTCTGGTGTACCACTGAGAGCTGGGACGCCGTGGCCAGCGCGTAGACCTCTTCATTCTCCAAGAACTCGAAAGCCTTCGCATAGCCCACAGGAGTGCCGTCTGGGGCGTCAGCAGACGTTTCAGGCACGCCAATGGCAGACACAGTCACCGATGGTGCGTTGAGTAGCGACAGAAAGGTCATCAGAGACCCGGGGTTGTCGGTGCTGATGGGAGGAGCCACCTGCTCGAGCGTGGTCACGTCGTCGAACGTGAGTAGCGCCGGATCGTCGGCATCGGGGCTCAAGTCGAGCCGCAAGCCCTTGTACGCAATGGAAATGGGGGCAAACCCCGGGTTGAAGGGGGTTCCGGTCAGGCCATCTCTCAGGATCTGCCCCTGCAGAAGGACGTTACCATTGATGTCCACGGCCATGTCGGGCGCAGGCCGTCCATTGCCTACCGTAGTGGTGTCATCGGTGAACCCAAGGATGGGGTTGGAGGTACCGTCACCCACAGTGACCTCAGAGGCCTCTCCCACCTTCTGGCTGGTGAGCTCCAGGAATGGAGGCGCGTCGCTCGAGGCAGCGGCCACGCCAGGCGTGAGCTCATTGATCTTGTCGAGGACTTGCTGGAGAGAGGTACCGTTGTCATCCTCGTCGGTTGTGAAGGTGACTTGGTAGACCCGAGGATTCTGGTCCAGAGACCAGCGGAACGAGGTTCCGTTGAGGTCGGTATCAGTACCTGCATTAAGAGTCGGAGGTGTTGCATCCCAGAAACCAGCCGAATCGGCCGTGAGATTGATGGATGCTGTGGTGCCTACATTGGCATTCCGAGTACGGAAAGAGATGTGGCCACCCGTGGCACTGGGCACACCGGCCGCATCAGAGCGGTAGGCCTCAGTGTAGCTGGCCTGCGAGTTGAAGTCTGCCACGATGGCATCTTCATCCCCGTTGACGCCAAAAGTGATGGTCTCAGCGCCCTTACCGACACCCAAAACGGTGGGTGTATACGTGATCGACTCGCCGCCAGCCGTGGAGCCCAAAGGAGCCAAGCTGACGAAGAAGGCGGGGGTGCCGGGCTGGTACCGGATGTTCTCCCCGACGTCGCCCACAGGCAAAGAGCTGAAACCCAGCGTCATGCCACCGGTCTGGGCCACCAAAGTGAGAGAGGCCCCACTGCCTGTGTTATCGGCCTTCGTGCGAAGACCAATGTGGGTGACGATGGAAGCATCCACTTCATCACCCACATCGTTGGCATTGAACGCTTCGAAATCGATGTCAGGGGTGCCGTTGATGCCGGCGATAATGGCAGGAATGTCTGCCCAACCTGCTCCTGAGCTCACCGTCTGAGTGGCCTGGACCTCCCCGTCCACGATCACATTGACGTCGAAGGTCTCTGAAGCGCCAATAGGCGTCGTGGGAGTAGCCTGACCTACGATGAACGCAGGGGTAGCGTCAGCGGTCTGCTGAGTGCCCGTCTGGGTCGCTGCTGAGCTTGCCGTGGGGGCCGGGAAGGTCAGATCGTTGGCACGCAACCACACTCGCCGCGGGGCAAAGCCTGCATCAGCCGACAGGAGGTTTTGCTCGACCTCCATGGTGAGGGTGTCGGACTCCACAGCTTCGATGTCCCCAATGAGTACACCGTCGGCAACGACAGAGTCACCAGCCAAGATGTTGGAATCGTTGAAGTTTGGAGCAGTAATGACAGTACTATCACCGGCACTGAGGAGCTTCTGGGTGGTACCTTCGTAGACCTGCAAACGAGGGCTCTGAAGGTCACTGTCACTGTCATCAGAAGCGTAGAAGCCCGAACCTACGGCGATTTCGTCCTCGGCCGCAGAGAAGCCCAGGCCGTCAGCCACAGCATTGGCAGAACCCGTGCTGCGAACAACGACAGATGCTCCTGCGCCATAGCGGGTGGATCGGAGGCCTAGGACATCCGCAGCGCCTCCTACGACGTCACCAGTGACTGCCAAGCCCGGGATTACAGCGTTGATCTGGGTGATAACTTCGGCCAGCGTGAGCGTGCCTCCTGAGATGGCCGCTGCGAAGGTGATGGTGACGTCATCGGCCACGGGAATATTGCCCGCGGTCACCGGTACCGCTGTGTGGCTGTCGATATTGAGGATGAGGGTACGGCCATCCACGTCGAAGCCGCCGCCGGGCTCAGAGGTGGCCCCCAAAACGAAGGGACGAGTGGCCACGTCGGGATCGAGGAACGACGTCAAAAATGCCTGTTCACGAGAGATCTCGATGAGGGTACCGCCAAAATCGAAGAAGGTGCGGATGGTCTCTTCGTCTACATCGACCTCATCAATGTTGCCTCGAGGAGAGGGGAAGGAAGACTGGGAGACACTGAGCTCGAGTTGGTTGTAGTTGTCCCCGATGACGGCTTCATCGTTCAGGGTGCCGTCGGTGTTCAGGACCTCGATGACCTCGAAGAATGGTGCAATGTTGCATGGAACGAGGGTCGGAGTGACGATGGTCGGTGAAACCGACTGAAACTCTTGTACGACCTCTACGCCTGGTCTGGGAAGTTGAGCCGCCATGGGTTACTCCTCGTCAACAGGTTCTGTTTCAACAACTGTTTGGACGAACGCTGTCTCAGGTGGATCTAACGGCACCGTATTTACTGGCACCCCTTTGACAGCGGGAGGACGCAGTTTGTTCTGCCTCCCTGCAGAGTATAAAGGCGAAGCCGAGTCCACCCTCAGTGACAGCTGCATGCGTCTCCAAACTTCAGACGGTTTCTTTATACGCCACTGGGGCTGCCAATAGAACGGAATATTTACGACCACCTCTACCAATTCGTTCTCTGACAGTGCCCCATCGCGTGAGGCGGCAAATTGAGTGACCGGCCCTTCAGGAGAAATGTTGTGCTGGACCCCCACATGATGGAGCCCACCTATGCGCATAAGTATGCGTCGTAGTTGGTTTGTCGAGATAGAGGCGAAGAACGCGATTCTCCGGGCGACCACGCCCTCTTTGGCCTGGCAGTGGTAGGACATGGTCATCGGCATTAAATCCGTATGTTGTCGCTCACCGGTCGAAACCTGCAATTTTTGGAGCTGATCTAGCCCCATCCCGGTCCACCGACCGCCGCCAAGTACACATGTTATGTGCGGTCTTTTCTCAATCTCCTCTAGCTTGGGCTTCTCACCCGTGATGAGAAGCTCTGTGGTGGTGAGATCGGGCCGCCAACGCATCCCGCTTCCTTCGGGGACATCTCGGAAGAGATTCTGCAGGAAGTAGACGAACAAGCGCTGCAGGTAGGTCATCGGATCGTTGGCGAGGGAGTCGTTGCCCTCGTTGTTTGGGTCGATCTCGAAATTACCGACTGTTACGCTTTTGCGGGGCATCGAACACCATCTTCGTGAGTTTATTGTTCAAGTGAGCTCCAAGGAGCCCCGTACCCACTGTAACACCAAACAGTAGTGCTGGGTTCTTGGCAATCGAGGGGGCGATTTTAGGGATGATCTTCTTGCCCGCTGCCCAGCCCAACGCTGTGCCTAGGCCAAAGCCCGGAGCGTGCTTGAAGATGATGTTCTTGGCGACGCGAGCAGCCTCTTCCTTGAAGGACTCTTTCTCCTGCTTGTCCTTAGCGATCTTGAGGAGCTCATCGGTGAATGCAGCCATCTCAGTCATACGAACTGCTTTCCTTTGAGGAGGTCGTCCACCTCATTGATTTGCTCTGGCTGTAGACTATGTGGCCTCGTGAAAGACCTTGAAGGGGCATGCTGCCGCAACTGGTCAAAATTCACCGGCAGCGCATAGCGAACGTCATCCGTTGGTATCGCCCACAGGTCTACCTCCTGTCGCACTGTCGCTCGCAGCTTCTCGGTTGGGGTAATCTTCTCGATATTCCACCGCTTGTTCTCTGCCTCAATGATCATGTCCCCAGGTTTGAGTGGTGGGTACATGATGGTGCGAGCACTGGTCAACTTGAACTGGTGCTCCTTCAAATCGGTACGCTGTAGCACCTTGGGATTGGGGTCGATCTGCATACCGATAGCCAACGGCTTGGCGTAGCCGCCGACAAAAGCAGTATCAAAGCATGAGGCACAGTTCTGCTGCACTTGCCTGCCCAAGTAGTTACCTCGAATACCCTCATCCCAGCAGCTCTTGCAGCGCTGACCGAAGGTGAGCCGTGGGTAGTGGAAAACCAATCGACCCGCCCACTCTCTCAAGAGAAGGTGCTCTCGACGAGCAATCTCCAGTGCAACTAGGTCAGGCTGCGCTCGTAGCCACTCAGGTCCGTAGATCTCTTCTCGGCCAGTAGGCCGGTGGACCGTCTTGATTCTATAGAAGTAGGCTCGCCACTTGTGTAGGCGGTTCACCTCTGGGTCGCGAAAACGGTAGGTGTTGTAGAAAGGACCAGCAAGGGTCTTGTAAGGGCCCCCCATGCCGTCAACGCTGCGCTCTATGTAGAAGTCATACTCTTCTATGCGGGCGTCATCAAAGGAGTTGAGCTCCCAGAAGATGTCCAGGTGGTCCAAGTCATACGCTTGGACTTTGATCTTGGTGACCTCAACGGACACAAAGGCTACTCCTTACTACGAGGAGTATACCCCATTGCCCGAGCCACGGCGCCAGCGCCGCGCTGTGCGCCCACGTTGTGAGCCTTCAAAGCACGAAGGATGGTGAGAGCTTGGTCGGCTGCAGCCTCTTCTTCACCATGTTGCTTTCCGCCCCTGGCGCCGAGGAAACCACCACCTCCTGCACCCAACAACCCGCCAGCAACAGCACCCGGTACCCCGCCGATGCGGTGACCAAGGTATCCAAGAGCACCGCCACCTAGAAGACCGCCACCGACTCCACCTGCGACGGCTCCTCGACGGCCACGGGACTTGATGTCCTCACGGCCTTTGGCCTCCTCTAGCGACTCCCGGAGTTCCGACATTGGTACCGGAACCCCGCCCACATTGATGTGGGGAGCAGCAGAGATCTTAGAGAGGAGCTTGCTGGCAGTCTTCTCAACGGGCTTCATCGAGTCATCAGCCTTGCTGTCCAGGTGGGAACCGCCCTTCAAGTCGTTGTAGGCTTTCGAAGATTTCGTGCTCGCGAGGTAGCTCTTACCATGAGAAGGCTTCTTGTCGAGGGTGTCCCCACTTGAGGCAGTGTCTTTTGCAGCACTAGACTTACCCATCATGTAGCCAGCACCCGCTCCACCTGCAACTCCTGCGGCAGCTAGTGGGTTTCGCTTCACAGCATAGGTACCGAGCTGCCCAAGGTTCTTGGCCGCTTGTATTGGGTCGCCGCCCTTCACAGCGGTACTCACTGCTTGACCAGCACCCGTAGCTTGTTGTTTCATGCCCTTCACTGCTTTACCGCCCACAGTGCGGGCATCCATCAGGCTCTTCGGCCCTCTCTTGACTGATTGCTTTCCAGCCTTCAGTGCGGAGCCTCCAAAGGTCCTCAATCCCTTGAGGACCGCACTGACGCTCGCGTCCTTCTCCTTGGTTAGGTACTTCTTGGCAGCTTCCGGAGAGAATTCAGCGCTGAAGCCACCCCATGTAGGCGTGATGCCTCTTTCGGCTAGCCACTTTCGATCAGCTTCAGCGAGCCCCATGGTAGAGCCTATGCCGCCACCTAGGAGGCCACCGCCAACTCCGCCGGCACCAGCCCCAACCAGTGCAGAGGGTAGTTTGGCCCCTTTTCTGGCGAGCAGAGCCCCTAGGATAGTGCCCGCGCCAGCTCCAATACCACCGCCATAGCCCATGCCCTTGAGGCCGCCTTTGAGCGAACCAATCCGTCGATTCCCAATCAATTCAGGGTGGGCTAGCAGCTTGTCGGACCCTTCAGCACCGGGAGCTCGCATTGCTCGAGACACACCCTTCTGCTTTTCCCACCAGCTTGGATCTTCAGCAGCCTTGTCCATGCCGGCGATGACCTGGTCCATTTTGTTGAGAATCTCAGGGTCAGGGAGATTTTGAGCAGACGCCTTCTTCATCATGCCACAGGAGCACTTGTACATTTCGCCCGTCTTGGTCATCTCGCTGCCACACTTGGGGCAAGTCTGTTCGGCGACCTTGACGCCAGCGAACTTGATGAGCTCTTCAGTGCTGACGTTCTCGAACATGCGATGCTCAAATTGCTTCTGCTCTCGCTCTGCGTTGAGCCTGCTCAGGTAGTCATCCAGCATAGTAGCCTCCTTGTTGTGGCCGCGAAGGTTTCTTCAGAGCCATATACCCTGCGACGGGGGCACCTAGGAAGGCACCACCTATCACAGTATCGAGTGTTTTGTTCATCCAATCAGGATGAGGAATTGCTTTGCCGGCCTTCGGCGCGCTCTTCATCGCCTTGGTTCCGGACTTTGCGACTTGTCTGCCAGCAGGTAGTAGCCTCTTGAGCTGACTCAAGAACGCAGCCTTCTCAATAGCTGCGAGCTTCACCCATCCACACTTCTTGCACTCTACGCCGTTCTCGGTCTCAACCTTCTGAGTCCCGCACTTCTCACACTTGCCCAGTGCAGAGAGCTTTAGAAGCCGACCAAAAAGACCAGGGTCACGTCGTTGATTGAGCCGCTCGTTCATTCTCTGAGTTTTAGCTCGGGCTGCTTCCGCAACTTCAGGACCATCTTCTTTCCGCCACTTCATACGAGTCACGGCATCAGGTAGATCACCATGCTCTTGCACGTAGGCAATCTCCTTCTCTTCGAAGTTGGCCAACTTGGCCAGTATCTTACCGGCTTGAGTCATTAGGGGGTGAACCAGAACAAGAACCAACGACCATCGCGCTCAACGATCTGAACGATGTCGGTTTGAGCAATGACTTGGTCGTTAACGAACGTAACGAGCTCACCTGGGCTTTCAAAACTCTGTTGATTCATCGGTCTCTCCTACAAGTACCCGAAGAAGCTGTTGATGAAGAACAGCTCTGAATGGACGCCGCCCACATTGGGGCTGAAGAGGTTCTCAATATTCAGCGCAGTGAGGGCCCTCTGTTTCTTCTGCTCATACTCCGACTTTGCCATCTGCAGCCAGGCCATGATCATCTGGGGGTTCTCTGTCTGCACGTTGATGCCGCCATCCGAGTAGGCCAGGTAGTTGCGAAGGTGGAGGATGTTGAGCGACTCCATCGCAGTGATGGCCACCCCTTTCGTGAACAACGAAATCCACCCCCTCGATAATATCAAGTTGATGTCCTGACCAATGAAAGGCGGAGTCGATGCCCAGTCGGAGAGCGTATCAATCACAGCCCAGAGCAGGTGCCGCGGGCTGTGATCGAAACCATCGGTGAGTCTGTTGAGCTCTGGGTAGTCACGGAGGCGGATGCGGGTGTACTCCGCCAGCTTCAGGAGATTCGGGTCTTCTAGTTCCGGAATCGTCCCTAGTGCTGATGCCCCTACTCCGCTACCCTGACCGCTCACGGTCTACCTCCGTTTTTTACGACGCCGCCCGAACGAACTCCCTGAATCTTCGCCCTCATCGCTACCAGAGGACTCCTCGGACGAGTCTTCGTCCTTGGAGGTGTCTGCCTCAGCCTCAACAGGCTCCGCCTCGACTGCAACCTCTTCCTTCGGAGGCTCAACAGTATCACCCAACTTGACTTCCACCTTCTCAGCAGCCTCGCCAGCAGCATCCTTCACTGTCTGGCTGTGAGTACGGCCTACCCCCTTGGCGAGCTTCGCTCGAGGGGGCTTCTTCTTGCGAAGATAATGTGGAGGCGGGATCGGGCCGACGTGAAGGAGCTTGTTGTCGATGTCCTTTCGGGTCTTGTGAGCCTTTTTCAACCGCTCCTCATCAACCTTCACGCCCTGACCTGGGCGAAGGTTCTTCCCCAACACCATCATGTTCCGAGGGGTGGCAGAAGTAGTGGTGTCGTCGGTGATGTTCCAGACTTTGACTTGCTTGGGCATGACTTACTCCTCTCCCTCTTTCGAGGCTTCGAAGATGAGAGCCACCACTTCCTTCTTGGCCCGACAAGGGTCAACCTTCTCTGGGTCGATCTCAAACTCCTCTTTGGCCAGGGTCTTTAGCTCGTCGAGCTTCATGCCCAACATCTCCTTTTCGGTGATCTCCTTGGGTTCTTCACCCTCGGGGTCTTCGCCCTCATCGTCGCCCTCTTCCTTCGGAGGATCGACTGCGGTGTCTGCGCTCTCACTGGGAGGTGGATTGGCCTGACCAGTGGCTTCAGCCAACTTCTGGTCTTCGGACGCAGTTTCTTGAGATAGGGTTTGATTTTCGGTGGTGGGGTCTCCGCCCCCTTCGTCACCGTCGTCTTCCTCCTCCTCACCTAGGTCCGACTCAGAGTCACCGCCTGGGGCCGCGTTCATGTCGTTGGAGCCATCGACCAGGTCCTGCTGGAGCCCAGACTCGCGGAGCTCAAACTTCTCTGGCTCTTCGAGCTCAGGCTCTTCCGGACGTTGCTCCTTAACGGATTCCAAGAACGCAGCAGCGGCCTCCTCAGCCTCTTCGCCTTCAGCGTTCTCGACAACCTCTTGGGCCCTTTCCATGGCCTCTTCCCACGCCTTCATGGCCACGTGGTACCTGCGAAGGGGGGCTTCTGCGTTGGTCTGAGCCACCCACTGGCCGACTTCCTCCAAGAGCTCGCAGAGACTGTCGTAGGGGATGATGCGCTCTGACCGAGGGTCGCAGACCTCCAGAGAGCCTACTCGAACGTATTCGAGCAACCGCTCATGGTTCTCGGCGAAGTCACGAAGGTCGAGCTCCGTGAAGCGGCCACGACCTTTCCTTCGGAGACGTAGGCCGTTGTCCAAGATCACACCTTGGCGACGGTGCCCTGCTCGAGCGGCGCGCATGGTCCGAGTGCGAGGACTACGTGCCATGTGTCGGACCAACACATGGAGCATGGGTCGATTGGCGATCTCATCTCGGCGTTTGGCGTCAGCCTCGGCTGCGGCTGCGGCTTCCTCTTCTGCCTTGGCAGCAGCCTCCTCAGCCTCTTTGGCTTTGAGTGCCTCGAGCTGTTCCCGTTCCTCATCGGACATCGTGGGACTCTCGGCAGCGTCGTTCTTGTCTTCGGACATCTGGGGTCTCCTAAAATAAAGCCCCTGGGCTCGGACCGAAGCCCAGGCCCAGGGGCCACTCAATTCACAACGAAAACAGCTAGAGAAGTGCTCTTAGAACACTTGGACGTCGGGGAAGTGCAACCCGGCGTCAACCCGGTTGTTCTCCGCCCCGAGATCCTCCTCGGCTGCCGGCAACTTCGCCTCGAAGCCGGTGTCCGTCGCGGTCGGACGAACCGAACCACGATAGAGCTCCAGCTTCCGACAAGCTGCGATGTTGATGATCCCCATGCCGATGTCCTCCCAGGACTGCCAGGTGATCACGTTCGCAATCTTGTCGATGTAGAACTTGGTGTTGTTCAGGATGTAGAACTTCCCGAAGAACTGAGGCGACGTGAAGACGTAGACATTCCCCGTGCGGAGGATGTCGGTCTTCACAGTACGAATCACCTTGCGTCCCAGCAGGGTGTTGTACTTGTAGCCGTCCACCACGGTCTCGGACTGAATCTTGTCACCCATGTCCTCGACGGTCCACTGAAGGACGTCGTCGTGGTCGGGCTCCGTGATCAGCACTCGCTCAGACCGCAACCGATTCCCATCGAGCAGCTTGAACAGGTTCACGAAGTCCGGCCGTTGGATGGGCCGCACCAAGAAGTCCACACCGTCGGCGGCGAGAGCGAGCTCCCCCTTCACAACGCTCACCACCTGAGCATTGGGATCCAATGCGCGGATGTTGGTAGCGTTGTACTCCACCGTGGTCGTGGCGTTGGTCTCCGTCTGGAGAGCCTGGACCCCCGACTCGATGTGACGGGTGAACTCCCGGTCCTCGATCTCTTGGATGTCCTTGACGGAGTTGTCCTCGATGATCTTGGTGATCGGCATCTCGTAGGCCAAGAGCTCTTGCTCCGTCTTCTCGAACTTCTCCGAAGAGATCGTGAAGAACGGAACCTCTGCCTTCGGCCCGCGGATGAACCTCGCCGTGGGTTGGTCCCGGAAGGTGATAGCCATGGCGCGGCTTTGGGGCTCGACGTCCACGATCTTCACCAGGGTGTCATGGTTGACGGATCGCTGCGTGTCCGCCCGAGTGACTTGCTCGGGTGGTAGGACGTGTCGTGCATATGACACCTCACGCAGACGGTCGCGGATCCAAGAACCACCCATCTCTGCGACCTTCTGCTTCCCTTCTTGGGAATCGAGGCGGGTGTTAAAAAGCTCAATGTTCGCTTGAACCAAACTCATTTTCGAAAACTCCTTGTTCGAGTCTTAGTTTCTAGTTCCCTAGCTTCCTAGTTCCCTAGTCCCCGCTCTTACGGATTGCTCCGAACGAAGCGCAGAAAGCCACCATTATTCGCCGGCAGGCGAGTAACACGTCCGATTTCGTACCCCGCGGACAAGAGCCCGAGGCCACGACGGATGACACCGCCGATGTCGAGATCGAAGACCGAGACCGCGGAACCCACCACCATGGAGGTGGAATCCATGATGAGGGTGTCCGCCTCGTACCCTCCCAGGTACAAGAAGGGACCCTTCTGGATCGCTTGGGTATCGTAGCGACCTCGCTCTGCGAAGTAGGCGTAGGACGGGACCGTAGCCTCGTCCGTCAGATTACCCGCGTTGTTTCCGCCGCGAGCCATCTTGTACGCCGTATCGAGCTGCAAGAACTCGCCCTCTACGAGGGGACGGACGTCATTGGGATTTAGGATTGCTGGAGCTGCGAGCTCAAACGGACGACGATGAATCGTCTGAAACTCGCTCACGAGCTTGAAGTTGATAGCCATTGGTAGATACCTCCAAAAAAGATTTCCGTTTAAGGGTTACTTGGCTGGCCTAGACCCTTACGACCCCCGAATGTCCTCGCCGGTTTGAATGAAGTGCACGAACGGGTCGGCACCACCGCCGGGTACGGCGTCGTCCGGATTGCCAAAGAAGTTGCCCTGGGGAGCCGCCATCTTGATGGCTTCCTCAGTTGCATCGAGGTTCTTGGCCTTCTTCAAACCCGCGATCTTCTGATTGAGATCCTTGTCTGAATCGAGGCCCTTCTCCTCCATCTGTTGTGCAATCTTGACCACACGCTCGTGGTGGGTCCGATCATTGAGCTCCTGTTGAAGCTCAGCGTTCTTTTCCACCAACGTCCGAATGGTTGCCCCCGCAGTCTTGAGGAGGGCAGCCGCATCGCTTGAACTTACCTTCTGCATTGCTGTCACTGTTCCTTTCGCCACTGGGGCAGGTTTAGGCCATGGGCATCGGAGGAGGAGAACCAGCGCCGGCCATGCCGCCGCCCATGGACATACCGCCCATGCCATCCTTCTCTTCAGGCCCAACTCCCTCCGCCGGAGCTTCTGGCGGGACACCTTCAGCGCCTTCGGCTTCCGCCAGCATGAGTTCAGCCGCAGCCAACTCTTCTGGGGTCACCCCAGCCGCAGCAGCGTCAATGGCTTCATCGGACGGAGCGCCTTCTGCTCCTGCTGCTCCCTCTGCTTCTAGGGCCGCCTCAGGCGGGACCTCATCGTCAGGAGGAGCAGCGAGCTCGCCACCATTCGGAGGCACGCTCCCACCCGCTTCATCCATGGCACTCTTTGCCTTGGCTAGTTTTTCGGCGCCTTCAGGGGATCCCTGGAGACGACGGAGGAGCTCCCTTGCCGCGGAGATCTTCACACCCGCACCGGAGGTGTTGTCCAACGACTGCTGGAGCACATTGTCATTGGCCGACGAGTGCGCCTTCTCAGAGAGAAGCTCGCCCATAGCCGACCGAGTATTTTGAGTCTTCGCCTGTTGCTTGGTCGCATTCATGGCCGCGTCATTCGAGTTGACCAGGTCACGACCAACGCCCTCACCAGAGGAGGGGGCGCTGCTGCGAGGCGTGTTGCTCCCGGCTTCCGCACCCTGGGACAGTTGCGACGGTTGCCCAGCCTCAGACTGGAGAACCGGCGTTGTGCCCGCAGAGATGGTCGCTGGGAACAGCGCGTCCTCAGCCTCTTTCTTGAGGCCGAGATGACGAGTGATGAGAGCCTTGGCTTCCTTCTCGGGGTACCCCGAGTCCATGGCTTCCTTGAGCAGCGCACTGGCTTGCTTCAGGGTCTCCCCGGAAACAGTCTCGGCACCAGGCTTGGCCTGGTCTTGTGCTGCCACAGTGGCTTTCGCCTTCGCTTTGAGCTCTGCTGGCAGCGCCTGCATCTCTGCTGCTCGCTTCTGGATCATGACCAGGCCGGTATTGGCGGAGATCTTACCCTCCTTCACCATGGTCTGGATTTGGTGAGCTTCCTTAGTGAGCTGCGCGGCAGTCTTCTGAGTGCCAGTGCTCTGATCCCCACCGGGTTGCTTCAGGAGAGTGTCCGGCTGCTCGGCCATCATCATCTCCTTGTTGCTCTCCAAGGCTCCGCTCGAAGAGTCACTGGGGAAGGTGTTCTCGGAAGGACCCACCGACTTGGGCGATTGGTGCGCCGGCATAGCGTCACCGCTCTGGCCAGCTTCCATGACCCCATCACCCTGAGCGTTGTTCGGCTCAGAGGGAACGGCATTCGAGCCGCCTACGCCAGTGCCCCCGCTCTCAGGAGTCACCGTTTTGGGAGACACAGAATCTGAGTTAGCCTCCTGAATCTGGTGCTGCTTGTCCTGAGGCTGATCACTGAGGTCGGCCGCCCTCTTCAACATGGCGCTGCTGATCGCCTCGAACTCCGCCAACTTCTCTTGGGGAGAGCGAGTGTCGTTGACCATGTGAATGTTCTTGGCCAGGTGGTCACAGGCGTCTGCGATCTTGAGAAACTCTTCGTTCGTGCCGGCGAGCTTCTGCTTTTTAGGGGGTGTTGAACCGGCGGGCGCAGCAGTCTTGTTCATTCCCGTGTCTTTCAACTGGGAATGAGAGTCTTCCAGCACCTGCGATACCATTTCGTAAACGGTGACAGTCATTGAGGTCTCCTTAGGATCTCACGGGCGGCGGAGGTACTGCCTTTGACGTCTGAGTCGTCAAAGAGAACGCCGCCGACGGCGGTTTGTTATGGACCATTGTGTAATTCTGAGCCTTCGCCTCTTCCTTCAGGGGACTGGGAGGCGTGGTCCCGCGAGATGTTCCGCCCGCGATGTTCGTGCCTTTGTAGCTGGACTTAGTCTCGGCAACATTGGAAGCATCGCTTCCTGTGCCCAGGTTTGCCAGCTTGGCAAGTTCATCAACGAACGAAATCATCTCTACGGAACCCATCGACTCAGTCTTACTCCAGGTACCCGCTCTCCTTGAGCAACTCGATACCCCGGGCCTCAACTGCGGCAGCCAACTTGGCTTCCAGCTCCTGGTCAGACGCTTCGGGCGCCTGTTGCTGCGTCTCGATGCCAGCTTCTGCTAGCTTCGCCAGCGCCCACTCCGTCGCCATCTGATCGAGAGCAGACATTTGCTTCTCAGCCGCTGCGCCCTTCTCGATGCCAACATTGGCCCGGAGCTGAGAGATCAAGTCGTTCTGTGCAGACGCGGTCTTCTCAGCCGCAGCAGGAGCTCCCATGGGAGCGAGGTGGTCGGAGAACCCCTTGTCTTGAGCAGTCTTGCGAATGCTCCCGAGCTCTTGCCACATCGAGTGAGCCATCACACGGCCGGCGCGGTCTGCCGCTGCCATCTTCTCCGCTTCTGACTCACCCTCCTCCTTCTTCTCTTCTTTCTTCTCTTCCTTCTTCTCTTCCTTCTTCTCCTTGAGCTCAGGCGGCATCTCACCACCCATCGCTTCCTTCACGATGGCGGAGTCGTTGCCCCAGAAGTGGTGGGCCAACTTCACGACGTCATCGCCGCTCAACTTGTCCACGTCCACTCCCTCTGCCTGCATTACGTTGCCCAGCATGTGAGCCTCGGCGAGTTTCTCAACGTCGCTTTGGCTGGAAGAGGTACCAATCTCTTGATTGGTGTTGAAGATCTTAGTCAGGAAAGGATCCATACTCATGTTCTCTTTCTCCTAAAAATGGTGAGGTGACTACCTCGTTGGATGTTTCCTCCAAGTTCCACGCTGGCACCTCTGCAAGGATGAGGTTCCTCTCATGCCTACGATCTAAGCAGGAAGAATGACTTCTGGTGGCCCCTTGCCCGTCCACACTTTGTGGCCTGCGACAAGAAGGTCGTCGAACAATTCCTTGGACCGAGGATGCTTCATCAACTCCCTCAGTCCGGCGCCCACCCCCATGGTGGTTAGCCACGGATGCTCCGCGACGAAACTCCTGAGCGCTCCCATCTCTTCCCCTCGGCGTTGTTTGCCTTGGAGATGTGCTGAATACATCATTGTGATGGGAATGGCTCCGAGCACGACTGCTAGCGTCCGTGGGTCTACCGTTCCAGAAGAGGCGGTTTTTCCGAACGAGTCCTCCAGCGATGCGCCGTGAAGCGCTACGTGAAGTTTTGGATTGTTCGGCACTGCCCATGCTGCGTCTCCGGCGAGCTTCATTTGCTCTCGACGGTACCAAGTGTACGCCGCTGAGACCTTGGACAGAAGAGGTGAATTGACTTCCTTGCGGGGCGTCCGAGGGGCCGGCGCTGCAATGGTGATGCGCACAATTCGGCGCTTCAGAGGCGGGCCGAAGTAGGACTTGTCCCGCAAAAAGGGCAAGAGCTTGTCCAACAAGCCTTCGAGGCTGTGATCTAAGCTCAGAGGGCTGCACGGAGCACACTCCCCATCCACGGGCTTGAATACAGCACTGTCATTGTCCAATGAATCTGCAAGGTCCGTCTTTCCCATCGCCGCCAGCGCGATCCGTTGGAATTCCTCTGGTTTCAACACCATCCCCATGGATGTAGGTGTCGCCAAAGCACCCTCGAGACCGCAATCTCCCATCTCGTTCAAGAGCTCGGGAGGTAGAGACGGCTCAGACTCAGACAGTGCAGGGGCCACTCGACCCACTGCCTTATCTGGGCCCACCCGCTTTATTATGTCAGCCCACTTGAGGTGGGAAGCGATTTTATCGTCCGAGGCCATCTTCAGGAGATCTATGGCAGTAGGAACCCTCGGAGCGGAGGCTTGCTTGGCCTTCTCGGAGCTCCCCATACCTGACCCGGTCACCTCTGCGCGAATGTGGTCCTTACCGTCCTCGCCCTTGTTCTTCCATACCCTCTGCCGCCGGCGGGCATCTTGATTCTGGGCACTGGTGAAGAGGTCCTCCAACTGAAGGTCCACGTTGCCGGGCTGAGTGTCGATGAACGCTACCTTCTCCTTGTGGAATTGCTTCTTCATGAGGCCCTTCTTGAACATGTCGAAGGTCATCGTGGTAACAGAGCGGAGGTAGTCTGCTTTGTCATAGTGTGCCAGGTAGGCGTTCGTAGCCTGCTCAATCGACTTGAATCCAACCATCACCTTGTCTTCGTCATGCTCTCCCTTGTTAGGGCCTCGAACGAAGTTCTGGTGGATGATGTAGACGTTCGGTGCATCGAAGTATGGCCCAACATACACATCGAGAGGGTCGCCGTCGGTACCCTCACTCTTCTGAAACTCCCCGTAGGGAATATGCATCTTGGTCTGCCAACCTCTGCCTGTACGATATGTACCCGGGGCGTTCTCCACATTGATGGTGAGTCCACGGAACTTGATGGTGCCGACGAAAGGAAAATCGGGGCGGTTGGGCTGTGGTGGAGGGCCAATCTTGATCTTCTTGGCGTCCTTCCAGACCTTGGGCAAGTTCGCTTTGGCAGTGTAGAACCGCATGACCTTACTTCGCTGGCTGGCACCTAGCTTAGCGAGGTTCGCATCCTCTGCAGGCCGCTTGCGCACATTGTCCGGCATCGACGACTGAACAGGAATCTTCCTCTCTGTCTCCTTGATGACCGTCTTCGGGTTCTCATCTGGGTTGGAGTGGACGTCGATGTTGTCTGTCTCGGTCATGCCCAACTTTGCTTGCTCACTCACCCGCTCGCGTGGGTTGACCATGTAGTCTTCACTCAGCCTAGAGCTGGGCTCGTATTTCTCAGGATGTCGAAGGTCTACCACGTCGGGGCCAGCGGTCTTAGGCTCGTGGTCTGGAGCATACTCCTCATTGTCATCAGTACCCCGACCCATGCGGTCGTTGGTCTTCAGAGGCCCATGAACATCATCTCCTAGCCGGCGGTCAGTCTGTGGATCCTCTTTGCTCATGAGGAGCTTCCCATCGCCCGGGATGTCCAGATTTGAAAAGCTGACCTGGTCAGGTTTTTTGTCCGGCCGCTGAGACAGAAACTCTTCCTGGTCTGAGGCTCTGTTGACGTCATCCCCTGCCAAGTAGGCCCCACCTACTCCCGCTCCAGTGTGGAGATTGACGTTGGCCATCTTGTTTTTGGATGTCTGTGATGGCTCAGTGAGAGCACCGATATTGACGTCCTCTCGTTCTGTCTCTCGCTGGAGCTGCTCCTTGTTAGGCTTGTACTTGGTGCCCCCCACATAGAGGAACTCTGGACCATCTCCATCGATGCTGAGCTTCAAGCCTCGGCTAGAACCCCAACCCCCCAACCTGTTCATGGTCTCCAAGAGAACATCGATACGCTTGATGACGTCTGGGTGCCCCTCTACTTCGTAGGTTCGCTTTTCCCCACCCTGAGCCTTAGCGACCTTCTCCATGCTCGACGACTTCACAACACCGTCATCATTGCTGGAGATCCCGTAGACCAGTTCGGCATCCATCACCGATTGAGGAACCACAACACCAGAGGCCAGCTTGCACATCATCTTGGCGGTCTTGTCGGCGCCGATGAAGACAAAGCTGATATCGAAGAACCGTGGGTGGTAGTTAACGACGCCTACTCGGCGGCCGTCTTCAAGAATGCGGCCCATGCCTAACTGAGTGATGCAACAACAGTAGTCTTTGGTGGTTCTAGATTTGTGACCGCAACAGGTGCAGACGTCATACGGAACTTTGCAGCCCATCGATACATCACAGTATTCACCTGCATCAATCTTATCTACTACGTGCTGGGCTCCGTGCTGTGAAGCAAGCTCGCGGTCAAGGATAACGACAAGCTCCACTCTTCGCATCTTCGCATTCCAGACGGCGACAACGACTTCCCCGAATGCTCTGGAAGGATCTTTATTCTTGTGGTGGACGAAGGGGTGGGCATCAAGGAACGTCTTGTGTCCATAGGGCGGAACGGTCTTCCCCGTGAAGTCATCCATGGGGTAATGGCCATTGAACGTGAGGTGATTGTGGACGAGAGAGGATTCCGGGAAGACATCTCCGTTGACATTCTGCCCCCAATACTCTGAAGCGCCGAGAGCATTGACCAGAATGGGTATCTTGCCTTCAACTGGTTTGTACTCGCTGAGCCACTTTTGGACATCGGGTAGCATGGTTCCTGCTACCTTCGTGATCTGGTCCCCGGGATGAAAGACTCGAGTGAGGGGCTCCCCTCCCTTCGAGACACCCTGGAATGTGGCTAGTTTAATAAGCATTCGAACTCAGACTATTCTTCGCCCATCTTCTTTTCCTTGATGGCAAGCTCTCGGTCCTTGAAGGCAAGCTCTCGGTCCTGAAGATGAGAAGATCGAATTTTCTGGCCGACGCCGATGAGGTCCAGGCCAGCTTGCGGTGAGAACGCCGGAGCAGTGTGTCGAGCTGCGTCAGACATTTCCTTGCGGGCTTTTACGAGCTGGTTGACCTGGTCAACATTCACTCGTGCCATATCGAGGGTGTTCTCCACAAACGCTCCCGCAACCATGGGATCCGCAGCGTATTCTGGGTTGAACCGATGGAGCGTACTGAAGGCTCTCTGCATTGCCTTCGAGTCCTTGCCTCTCAGATCAGGGTTAGCTCTGATCATCTCCTTGTAGTTGTCGGCTTTCTCTTCTTCTGCCTGGCTAGCTCGATAGCCACTGAGTGCAGTGTTTGCCAAAGCGGACCCACCTGTGAGGGCGACACCGGCGAGCAACGGTGGAATGGTCATCTCTGCAACCCGGCCCCAGTTGATAGCCAGTTTCTCTAGGCGAGCCTTTATCGAAGGATCAGCCTCTGCAGCCTTGAGCATCTCAGCGACGTTAGAGCCAATACGCTCCACCTGCTCCGCGGTGAGCTGACCCTCTGCAGCCAACTTCTCTACAAACTTGCTCATGAGAACCTCCGATCAGAACGGATTGAACTTCGGTACGACTGGTTTTACCCCTCTATAGCCTCGACGGGAGAGTTCTAGTGCCTTCTGACTGCGAGAGATTCCCTCCATCATCGGACCTGCTGCAGCAGATGCGCCCCCTGCAGCAGCGAGAGAGGCCATGGGGAACTTCCGCACTCCCTTACCCACCATCCGAGTACCAAAGCCAACACCTTTGAGAAGCCCCTTCCCCAAAGCTGCACCAAGACCTGCCTCTTTGGTGAGCTCTCCTGCCATTCGACTAGAGTGTAATAGGCTCACGACGAACCGCCTCCTGCAGGGTGTGGACTACCTCTCGATGATGGTTGGCAATTTGGTTACGGGCGTGTTCGAGCACGCGCTGACCCATGGCCAACTTGTGCATGGCATCGAACGTTAGAATCAGGGGGTGCTTCGGATTGATGACCCGGGCACTGGCCCCCTTCTCCATCTCGTACTGGATGACGTCGGACTGCAGCTTTCGGGTGTCGATGTCCTTGCCAGCCAAATAGGAGACCATGTCCGACATGGCTGACTTGAGGAAGTTTTCGTCCTCAGTGATTGCAGACATAGACTGAGCCACGCCTCCCAGGTTGTAACCATTGGAGAGGAGTTGAAAGACATGGCCATGAAACTCTGCTTGAGCTTCCTTCAAGAGATCACGATTCTTGGCACAGGCGTGGTCGCTGTCCTCCGCCAGCTTGTCAAGCTGCCACTTGGTACGCTGCAGATCTCCGAAGGGGTTGGCCTGTGGGTAGGGCGTCTCCTTGTTGGCGACAGCCTCTTTGATCTTTCCGAGACTGGTGCCCAACTTGATGTTGGCAGCAACCTTCCTCATCTCTGGGCGAGCGGCCTGGACGTACTGCACCGCTTTGCTGACGAGCTCGGCGGCCATCTTCTGCTGGGGCATTATCTCCCCGCCACCGCCTCCACCAGGCATCCCACCCTGGATGGCAGCAGCCACGTCCGGAGGAGGCTGAGCTCCACCGGCGGCTTGAGCCTCACCTTGTCCCTGGGCAGCCGCTGGATCCATTGCGGGGTCAGGCTGAGGGTTCATCATCTGCTCAGTCTTCTGACGGATGTTGGCGAGCTCTTGCTTCTTCTTCTCCAGTTCCACCTGACGGGACATCTCCATCATCTCTTGGTGATGCTGCTCGGCAGGGTCCATTTGTGACCCGGTCATCGCTGGGCCGGCACCGATGGAGCCCTGGGGCACCATACCACCCATAGACACCTTCTCGTGAGTGGCCGCCTCGTCGTAGGTCTCTTGACTGCCCTCGAGCTTGGGGTTGTTGTCGAGGCCCTCAGTTCCTGGCTCGACGGTACCGTCCTCTCGGGCTGCTTGGAGGATGCGGTCTACAGCAGAGCCTTCCTTCACCTGCTCAACCTGACCTCCTTCCAAGATACGAAACACCGAAGACATGTCTGGGCCCGCGGAGAGGTCCACACCCATCACCAGCTTCTCGGCGCTCTTCTCCAACTCGGGGGTGTAAGGCTCGAAGCCGAACATTCGCATCAGCTCCACATCCCCACCCGTCTCGGCACCGGCCGTCTTCACGGGGCCACAAGCGTAGTCATCAGAGATGATCTGCATGGAAGGGCGGGCTCCGTTATCGAGCTCGTGGAGGACCACACCAGGGTCTGCGATTTCAAATTCAATATTCTTGTCGCCAGCCTGCTTCTCGAACATGGACGAGAAGGTCTCCTGGTTGGCAAATTCTACCACTCTCTTCACCTGATGAGCTGAGATGGTAGGATACTCCTTGGCGATCTTGACGATGGCATCGTTGAGGCTAGACCCTCTACAGAGGTACTCGTTGGACGCTCGCTTCCCCAGGGACTGCAAATCGGTTGCTGATAGGGGGGCGTGAACAGTACGGGAGAGCCCCAATGTGTCTGACATGGCTACCTCTTCTGAGTTGGGGTTACCATAGCGGTTACGGCTTCAACCTACCATGGGGTTAAAACAGTGGGAAGAATAGAGAAAGATGGGGTTACACTAGTCAGCCTCGAGGAGGCCATGGAGCTCCTCGGCAAAAGCCGGCGCACCATATTTCGTATGGCTCGCAGAGGTGAAGTCGTAAAAGTCACCATAAAGCACCGTACTTACTTCACACTCTCCAGCATCAGCAACCACAAACCTCGAATTGGGCCACAAATTGCTCTACCCCCAGAAGACCCCAACCTCAAAGAGCTCCAACGCAAGGAGCTAGAGCGTCGGCATCCTGAAATCTACATCTGATCGTCCCGGTCTGTGAGGTAATCCCTTTCGTCATTCCACTCTTCAGAGAAGGTGGCTGTATCTTGCGAGGGCACCAGTACGTCAGGGCGCTGTTTGACAAAATATGAAGCCAAGAAGGCGTAGGTGCATGCGTGGAAAGTATCGTCCGGGTTCCCAGGCGCGTGCTTGTAGACGTTCATCCGGGTCCGCTCATTGTACTCAGAGTAGATGTTGAGGAAGTCCATGGCGTGAGGGTCGTCAAACTCCTCCCACCGAGGGTACCGGAACACGTTACTACGCTTGATGGCGTTGAACATATCCGACATGACCTCAGAGCGGTGACAGAGGTAGCGCGGTACTGCTAGCCGAGGCTCATAGACAATCTTCTTCTTTTGGTTACCAACCCACTGGTATTTCTTGATCTTGTTGGCGCCGAACTCACGCATGAGCTTGTCGTTGGGCCAGAAACCACCACCGTAGTCCACTCCTACGAACCGGACGTTGAAGTCACGAATGTGGTCCTTGATGATCTCTAGTTGTCGATCAGGCTCTGACTCTACACCGTCGAAGCGACGCATGTAGAAGTAGGTGAACTTATCCGGGGCAAAGGGCAGGTACCCGCCGAGTACCATGACCGTGTACGTCCCCTCTCCGGTATTGCCTTGATACCCAATGCAGCCGTTGCGCTCTGTGACGATAAACCCAGTGGGCACCCTGCAGCAGTAGACTTTACCCTTGTAGAGCACCCGCTCGGCGCGGCTCGGGTCATTGAACACGACGTAGTCCCGGCCTGAAGACCAGCTCACACTCCAACGGTCCTTACGGTTGCCTTCGGCTTCCTTGTGCAGCTTCAACGTAGATCGCAGCCCAAGAAGGGTAGACAGTTCTTGGAAGTCCTCGCAGAGCTGCTTAGACGTCGAACTGTAGCTACCGTTGTCGCAGTTCTCTCGACCATCAACGGTGCCGTCCCCGAGCATCATGGCATCCCAGAGGATCTTCAGTTGTCGCTGAGACAGCCGTAAGAACTCACGAGGAATACGCTTAGTTGCGCTACTACCGCCTACGTTCTGCTCAACCCAGTGCCAGAACTGCTTATCCCAGATGGTCCAGTTGACGTCGCCAGTCTTTGGATTGGTAGACTCAGAGTACTCAATACCTAGCCGGTCCATGCAGTCTCGAATCTTGGCAGTAGTCCCTGGGTTCACAGTCTCTCGCTGGGACATCTTGAGGCACGAAGGTCGTTTCTCGCCATTCCCAGACCGACTAGGTACCCAACACAACCCGCCCTCCGATAGAAAGTAGCCCAGAAACTCTAGCCAGTCGTCCATGGCAAACGTCTGAGCTTCTGCGCCTGAGTATCCAGCAGAAGAGGGCAAGCCTGGCAGCTCAAAGGACTCCTGCTCTTGTCCATCGAAGAAGGTCGTACCAACGAACTTCACCTGACCAGTACGCTCTACGAAATCCCCAGCCCGCTCAACCTTGAACTCCGAGCCGTTCTTTCCCTTGAACAGCATCCGATGGGTGTCCGTGAGCATCATATCGAGGCCCTTGGCCTTGAAATGCAGGAGCTCCCCATCCCAGTCCCTCACCGTGCGGACCATAGGCTTCACAAAGCTCATTTCTCGGGTGCGCTCATCGAACTGAGCCACCTGGTCATCGTCCGTCAGATCCTTGAAGTGGACAAAACCCCGCTGAGTAAGGATACGGGTCTGCTCGTCATGGCAGCCCCAGTCAACCCCCATGAAGACAGGGTACTGACTGGTCCATTTGATGACGTCTCGATAGTACGCCATCGATAGCTGATTCCACGAGTTCTTCAGTAGATCAGCACGAGTGAGAGGCCTGGTGCCTGAGTCATAGCTGCGCCCAAGGACCTCGTTGTAGAACTTGGCACGAGAGTACTTGCGCTGCTTGTCGAGGATGTCCGCATGCTCAATCCAAGGAACCATGAGCTGCGGAATGCGATACCCCTCAAAAGGCTTCTCCACCTTCGGATTGGGGTTTATAGAATTCCATCTAGCGTCTTCGTCCTTGGGGTCTATTGGTTTCCCACAACGGTCACAGATGAGAGACTTGTTCCCGATGTTGTCCTCATCAAGGATGTTCCAATGCCAACTGCCTGAGTCCTTCGGAGTGCCATGGCGTTTGCAGGGGACAATCCACTCGTTCTGTGTGGAGAAGCGAGACCAGTAATGCTCAATGGCGTTGTCGAGTGATTTGGGCGTGCCAGCATAGGTGAACAGCTTGAAGGTAGAGTGTGAAGCACACTCCTCAATAACCGGCACGTTCTCCAAGAGGATGTCCTGGAACTCGTCGATGATGACCTTGTCAGCCGGGATACCACGGCACCGGTCAGCATTGAGAAACGCGAAGCGGAGTGTGATTTGAGAGAAGTTGACGAGCTTCTTTTCGAGCACGTTCGCCAGCATCTTGCTGGATGTGTACTTCCTCAGGACCGGGGAGACCTCCATCGGCTCCTTGATACGGTCACGACTGAAGACCTTGGTTTGCTGGTTGGAAGGCGAGACGTAGAGCGCACGAAAGAACGGGTTGAGTGCCGTGTAGGCTAGGCAGGTGTTGCCTAATAGCGTAGAGTTGTGCGTCACGAATCCATCAGCCACAAAGTTGTGATGTGGGGATACTTCAAAGTCCACGCAGTCCTGCTCACCGATATCTTTGATATCTACAATCGTGTCCCAATAGAGATCTGTGTCGAGGTGGGCCTCTAAGTGATCAACCATTTCCTGATTGAACCGTCTATCCATCCGAAAGAAATCAACGTAGAGCGCCAGCTTTTCTCGTGTCGGAGGATACTTCAAGCTTCTGCGCAGCCCGTATTCGTGCAGACTGTTATTGTCCCTATTCTCGTGCCAATCATCTTCTCCCCGAGAACCGAGTATATCTCCGATGAGGTTGTTGATCTCTTTCGGGTATGTGCCTCGATTGTTGTTACTACCAACTTCCGGAAGGGGAACATTCTCACTCTTTCCAAGCGCCCCTATATCCTGCAAGAACGTAGACACCCCCCCTACAGTCTCTACGCGAAGAATGTATGCCGTCTTCTCAATACCTCGCTTCTTCCAGTAATTGGGCCAATTCTCTCTAATCCGGGTAGGTACTCCGAACTTCCACAAAAGAGCCTGCACCTGGCGAACAAGAGTATGAGACATAGAGCAATACTCGATTGAGTATTTCGAAGAGCTGTTCCGCTTAACATGACCATCAGTGGACCACAGGCGGTTCAAGAACAGGGCAGTATCCTCTCGGCCCAGATCAAACACCCATGAGGGTATAAACTTTGTGTAGGAATTCGAGCCTACAAGGCCGTCTTCCTCCAACCAGTCACGAACAGAACCGTTCTCATGAAGACGAACATCCTTGGCAGTGGTACCGCTCTTTGGAGATACTCGTACAGTACCGCCTGCGTCGCATACGCACCGCAAGAAGTCGTTTAGCTGAGGGCCTGGGACTGACGTGAACGAGATATAACGTCCGATATAACCATCCCCGATAAGGTAGGCTGTAAGAGCAATCCGCTCTTGGGAAGCACTCACAGCCGCAGTAAACTCTCCAGCTTTGCGAACTACAGCAAGGCGGTCACCTGCCTTCAAGTTGCCTGCTTCCGTCCAGGAACCCCAGGTTCTCATTGGATGAGTAGTCGCCACGGAGCATTCGTGCCCTTGCCGGGTTTTGATCTTCACGCAAGGCTTGCGATAAACACGAGACTTCCAGGAGACCTCTCCTACTTCGATTTTGGAGCCGTCACGCTGTTCCATCGAAGTTAGACGATCCCCCTCGATTACGTCCTCAGCACGAACGAACGACCCGTTCTCTCGAGAGATGAGAGAGTCGAGAACGAGCGTCTTCTCAACCTGCCGGCCCGCCATGAGTAACCGACGCTTTGCTGGCGAGTTGTAGATGGTCTTGAGGTACCGGCGCTCGGAGAAATCGAATCTGTGCAGACCTCCGGAGACCGGCATGTAGACTGCGAACTCGATGAACTGCGAGGGCGTAGAGTACTGCCGGTCTGAGGTGAGAAACTTCTCGTCTACCTCTGCCTCATCCAAGTACCGGGCATCCTCCCCAAAGTGCTCGTTCTCCTCCTTGTCCTCCTTGTAGAGGAGGGGATTGATGGGTTTGATGTTTGGATTGGAGGGGGCAAGCATCTAGATCGGCTCAATCCCCATTCCGGTCTGTAGTTGGGCGATCTTGTCTGCAAGCCGCCGCATCAACTGTCGGCCAGCCTGGAAGAACTTCTCGTTGTGGTTGATAGCATCGTTGGACTCAGAATAGCTCAAACCTCGATTCACAGTCATGCCAACAACCAAGTCCTCCGGACAGTAGATTCCTTTCCACCTAAGGGTCCACTTCAATGAATCCACTGCTTGTCGGGTCGTGGGCTCTCCAAGTTGCTTGGCCACCATCATGTTCTTGGAGGGGAAAGACAGGGGCATGGGGAACCTCTCAGGCTCATCGGCGCCGTCGTCACCATGGACAAAAATAGCTGCCACCTTCCCCACAAGGTGATTCTTCATCAGGTGGTCATGTTTTCTAGCCTGGTCTAGGGCTCTTGTGAGCTCAGCGTTCTTTGACTTCTCTCTGTCGCCGTAGATCTCAAGAGCTTGGTCAGAGGTCATGGTGAGATTGACACACACCAAGCGATCCATCATCTGCTTGATTCTACTGGTGACGGAGTACCAGTGAACGGGCGTGAAGAAGGCAAACCCATCAGCCGCTAGCATGCGCTCATAGACCTTCATGTCATGCATGAAGTCCGGAAGCTCCGCCTCGTCACCGCTAGCTTGTGGGCCCCAACAATCGCATGGAAAATGGCAATGATACCCGCCTGCAGTGGACTGACATCCCTTGCACGGTTGAATCGGAATGTGCCCGTAGTTGACGCTCAGATCGAGGTAGTCAATCTCAACGTCGCTAGCTATCTCCGCTGCAGACGTGTGGGCCAGAGTACGAGTCTTGCCCCATTGGTTCGGACAGTTGCCTGGGTGCCGCGGGGACCCTTGGATGACCATGATCCTCAATTTTCACCTCTGCGCTGGTATAAGAGTCTCATGAACCTTCAAGACGCCAAAATAGCCCGTAAGCGGTTGGAGTGGGTGGACCACGCACGGGCGGGGATACTTCGTGCTGTCGGTGATGACATAGTCAGCACCAACTTCCAAGTATTCCCCACAGTGGACCCCATCAAATTCATTCTAAAAATACAACTGATACGACCTCTTGGGAAGGACACTCGCAAGCCTCTGCGCAAATACATTCGTTGCTGGGCTAAAGAGTGGGACTGCGATCTACCCAGAATCGACATTGACAACAAGAAGATAACAGCAGAGGTCTTTACTAAACGGAGGCACTACAGAAGAGATGCAAAGGGCAAATTCACAGGTAAGACTCACGGCGGGCCTCGATGAGGTTGGCATGGGATGCTTGGCAGGCCCCGTCACAGTCTGTGTGGTGGGGATGCCTCCCAACGTCACCCTCCTAGCAGGAGTCCGTGATTCAAAAAAAATGTCTGAGGAACAGCGCAACGCTGTCGCCCCTCAGATCGTAAAACTAGCTGAAGAGCACGGCTACTTCGGTATCGGCTGGGCTTCGCCTGGCTACATAGATGAGCACGGCATAGCCGAAGCATGGCAGAAGGCAGCGAGTGATGCTCTCGCTCGAGCGCCAGACGGCATGGAGCTCGTCATCGACGGCACCAGACCAGTCAAGTCGTACACCTACATCCAAAGAACCGAGGTGAAGGCAGACGACAAATATTGGACGGTGGCGGCAGCAAGCGTGGTTGCCAAGACAGTTAGAGACCTTGGCATGCTAGACATGGGCCGGGAGTACCCTGCCTACGGATGGGCTCGCAACGCTGGTTATGGGACAGAGGAGCATCGTCGTGCGGTCCTCCAATACGGTCCATGTGATTACCACCGCATGCGCTACCTCAAGAAAATGGTCCAGAAAGAAAACCCATTCTGGGGAGATCAGTATCGGCACTGGGCCAGCCGCAATAAGTGAAAGAAACCTCGGTATAAGAAATGTGAGCGGCGAAAGCTGCCCAAAACCCTTTACCGGAGGAATTCATGTCAGGTTACACAGCCGACATCCCACACTACTACGTAAACTTGGACCTGCCCGAGAAATACAGGTGGTCCAACGTTATCGAGTATGAAGGAGGTGTTGCACAGGAGTTGGCGGAAGCAGCCTGTGAAGAGATGGAGGAGGTGACCGATTTAATTCGATCACCAGTGCTAAAGGCGTCCTTCTTTGCTCTCTACAGAATGTTTGGTGGGCTCTACGGAGGAGAGATAAGGGCCTGGGCCAAAACTATGGGAATCTCATCAGCGACTGCTGCAGTACTAAACTGCACCTACGAGCTGTCTCATGTGGCCGAGGGAATCATGCAGCCATTCGGGTGCACTGCTGGTGTGCGGTGGCTGCCCAATGAAAAGAGAATGGTTCATGTCCGAAGCATGGACTGGCCCCTTGGGGAAATAGGAGATGCAACGAGAAGGTTCATCTTCCACAAAGGCGGACACATATTCGTCTCAGTGGGAGTGCCGGGATTCGTCGGCGTTCTCTCAGGGATGGTGCCGGGCGCGTACTCGGTTACCATCAACTGGGCACCCCCGCAGGGGATGCCAGAGTTTTCTTTTGGCCCCTCGTTCCTTCTTCGTCATGTGATGGAGACTTGCAAGACCTACGACGAGGCAGTCGAAGCTCTCTGCGAGACAGAACTAGCAACCACTGTGTTCTACACAGTTTGTGGGACCAGGAAGAAAGAGGCGTGCGTCATTGAGCGAACGCCAGAAGAGTATTTGGTCAGGGAGATAGGCAACCAGCACTGCCTGGTTCAAGCCAACCATCACGTTGGTCACGACTTTCTTGAGCTCAACGAAGTCATCAAAGTCGATGAGGGGGACGGCACCATCTTCGAAGATTCGAGATGTAGGGCATCTACCATGCGGAAGAAACTAAACCGGGCAAAAACAATCACTGGTGCCATCAGCGCCTTGAAAAGCCCCCCGGTGGAGAATGACTTCAGCTACCAACAGATGATCTTCTGCCCAGCGCAGTCAGAGATGTATACTTGGCGATGGGCTAGTGACTAATCGTCACTAGCCATGAGGGCCTTGGCTCCACGGTACGCGCCGTAGCCAAGGCCCGCGCCAAGCGCCCCTCTCAGTGCCCAAGGCCCCGCCTGCAGCAATCTTTCAAACGCTTTTTGTCCCATAGTTCTGGGAGCCCGATAGCTGCCTACAGTCTTCAATGCCTTTGTGCTTCGTATGTGGTGAGGAAGAACATCTTTGCCATGCACCCCCGGAACCATACACACCGGGGAGGCCATACCCGGCAAGCTCGAGCAGATAGCTTTGCCTGCGCCGGGGGCCCCCCCTTGGAACAATTTCTGTAGACGCTTGGGCAAGAACGACTTTGCCCCTGCCTTACCTGCTTGGGTCTTATCGTACCGTGTAGCCCTGGCCTCTTCCCCGAAAACTTCTTCCAGAACGTCTTCGGCGTGCTCTCTGGACGCCAGATTTTTTAGGTATTCTTTGCGCTGAGCAGGAGTCTTGAACCGCCGAACGACGACATCTTCCAGTTCATCCAAGTCGCCTACATACCCTGCAGCACCACCAACGCCTGGAGAGGAGTGAACAAACTCCACTGCTTTCCCTCTCTTGGGGATCTTGGTCGCAGTCTCAATGTGGTAGCCGTAAGGGTCGCCACCCAACAGTGCAATGGGTGACTTCCACTTGCCGCCCTTACCAGGGTGTGAGGTGAGAATGATATCACCGGGCTTCAGACTCTTCCGCAGCTTGGCGACACTCTGAAACTGTCTACCTATATCTGGCCTGACTCTCAAAGCTCCGGAGCCGATACCTTGAATGATGGGAGCTGCTGCAGCGGCAGCGCCGATGGCAGCAGGCGCCACTTCCTTCACCTTGGCCTTCAAGTCTGACTTCTTGGGTACCGTAGCCGCCCCCTCCTTACCCAACTCAAATCCTCCGACGGCGAGCAGAGGAAGAGCTACCCCCGAACCAATACCTACCCTGGAAGCACGAGTCCTAGCTTGCTCCGCGGCCACTTGTCGCCGGCCTGACTTCATTCTGTTGAGCAGATTCAAGCGACCTTTTGAGGCACTAGGTAATTCAGAAACCCATGGGATCTCAGTAGTACCTCTGAGGGTATCTCGGATGAATTCTTCAGTAGTGCCCATGTCCCCGGGGTTGTACTTGGCCTGAGTCTGCATGTACTTGTTGCGCATGGCGTGGGTGTGAGCCTTCTCAACTGCCTCATCTACATTCCTACCCAGCGGTACTTTGACCAGGTCATCTACAGTGCCCTTGGCTCTCGTGGCGAAATTTTTCAAAGACTGTAGGTTGGGAGCGGCTTGCTTGAACTGCACTGGCTGGCTGGGCTGAACCGGGTTCGGACCCTCACTCTGGGCTAGAGGATGAGTCGCGGCAGCAGAGCCTATAGTGGTAGCTCTACCGCCCAGCCCCTTGAGCTTGGGCAGCAGCCTGCCCGCATTGTGAGCGCCGAATCGCTGACCAGCTCGAAGAACACCTTCGATCAAAGAGGCGCCCTTGGTGAGAGCTTCGACCTCTTCCAGAAATGCGACTTCTTCTTTAGCCATGAACTGTCCTTAGTTGGCCGATACCTCATCCAGCAGCTTGTCGAGCGCTTCGCAGAACTTGTCCACGAACTTGGGCACGCCCTCTGCCTTGGCGTTCTCGGCAGCTCCATGGAACTGGATTGCGAAGGCTCCGGTGTCTACTTCGACCGGGTCTTCAGAAGCAATCTCCTCGTCGGTCATATCTGCTGCGTACTTCAGGATGTGAGCGGTATCGACAGCAACCGTACCCATCCACATCTCCTCTGCGGCCTTCTCGATTAGCTCCACCGTGTTTTCAGGGAACTTGGCCCAGGTGCACTCCACCTCGAAGCGACCTGGAATGTACTTGGCATCGAGGCCCTCACCGCGGGTCTCACTCGGGTAGTAGCGGTCTTCTACTCCGCCGCGAGGGAACACATGTACCAAGACCGTATCCTCGCGGAGTTCGTACTCAGCGAAATGGGTTCCAAACTCGTCGTTCACAGCCTTGTTCAGAACTTGGACGGGGGCTCCCCCCTCTTTGGCTCCCTTGAAGGCTTCCGCCATCTGCTCTTTTGCTTCTTCTGCCCATGCGGGCACTGGCATTCCGTTGTTCATTGTAGGTCTCCCTTAGGTGGTGTTGGTTCTTCTCCGACTGAATCGATGTCGTAGTCCTTTCCATCTCCGCTGTGGCTGCCAACCTTACTTACCAGCTCGTCGAAGGTACTGACATCCGCAGGCTCATGCTTCATGAGTACAGAGCGGAACTCACGCAACTGCTCTTGCAATCCTTCACCCTCTTGGAAGATTGCATTGTAGAGTGTGAGCATTCGAGCAGACATCTTCGACACCATATCGATGCTCGACTTGTTGTCCCCCATGTAGCGAAGTGCTTGCACTCGAAAGTGAATCTGCTTGAAGGCATCCTTCAGAGCCGTCTTACCGTTGACGATAGGACTGAACCCAGCACGGTACATGGCCTGCTGTTCTCCACAATACAACGAAGCGATGAGATCGTCATAGTGGGTGGTACCCCTCAAGAGATATTCCCAATGTTCATGAGAGCAGATACCGACATTCCAGAAGTAGTGGTAATAGTGATCGATGACGTCTTCGGTCAGCGACGGGTGCATCTGGTACTTCGTATTTAGCTTATCCGCGATAATCGTGTGAGGAAGCCCACCCATCAGAAGAATATGAAGGTCCTTCTTCAGGAGGCTGTGCCCTTGCACAATCATGGTCATAACCTTCTTCATGATCGGCTCTGGCTTCCACAACGTGTAGATCTTCTCCTGTTTCATGAACTGAACAGAAGGCTTGTGGTTCTTGACGTCGAACTTGAACGTCTTAGGTGGCCTCACCTGCATACGAAGGTATTTGTAGAGTTGGTCGCCGACGGCAGGGAGCCCAATGAGCCGTAGAGAGACTGACAAAGACTCCGCTGATGTTAGGGGCTCCCTATCCTCGGCCTCATCCTCCAGAACATCCGGCTCCTCATCCCACGCCTGAGCAAGGAGGTATTTGAGATAGTAGTAGCTTGGGTGCATAGCTTTACTGGTTGTAGCTCAGCTCTTTCTGCTGCAGTGTCTTGAGCCCTTCTATGACGTCGTCCAACGACTTGAGCATACGCTCAACCGCTACCTCAGGCACCTCCTCCAATCCAATCCTCACTGCGAACAGGAGCTCTGCGATCTTGGAGGCGCAGTCTTCTAGGGATGGGATCATGTCCACGAACACAGAAACGTTCTCTACATTTAGGAAGCCCAAGCCCAAAATCTTGTCAGCGGTGAGAGCATCGCTAAGAATGGATGCTTCTTTGGCCAAGAAGTAGGCTCGAATGGGCCGGTCGAGCTCGGACAGATCCTTCTTCACGAGCTCTCGTGAGGAAGCTGCCTTCTCCTGAACCGTGGCGATTGGCCGTGCCCCCTCAACGACCTGTGCCTCTAGCCCCTTCTTGGCTTCATCAAGGGCGCGTTTGACAAAGTGTGGGTTCATGCCCAAGGCCACTCCCAGAAACTCGGCTTGGGCCCGCTTGACGAACTTGGTCTCGTCCTCTGGGATGTTCGCTACTGCGGGCCCCCGAAAGGAATAGAGACCCATGGGGTCTCCAATGATTTCGACTCTGCTGGCAAATTTGCGCTTAGCTGTCTTGGCAAACAGGAGTGGCGCTGACACTAGCTCAGTCTTACCACGCAGGGGCATCCATTTGACCTGGCCAGGAACGACGTACTCTCCTTCCCCAATCTGCTGGATGGTCTTGAGGCCCTCAGCGAAGCTGAAGGACACCTGCTCACCCAGCTCATCAGAGCCCATGTACCGGACGGACCCATCAGGGCCCCGAGCGGTGGAGGTGATGGTCATGGGCACGAATGCCTTCGCGGTACCATGATCGATGAAGTAGAGACACCCCATACCTTGGGGGATCCCTGTAGGCAGGTCAGTGCTCTTGCCGGCGAGCTCGCCGGCGACGTGCTCCTGTAAGGCGTAGTTCGACCCGTTGGTGAACAGCGACAAGGGTAGAGGTTCCATGGACAGGGTCAGGAGATTGGGGAATACCCACCCGATCATGGTGTGACCCGTAGACTCCTGCACCTTCCAGAGACCAAAGCTGTCGGCGACCTTGGTCTCCTCTGCCTCCATCGTCTCTTTGATGGCAGCGTCGGGACTGGCAGTGATGGTGCCGTCAGCCTCCATCTGGGCAACCAGATCCTGGTCACCCAGCATCTCTTCCGCCATGGACGGAGGGACCTCGTCCTCCTCTGGGTAGTACATGTCAGTGTTGGCCCACTTCACCTTGACGTTGCCATTGGCGAGCTTGGTGAGCTGCACGACGTTGGGACGAATCGAGCGGCGCACCACCTCTGCGGTCTTACTGAGCTCAATGGGTTCCAGCCCCAGCGCCGACTCGTAGGCTGCCTCAAGCCCTGCGTTGGAGTACATCATTGGAGCCAGAGAGGGCATGAACTCCCGCATGTCCGCAGCCAGTTTCTCCTTGTGCTCTTGGAGCACTCGGCCATTGAGTTGCGGTAGGAGAGGAATCTGCTTGAGCTCGGAACCCAGCTTCACACCTCCGGAGCCGAACCCTCCGTAACCGGCACGAATAGGGGGCTGTAGATCGTGGACGAGGGAGGGATCGTAGGGTCGAGTACGTGCAGCATCGAAGATCTCGGGACGGAAAAGAGCTTCACGAATGCGTCGCTCCGAGAGAGGCTGGAACTCCTTTCCCACCATGAAGACGTCGAATGGTTGAAGCATGCTCTCTTTGACCAAGACAGGAACGTGAACCTTGTCCAGGCTGGAAACCTCCTGCTCTTCCATCGTCATTGCAGACCGAGGCCGTACTTCAACAGAGCCAAAGGCAAAGCCTCTCTCCTCATCCATCTTGTCGAGGATGACATTGGCCTCATACTCACTCATGAAAGGAAGCTGCTTGTAGATTTCCTGAGTGATCTCTTGAGGCCAAGTATCTATGTTGTCACTCAGCTTGGTGAGCATACCGGCGGCCTTCTCAAACTGAAGGGTCGGGGACTCGTCTAGGAACAGAGGTTCTTGCATCATGCTCTCCTTACTTCGTGAACGACACGCTCGACAATATCGTAGACACCTTTTGCTTCAACACGGCTGCTGTGGGAGCCAACTTCGACCCGGTCTGTGGGTCCACAATAGCGTCTATTACCGTGATGATTTCCTTTAGCAAAGTGGCCAGATCGTTTCCCTTGGGAATAGGCTGGTTGGCTCCATTGCCAAGGTTGATTTTGGGTGAGTCTACTGTGGCTTGGGTGGCCGCTTTGATCAGGGCATTCTTGCCGGCTTCTGCAGTCCAATCCCCCTGGGTGGCCTTCACGCTGACGTTTTGGTCGGCTTGGACGCTGTGGTTCCCCTTCTCGGCCACCTGGGAGATATCCCCCTCTTTGGCCGTATGGGTGATGCTGTCTTTGGCTGTCAGCGACCACGATTTCTCCAGGTTCCAGTTGACGTCGCCCTCGTTGGTGACACTCATCTGAACCTTGACCGGAGCCCCATCCTCACTGGACTCGTTGATTTTCAACTCCAGTTTAGTGGGTTCACCATCCCCGTGGGAACCAATAGTCAGCTCAGCCACATGGGCTGGCTGATTGGCGACATCCTTGGCCTTGAGGGTGAGTTTGGTCGGGGAGGCCCCATCTGTAGTCTGATCGTCACGGTCTGTTGACCAAGTTAGCTCCCCACCAAAGGTGAAAAGCTCCCAGTTCTCACAGAAGTTGCGGATCATATTGCGGATGGGAACATAGACAGTTTGGGCTATAGGGCCAGCCCCAATCTGAACCACCCCTCCTCGCCGAAGGATGACAAAGTTCTCGTCCCGGGTCCGCATCATCATGTCGCCGGGGTTGAGGTTGAGCCTGCCGGCGCGGAAACTGCCTCCCTCGAGCTGCTCATCGAAGGGGGCCTGGTACCCCAAGAGGAACGGAGCCGAGAACCTTCCAGAGCTTGGCCAGCACAACCAAGCCAAGGCGCCCACCTCCGGTACCGCATAGAAGCCTTCACCATTGGCAAAGTGAAAGTAGGGGTTCATCACTTGGATGTCGAAGAACCTCTTGTTGGCATACTCACTGATGGCATCCACTGACCAGCCGTCAATATTCACATTGACGATGCGCACAGTCTCAACGTAGGCGGGGACGTACTCCCCTTCCATGACGCTGAATGGAGGTTGACCATGAGGCATTAGTAAAGCCAGGGAGCTTCTTCGGTGCCTTTGCCGAATTCTTTGCCGTAAGCCATACCAGGTACGGGGTTGGTGCTGTGGAGCGCAGACCTCCAACCCTCCGCTGCAGCGTCAATGAGAGTACCCTTGAGCTTCTGGCTCTGCAGGCGAGCGATCCAGTCGGTCTGGAGCTCAAGTGGAAGTTGGTTCACCCCCTTGAGCATGGGTCGATAGACCACAGACTTCTTGCCCTTGGGGAGATTGCGGTTGAACTTGTTGATCTCGGAGGTGGGCATTCGATCACCGCGGATGACATCCTCGTGATCCCCAGGGTCTAGTACCTCACTGAGGTTGGTCATGGCTCGGACGAAGGTCTCTGTGTTGCGCCGGCGAATGGGGGCTACCGACTCATACGTCCCCTGAATCTCGTCAGTCAGATACCGCTGCACGGAGTTAATGTTGGTGAGAGGGAGCATCTCCATTGGGTTCTTGGGGCCACTGGAGATAGCATCCCCGCGCCTGACCAGGTCACCTTTTTTTACCTTGAGCTTACGGCTCCCGGGGACGTAGTGGCGCTGCCCATGGATGTAAACACTCCAGCCACCAGCCTCGTCCTTCTTGACCTGCTCAATCTTTCCCTCTGCCTGAGCCAGAGTAGCTGAACCAGGTAGTTTCTTCGGAACATTGAGGAGCTGCTCCAACCTGGTGAAGACGTTAATAGCATCAGTACCTTTGGCGCCCACTACACCTCCGGTGTTGTGACTGAGCAATCCGCCAACATAAAGCGTACCTGACTCAGTAGTTAGGTCGTAGACATAAGGCTCATCGTACAAGATCTCCCGGTTCAGAGTGAGGAGAACATGCTTTTCAATTGAAGGCGGCCCTGAGGTAAGAGATTTCTTCTCAATCTGAGTCACTTTGATTGAATCTTCCAAAAGCGCACAAGCCAAAGGAGTCATACGCAATCGGACTTTGAAGCCTTGCTTCCTGGTTATCTCTCCGATGGTAGTAGCAACAATAGAGGAATCGATACCAAGCCTGATCGCTACAAAAGCAACTTGCTGTGCTAATTCAAAACTGGTGGTATCAATCCCAATAGTATCTGGGCCATCTTTGTGGCGCTCCACTGTCCCATCACCATCAATGATCCCAGCCAGACATCTTCTTAACCAATCCAAATCAAACTGGATGAATCTCGGGGGCAGAGATTTCTTGTGAGCATAACGCCCAAAAAGGGAATGGAATTTCGCCCCCAACGCAAGACTGTTTACAATGACTCTCTTTGTATAGACCCTAGGGCCGTGCCCACTAGCTTCTAGAGCAAGTACCAGCTTGTCTTTAATAGGTCCGTCGTTCTGAGCAAAATCTAGAGCATAAGGTTTCTTTTCCTGCATTCGAGCGTGCGATCTCTTGAAAGTCACGCATCCTTCAGCCAGGAACATCCCCACTACCCAAGGGTCTTCTCCTATGTATTTCTCAGCAATATCGTTTGTACACTCATGAGAAATTACCGGTTTGAGGTTCTTGTGTAAGAAGAATCTCTTAGGGTCCAACTCTGTCGGGGGCAAATATCCTACTTGTCCCACAGGCTTTCGCTCCTGAAACCGTTGAGCCTTTTTACATGATGGACAAACGGCCCTAGTGCCATTCTTCTTCAACCTATGATAACCGCAAGACTCACACTGCACTGCATTCTGCCACACCGCTACAGGGTGATTGTCTTGACAAATGGTGACCAAGCCGCCACCGCTAAGCATTCTCATGGGCCTAGAAGGTGCATGCCTACGAACATGAGTTACAGGCACCCACCCTTCTTTAGATAGAGTTTCTATGTTCGCGCCGCTCAAGTCTTTGATTTCTTCGTCACCTTCAACTTCAACATCCACCTGCATGGATTCAAAAAAGTCCTCCATGGTGACGGCGTAGGGCTCGCCCTCTAATCTTCGGACAAAGACTAAGCTGTCTGAGTGGTTACAGTGGAAAGCGTTCATTGAAAGCTGAGTAGCTGGTTCCCCCAAAGCATGGGCGGCCATAACGCCTACGTTGGTGCCCGGGTTGTGAATCTCACCATTCTCGTTGAGACCATAGCACTTCCCACACATACCGTCGCCGTGCTCGCACTTCAAAGGAGAGCGCACGCGCACCTCGGAGACCTTGTTGTTTCTGAGTCGATTGACGACATCCGGGGTAATGAGAGTGCCAGCCGGGATTGTACCCTTTTCCTTTCCACCCTTGGTCCCTAGCTTGATTGCCCGAGAGGTGTAGCGGTCAAGGATGTCCCGATTATCCACCGGCAGGATAATGCCTTTCGACGTGCCGCAGTCTTCGTCTACCACCATCTGGTTCATCGTAGTTTGGATGAGTTGCTTGGACATGAGGCCCGGTCGCCATGTACCTTCGACGCGCCCAATGGTGCCCATACGGGCACCGTGCATAGAAGCCCAATAGGAACCGATATCCAGCCCTTCAGAGTAACTCTTGTTGATAGGTACCGGTACCGGCTTACCGCTGGAGTCTGCCACCAATACGGGGGCCAGGGTCATCTGCTTGAAGTTGTCCCACTTACCTCTGGCTCCTGACTTGATCCAATCGTACATCCTATTGTCAGTCTTCTTGTCCATTCGCTTCTTGCCCTCTTTGTCGAGGGTGGCAGAGACCTTGGAGTAGAGGTTCACAATCTTCTCGGCTTTTTTGTCAGAAGACGCACGAGAGTTTCGTATCTTGGTCTCCTCCTTTGCCGCTGCAGCCATGAGAGAGTCACGAAACCGTGAGTCCGACTCAAAATCTTTGAGACTGATGGATAGTCCCGTAGAATGCTCATTACCAATGTCCTTGAGGCGATCGGCTGCCCAACCAAAGTCACCCGTGCTGTCCTTAGCAATGCGGGTCAAGAGATCGTTCAAGCTCTTTTTGTTTAGATTGAACGCTGGGTCATAGAGAATTCTCTCGTCTCGCACCTTTTCTGGTAGCGAGTGGTAGACCATCAATCGACCCATCGTTGTCTTGTTCTTCTTGGGCGCGCCTTCCTTCAGCAGAGACAATGGGTCCTTGTTGATGTCAGACAGGTCGATGACCTCATTGAGGTCGATCTCTTTGTTCTTCGTGGCCTTCACTGCGTCTAAGAGATTGTCGAATTTCTTCCCTTTGTCTTTACCCATTTCGGTAAGCTTGTAGAGACCGAGCATAGCCTCCTGCTCTGGCTTGAACATGAGTGAGCCGGTAGAGGGGCTAAAAAGGTTATGCGACGGGACCATCTTGGAGGCTTCGCGCACCGCCGAGGGGCTTACTGGGACGAAGGCAGCCATCTTGTCACCATCGAAGTCAGCGTTGTACCCAGACGTAGCCAATGGATGGATCTTGATGGCCTTCCCGTCAGTTAGGCGCGGCTTGAACGCTTGGACTCCAAACTTGTGCAGAACTGGGTCACGTTTCAGCAGTAGAGGCCTCTCATTCACAACCTTCTCTAGGTGCTTATCGGAAGCGATAGTGCTTTCCTTCACTTCCTTCTGGGCCTGTAGGGGTCGGTACCCTGAACGCACCATGCTCTGTACGACGAAAGGCTTGTAGAGTTCACGAGCTGCTTTATGAGGTATGCCCACCTCGTCGAGGGAGAGCGACGGCTCTGGAACAATAGTGCTGCGCATGGAGAGGTCTTGCCGACGACCAATTATCTTGCTCTGGAAGAATCCTTCCTTGGGGCTGGCACCTGCGATGAGACCGGCGATTCCCTTGAGCTGCTTACCGTGGGAGGTGACTCCAGACATGGTCAGCGACTTGAGTCCGTCGTACATCGTGGACTCCAGCTTCGTCTTCTCCTCCGGAGGAAGGGCAGGATCGAACGTTTTGATTTGGTCGTTGGTCGCGCCCACCAACTGATAGATGCGGTTGAGGTCGTCGAGGTTCAACTGGCCATCATCACGCACCATCACCGGCCGCATGGTCGGAGGCAGCACCGGCAAGTGTCGCATGGTGTACGCCTCGGTGGGCTTCATGCCGGCACGCTTGAGGGCGTTCAGGTACTTGAGTTTCTTGTTGGCGTCGTTCAGCTTGTTCGTTCGTAGCTTAGGTATCTCGGCCTGGATATTCTTCATCTCTCCATCGATATCGATTTGCTTCAGCTTGGAGATGATGGCTTCCGGGCCGGTCTTACCGTCCAACTCCTCTTTGCCATTGATGATTGCAGAGAACTGCTTCTTCTTCAGACCCAACAGAGATTGGACAGGAGTCTCAAACACGGGGTTTGGCATTCGAGATTCGAGCTTGATGTGCGACCACTTGCCGCCGAGATGACCCTCGGGCCACTTGGTCCCCGTAACATCCGGGTCAAAGATACCGCCCTTCTCTGGCTTGAGCTTACTACCTTGCAGAGCTCGAGAGGGCCGCTTGAGCTCGCCGTTGGACATGGCCAAGGTCTTCTTGTCCGTAAGCGGGGCCAAGAAGAGGTCGTTACCGTCCTTCTGAACGTCTAGACCCATGCCCTTGAGGTACCCCTCAAATTTCTTCCACACGAATGGGATCTTTGGGGTGGGTATTGAGGAGCCGGACTGAAGCTGCACCCAGAACTCATCGTTTTTATCCGATTTATAGCTTTGCATCTCACGAACATTCTCTCGAGCATTGTGAGCAAGCATAGCGTAGAGACCCATAGCGTCCATCGTCTGAGCACCGTGAGGGCCTCCCTTCCTAGGGGCCATGTTGGAATCGTAGGCGTGACGAGAACGAACAGAGAGGCCCTTCTCAGCAGTGTGATGAAGTTTGTAGATATACTGATCTCCAGTCAGTACCTTACCCAAAGACTTATTGGTGTTCGGGTCAAACAGCTCCTCTGTGTCACTGATACCTGCCTTCTTCAACTCGTCTTGAAGATCACGGGTGTAGTCCTTCTTAGAGGGGTCGAAGTTGTTGACGACGTAGGGCTTACCCTTCTTATCGGAAATCTTGGATGCTGCTGTCTCAAGAACCTGCCCCAGATTGATACGAGTGGGGACTCCAGTTGGGTTGAGTAGCACCTGGACTGCATTTCCATCCTTGTCCTTAGGCATCTCATGGTCAGGGAGAATGTTGGTGATGATACCTTTGTTGCCGTGCCGGCCAACAATTTTGTCTCCTATATCCGCAGGAGCATCGGCCTTGATGTACACGGTGGTCTTCTTGCCATGCTTGACGACGCGGGTGACGGTACCGGGAGCGTCCTTCTCCCACCGAGTATCCCGGGCGCGCATGGGATTGAGACGCTTCTTTGAGAACAGGCCCAGCATCTGTTGCTCTGGAGTGACGAGCTCCTTGCGCAGAGCTCCTATGATGACGTCGCCAGGCTCTACACGCTGGCCCTCCATGATTACTGCGTTGTCATCAAGCTTATCTGCTTGCTCTCTGGTGACCTGGCCCGCTGTCTGGGCGAGGAACTTCTTCTTGTTGAGGACGGTATTCTTGTCAGCTTGCACGTTGTTGCGAAACATATGCTCAGACGTGAGCTTCTTCGCTGCCGAATCGGAGATGACGATGCCATCCTCGAAGTTGTACCCCTGATAAGGCATGTAGGCGACCCGGAGGTTGGTGCCCAGGGCCAGCGTACCATCCTTGGTGAAGTTGGTGTCCGCAACCGGCTGGCCGGCTTTGACCTGGTCACCTTTTTTGACGATAGGAGTTGAATTGATGACACTCTTGTCATCATTCAGTGGGAAGTCGTCGTAGAGTTGTACCTCATGTCGTTTCCCATCGTCTCCGCGGATGACCACACCATCTTTCTTGATCTTCTCTACCTTGCCAGCGACAGGAGACATGTGTGAAACGAATGAGCCGACGAGCTGCTCCCAAGTGGCTGGGGTATCAGAGCGGACCTGGACCTTAGGCTGCTCTCTGTCCTTGAGAGCGACGGCTTGCTCAATCTGCTTGGCGGCCACCATGGTTCGATTGCCCTGGTTGTTCTGCAAGAAGGGGATCATGTTGGCGCTGAGGTCAAACATGCCCTTGGAGGACTTCAGAACGTAGTCCACGTCAGAGGGCTTGGACAGTATGGTCGTACCCTCCTTATCCGAGATCTTCACCAGTCGGCCCACCGGCTTCATCTCACCATTCTTCATCTCATACTGATCTGGGTACGCGACATTGGACGTGAGCGCAGTGGCCGGATCAATCCACTCGGTCTTCTTGGTCTTGGTGTTGTAAGCACGGACCTTGAGATCTTTCCCCCTCTTCTCAGCACCCAAGGAGAGCTGCAGCGTCGTACCAATCTTAGCCGACTCTGGGGTCTGGATGGGATCAAGGAACCCCATGTGGCTTGGGTTGATGAGCTTGGCCGCGTCCGTCACCTGGTGAATTGAGCCGATACCTCCCTCGCCCAACACAGTCGTTCGACGGTTCCCTGATATGTAGCTCATGGGGTTCATCTGGTCTGGCTGGCTGGAGAGGTTGGAGGAAGAGAAGAAGCTACGTATGGGCTTGCCAAATTGCTCTGGGTTGATGATCTCCTTGACCTTGGTCTTCTTGTCCACGTTGTTGGAGATTTTGCGGCGCACGTTCCACTTGTCGTTGCGCTCGAAACGATCCACCAGCAAGTCCTCGGCAGACATCAGATCCTTGAACCGGAGAGAGTCCCTATCGTCAGTCTTTTCTTCCTGTCGAGATACACGTAGGATCTTGTGCGAGCCGTCGAGGAGAGCGCTCCCGGTGACCTTGTCATAAGGAGTTCCCAATGTGACTTTTGTAGAATCTGGACGCAGCACAGTGCGCTCCATCTCCTCCTTGATCTTCTCCCGGGCCTCTTCCATTGACTCTGGGTTCTCACCCGTCATCGACTTGTAGAACTTCTTCAACGCTACGTCGTGCTTCTCCTTCTGGTTGGCAGAGAGAATCTCTTTGCCCCAGCGCCGCTCTATCGTGTCGTCGTCAACCCCCATCTCTTTGAGAATCGGGTACAGGGCAATGTTTGCATTCTTACCCTGATGCTTCATCGTCATCTTCTTGGTCTTGGGGTCGAAGTTCATTTCGAACCCAAGACCCTTGGCAAGGTTCCACTGAGATGCAATGTCGCCGTTGTCCTTCACTCGGGTGTAGACGCCAGACTTCAACCGGAACTGGTTGTTCACCTGGTACTCGTTGCCGTTGACAATGTAGGTGTATCGATTGGTGACCTTGGGGAGTTGGGCGACAGTAACGGCTTGGCGGTCTTTCACCTTGCCTGTTTTGTTGTCCACGAGCTCTACTTCGGCTCGGACAGGCACTGACCAGGTCTGGTCTTTAAGCTTGGCCTGCTTTTGGCTCCGGATATCGTCGATATCCTTGTTGTCATCCACCCAGACCTTGTTCACCTGAAGGGTGTTCTTCTTACCCTCTATAGGAAACTGGTCTTTGACGACCATGGATACTCGATCTTTGAGTGTGCTGAATGCGTCTTGTGGTTCCCAGTGTGCCATTCTCGCCTTCCGTGCCTAGTCGCTGGCGATGCTTGTCGCCTCAAAGCCCAGAGGATTCAAAGGGTTGCCCAATAGTACCTCGGAAACCCCAAGTAGCAAATGGGTATAAGACAGTTGAGGCCCGAATCATAGCCAAAACCAATACCGGAAAAGGGAATATTATGAGCAGAACTGGATCTACAACTAGCTTCTTCCAATCAGCCTTGTCTTCAGCAGTAGGAGGAAACTCCTCGTGGGGATCTGGGTCAGGAAGCAGCACAAGCAGTAGTGGAAAGAGTTCCAAGGGAAGCAACGCTAAGGGCAAAGGAAAGTGAGCATTTTCTTTTGGTCGATTGTTGCTGGAGCTCTGTTCAGATTCAGACACGATCTCATTCGTGAGGTCAATCGGCACCTCGCCGAAGCGTAAATCTACATGGTCACATGCCTGATTTGCGATGAGCCACTACTCGGGCCAGTGGCAATTCGTATACGGCAGGGGTGTGTCCGCAATTTCAAGTGGGGGACGACGATAGCAGAGACGATGGGGTTTAGGGACGGGTCCACAATCAAGTGGGTCTGTAAAAGGTGCGCCATAGAGCGGTGCATCTTCCCGAACACCCTTGAGGATAAAACCTGCTTCTTGTGTAACAAGGGGTTCGTTTCTACGTTGCAACCCCATGCGGACATAGTCCTCCTAGTAGAAAAATGCCTGTTGAAGCCCAGCACCAAAGGGAAGCGACTGGCAGTGAAACCTCTCCAGGGAGGCCACGTCCACAATGACTGTGCATGGAAAGATTGGGATCTGCCGTTATGGAAACTGCAGTCAAGAGACATCGCGTAGTTCCAGCGAAGGCAGTTCCCCGTCGCAAGTGTGATCACTGCGCTCGTGAGACTGACATGGTCATCATCACGAGAAGGACGTTCTACCCCCGAAGGGGAGAAACAGAAACTCTGATATTCTGCTCTGAAATCTGCGAGCGGGAGTATCTCTATGACGACGTGCTCGCCGCGGATGTCCAGCAGCGCGTGGACGATGAGCTCGCCGGCGTCAAGAGTACTCTATGCTCCGCTTGCAGACGTAAGGTGGAATAGGAAGGAGCGAGGGGCCGGCGCCGGCCCCTCATTTTTTAGCCGTCATTTTTGTCATACAAAAAATGACAGGTCAGTGACGTACTGCGTCATCTCAATCTGTGGGGCAAGAGGGCAGCGCTTTTAGCGTTGCTCAGATCATGGTGGCTTCAGGGCCGCGCTGAGGGGGTCGCTGCTCAGGCAGCGGCATGGCAGCAGAGTTCTGCTGAGCCCCTGTAGCAGATTGCATGATGGGTAGGATGAGTTGGTAGAGCTGTGGGTTCTTCTGGCGAATGCTTACGAGCTCTGCTTGGCGCTGGTCGTCGGGAAGTTGGTTCAGCCATGCAACAACCTTCTGTGCGATCACCATGACGTCGTAGCCTGCGCCGGCCTGCTCTCCACCCACAGGAGATTGAGATCCCTCCATCCCTGGAGGAGCTGAAGCGCCTTGCTCTTGAGCTGCTGCTTGCTCGGCCGCGGGGTCCATTGGGGCTGCGGGTGGGATCTCCATGCCTGGGACCTGACCGGCAGCGTTCATCATGCCAGTCTCTTGGTTGATCATCTGGCCTACTGCAGCCGGGCTGGCCTGTCCAGGTATACCAGCGGTGGGCATAGGCTCTGTGGCCGGCATACCCATAGCTGCAGCATCGGGAGTCTGCTCCATCATCATCTTCTGGCCGCGGAGCTGGTACTTCGCCATGACCATTTGGCTCTCGCCCTGGATGCGAGCCTGCGCTAGAGCTTGCCGACGCTGACCTTCGAGGATGTACTTGCGCTCCTCCTCGATACGGTCTTGTTCCTTCCTCGAATCCCAGTTGGTGTCCTCGAGCAGAGAGTTGTCCGAGATCTTGCCAGCCTGATTGAGCTGAAGATTGAATGCGGCCCGCTGCAGATCATCAGCCAGCTTGAACGGCTTGTAGCGAACGTTGACTGGAGCCCAGCCCATGAACGAGGCGATCTGGGGGATGACAAAGTCGAGGACCATAGTCTTTCGCTGACTGCGCTGGTCTTCAAAGTGGTTCTCCAAGATACGCATGGAGACGTTAGACCCGGAGTACTGCATCCCTCCGAATACAAACTCGATGGGCACTCCCATACCGGCAACGATGTGCTCCGACCACTGACGGTACTCTTGGGCCAGCATGAGAGCTCGACCGTCACCACCCAGAGACTCCTGACCCACGGGGAGTGGGAGGATTGGGATGTAGTTGTTGTCGAGCCGCCAGCGGATGATCTCTTGTTCGATCTTGTCTCGCCACTGGGTCATGTTGATGGTCGTGTAGACGTCGGAGGTGCCACTGGCTGACTGTGGGAAGAGGATGCGCAGGGGCACAATGTGTTCGATGGCGATAGCTTCCTGCGCCTTGCGCAGAATCTGCAGGTAGAAAGTGTCCTTCAATACCGGCAAGACCATCGGCAGGCCCCAACCCTTGTCCTTCTGAGCAATGGTTGGGCGCTGCAGGTGGTAAATGTTGTTCTTGTTGAACAGCACCGCCTTGTTCTTGCGGAGCGCTTCAATGAAGACCTGCGGAATGTTCTCTATGATGTGGCGCTTCGACATACGCACGTCGTTCGCCATCGAGGGGGGTATGGTGTAGTAGTACCGACTTTCCCCCGTTGCTTCATTGTGTTGGACCGTGATGTTCTCTGGGTTCCAACGGATGAGTCGAATGTCTCTCACCGAGCGGATATAGAGATCCTGGACAATGAACTCTCCGTAGTGCCCACAGCGGCTGCAGTTACCGATGAACTGGTACTCACGAAAGATGTATTTCTGGCGTTGAACCTTCTCGTAGTGACCGCAGCTCTTGCACTTGAGGTGCTTGATGAAGGGAAAATAGACGGAGATGAATGAGTTGCCGTAGACGTTGTAGTCGAGCCCTGCTTCAATCTCGAACTGCTTGTAGTTGAGCACCCTCTTGAATAGGTAGTCCCACTTCTTTCGGAGCTCTTCGCTCCCCTCATCCACGATCATATCGGTGACCGGGTACTCTGCCATCTTGTAGCAAGTGGCGTTGATGAGGGGGTTAGTGAGGAAGTAGTACCGGCACCACCGAAGCATCGTTTTGTACGATGTCGGTAGATAGGTGTGAGCAATATCGAAGAACGGGGAGGGGTACCGAATCGCACCTAGAGCCTCACCAGTGATGGACCGACCACTGTTGCGAGCGAATCGAAACCCACCAGAGGGGCCGAAATTGAGTGCGTCTATCTGAGCCATGCGTTACCCGTAGTATCTGCGGATTCGATTGATTTGACTGGTAGCTTCAGTGGGTGATGGGGCATTGAGGGCCTGGTCTACCGTACCACCACTGCGTAGTCGATCAATGACCCGACCAAGCCTACCACCAGCAACTTCGCCAGCAGTAAACATCCCTACCGCAGGAACAAACCCCAAACCTCCACCCAATACACCGCCTGCGGCGCCTCCAATGTTGGCCAACCACCGCTCTGCAGCACCACCTTCACCAGTAGGGGAGGCAGGCTGTGATTTACCCATTGTCAGAGCTGCGGCTGGAATTCCAAGGGTCAAACTCTTCTCTCCGATGGGTAGGTACTTGGTCACCTTGCCTTTGCCCGTCCAGCCTCCCATCTCCTTCCAACCTTTTCTCATGCCTTCTACTGGATGCATAACACGCTGAGTTGCGTCACTGAGCCCCTGATGCTGCCCTTTGAAGAACTCCCCTACTGAGCGGGCCTTGGAGGCCATTCCTTTGCCCAGCGGAGACTTGCCGAGCCGTGTCAAGAGCCTGCTAATGCTGGCTTGTTTCTCGAGCTCATCGACGAAGGCTTCGTACTCGCTCAGTGGGTGACCCATGACTTCAATTCCTTGAGTTGATCGACTAACTGCTGCCTACGAAGCTGCATGTATCGGTAGGCGACCACCAGCTTCCCTGTCTGAACATCTTCGGGGGATTCCTCGTCTAAGTCTACGTTCTCTATGCCCTTCCTCTGCACTTCATCATAGCGCTTCTTGGTTGAGGCAGGGTCCCTCGTCAGGAACTTATCCACATCCCTGCCGGCGCTGTCCGGTACGTGGTCAGATGGTTTCAAATTCAGCGGATGGATGTCCGCGAATCTCGCAGTACAGAAGTCACATCTACCATCAAGATCGTCCTTTTCGACGTTCCCACAGACGTTGCACCGATACATTGGTTGCGAGAGCATCGTTTGGGCAAAATCCAATGGAGTGGGGAGGTACGTGACCCCCTGTTCAAGTGCACACGCTGCAACGTACTTCTCAATCTCTTCACCGTAGTCTTCCCGCCGTATCTTATTCGCGATATCGACACCGGCCATGAGCTGCGCCACCGTGCAACGCTGAGAGATGTCGAATCGAGGGATGTTATTGTTGAGTACTTGAGTGATCTTCTCGAAGATGTGCCACTCTTCCCAGAAACCAATGGTAGACACGAGGGTCCTGGCCACCTGGATCTTCTGCCAGTTGTGTTCGCTGACAGACGTAGCGTTGAACGTAGTCAGTATCTCACTGCGCAGAGTCTCGGGCTCCCACTCAAACCAATCGACACCAAACTTCTCCATGAGGACCATGACCAACGCCACGGGATGCGCATCATGGTAGCTGAAGAACCGGATGATGGGCTCACGAGATGCTTGGACAGCAGCCGGGGCCTTGGATACATCCAATCCCCACTTTATGAGTGGAGCTTGGTCCATTCCTAGCTTCGAGGATCGTAGCTGCTGTTCAGCGGGTCCGCGCCTCCTTCTGGGGCACGAGAAGCTGCGAATTCAGACTCACCGAACGAGGAAGCATCGTTTGCCATGCGGGCAAACAGTTTCTTCTGTGGGTCCGGCATCGACATGAACACACTCTCTGGGTCCTTCTGGAATTCTTCCACGAAGTCATCGGAGTATTGCTGCTTGACTGATTCCAGGTTGTTACGGGCGAGGTTGTGGAGCTCATAGTCGGTTACCCTTTCCGCTCCGGAGGTCCACAGTACCTTAGAGGCAACCTTCACCCCAAAGGTGGACTCCCAGGGGTTAGGAATGACGCGGTCCCACCCCTGATTGAGGCCGTGCTCGAGGTCGAATCTCCGGAGCACCTCAGCGTAGGTATCGGGCCTCAGCTCAGCCCGTTTCTCGAAAAGCTCATCCAAGAACTGGCGACCCTCACTATCGGGGGCCATAGCGCACTTGCGCATCTCACAGGCAGACTTGAGTTGCCCATCATCGCCGTAGCTGGCAGAGCCGAGCTCTCGAATGGTCTCGTCTATAGGGTAACTGATGATAGCCGCCTTTCGCGCTAGCTTGGTGGCAAACTGCCGGCGAATCTCAGGCTCCATGCTGGACTTGTGGTCCATGAAGTAGTCGTTGGCCTTCTTGACCATGTCCCACGAGTGAATGGGGTAATGACGGCTACCATTAGAGAGAATGACCGCGTAATCATCGTCGCTCTTGGGGGCAGCCTGCTTGACGATGGGTCGAGGTCTCTGGCCGGTGATATCTACCACCGGTTCTACCCTCTGACCGGCAGTTTTGGTGAGCTGCTCAGGAGGTAGCAGACCATGCTGGAGGCAAGCGTTCACGAGGTTGGCAGCAGCAGTCTTCTGGGCACTCTCCGGTAGCTTGCTGCCGTGCTTCATGAAGTAGATCACTGACATCGCCGTCGTGCCCTTCGAGTCGCAGGCAAACTTGCGCATGAGATGGCCCTGATCGAGTGCCACGAGAGCAAAGGCTTCGTCGGGCAGCTTCTCAGACTCTTTGATGGAGGCAGTCTTGATGGTCTCCGGGAGCTCCTCTGGGGTGGAGAAGAAATCTTTCAGAGTTGCGCCCTCATCGTCGTAGAAATCCAAGGTGACGCCTGCGTATTTGTAGCCCATGCTGGAACTCTCCTTCTTCTTGCTTGTCAGGCCGCCTATTGAGCCGCCCATACCTACTCCCGCCAGCGGCAGCAAGGCTTTTGCCGCGGGACCTCGGCCATGGGCCCAAGCGCTCCCAGTTACTCCTCCTAGAATACCCCCAAGACCACCCCGGAGGGCAGCACTACTTGCATCGTCTGGGTTGGCGAGAGCTCCTACAGCAGCTCCTCCAGCGCCGGCAAGAGAAGCATCTCGAATAGCCTTGGCTGTAGTAGCAGCAGCTTCATTTTTGATCTGTTTGGCAGCTTCTCGGCCCACCCCGCGAGCTCCCTTTCGAACTTGCCCCTTCCAGTAGGAGGGCTTCATCTTCTTGAACCACTCCCAAGCGGCGGCTTTCTTGTCAGACATTTGGGACCTCCGGGCGAAAGTACCTACCACACCCTACTATATCAAGGTGAAATTCCTGAGAATCGTTGGGAATAAGGGTCATGAAACGTAACCCCAAAGGAGGTTAGATAGTGACCTATGAAGAACAGCAGGAGGCGATAACAAACGAGTGCTTCTTGGGGGACGCACCTCGTGATTGTGATGGCTGTCCTGCTCATCATACCCAAGGCGGAAGATGTTGCTTCGGCCGAGGGGATTACAGCGAAGACGACCAGGAGTGCATGGACTGCCACTACAAGGACGACTGCGCTGAAGCAACATTTCAGAACCTAACCCATCAAGAAGAGGAGTTTGAACCAGTGCCTATGTATCGAAACATCATCCCAAGAAGATCTAGCCGGCTACCCATCGTTGGTCAGCCCAGACCAACCCGTGCGGCCTCCCCCTCTAGTGATACCGCACTGATACAAGACACAGAAGCCCACAATGTGGAGCCTATGGACTTGAGTGAAATGAGCATGCCAAGGCAGTTTCTGGCCCACATGGGCTGGGGCGGCGTAGAAGGCGCTCTGAGCATGGGTTTGAGGTACTTCCAGCGACGCCGACCTCGGTAATGCAGAAGGGGGAGGAGTCAGCCAGTTTTGGTGCCGAGATGAGGGCGGCCAGGTTAGAGTCGGGCTACCCACACCTCAAGGACTTCGCCTATGTCATCAACATGAGGTACGAGACGTACCGATGCTACGAAAGAGGGAAACGAATTCCGAGCATCAAAACGCTAGAGCACATCATCCAGCAAGCAAGCCTGCCAGATGAGATTGCAGACAAGCTCAGAGAAACTGCCAACAGGGCGCGGGGTAAGAAGAAAGGTGTCATCGTAACCAAGCCCATCAAGGCAGACGTAGACATTCCCAAGCTGGCCCAGAGCCTAGTCAGCGACTTCGAGTTTGAAGCCATGCGCGGGGATAGAAAAGAACTCAGTGAGAGAACCCTCAAAGCCTGCGCCCGCAGAGCTGAGATGAGACTCAAAGCGGCATTGGAGCCAAAATGACCGTGTACAACTTCCCGGTGAGGAATCCTAACAAAGCGTACCTCACCAACAACCTGCTGCTACCTATATCTGGGGTCCTACCCCGACCGGTCAAAGCAGCACTCACCTTCTACTATGGTGAGAAAGACATCATCGACGGAGAGACCGGAGAAATAATCGGTTCTCGTCCAGCAGAGATGTATCTATGGGATGCAACAATGCATCACCTCATAGTGCCCCGACTATTCATACCCCCGGAGCACTTCAAGCACTACGACTTTGAGTTCGTAGACTGCAGGCCGCAGAGCTGGCCAACAGTAGACATCGAAGACAACATCGAGCTTCGAGACGAAGAGCAAGAAGAGGCTTTTGAAGCCTTGCTCACAAACGATTACGGAACCCTGAACCTAGCGTGTGGGAAAGGGAAAACCGTCCTAGCATTGAAGCTGGCCGCGGTGAGGAAAGTTCCAACCCTCATCGTGGTCAACTCAACATACCTACTTGAGCAGTGGAAAAGCGAGATAGAAGAACATCTCGGAGTAGGCAGTGTGGGAACCATCCAAGGTCCAAACATCGACTGGAAGGGACACCCCATCACTATAGCCATGGTCAACACCCTAGCCCTACACAGGGAGAAGTGGCCGTGGGAATTCAGATGCTGGTTCGGTTTGGTGTTGTACGACGAAGGACACCACATGAGCGCGCCGTTGTTCGTCAGGTGTGCCGACCTATTCTTTGGAAGTCGGTACTCCCTGACGGCCACGGCCAACCGAACAGATGGTCTGGAGAGTATCTACCAGTACCATCTGGGCGGCATCATCCACTCAAATCTTAGCCAAGAGATCATCCCCACGACCTTATTCCACAAGCTGAAATGGGAGATGCCGCCAGGGGATAAGGTCCAGGTACTCGACGCTAACCATGAGGTTAACATTTCTAGGACCAGGTCATACCTGGGGCGCCTAGAGTGGCGGAATCAGATGATCTTTGAGGACGCTCTCAAAGATCTAGCCGAGGGGAGGCAGTTGTTGATACTGACCCACAGCGTCCCGCACGCCAAGGCCCTGGAGGAGCTGTTCCGAGACTCCACCTGGTACGCCGGTCTGGTGATCGGGGAGACACCGCAGGGAGACCGAGTGAGCATTCTACGCAAGAAGAACCCCGTCATTGGTACGTTCCAGCTTGCGCGAGAAGGGCTGAACAAGCCTGAGCTCGATACTCTCTACGTCATCACACCATTTTCCAACAAGAATGACCTCCAGCAGTCCTGGGGTCGAATCCAGCGGAGATTTGCTGGCAAGAAAGATCCTATCGTCCGGGTCTATGAGGACCATGCCATCGACAAGTGTGTGTCCTCTTGCAGAACCCTACGGAGGAACCTCAAGGCCATCGATTATCCGTACCGAAACAAGAACATCAACATGGAGCTAGAATTATGAGCAAGACAAAAGGAAGAATGATCCTGGTCAAGGACATCTCCGGAGACAAGTACCTCGGATACACTGAGGAGAAGGAAATTGAGGCAGGTGGCATCCTGTTCTTGAATCAAGTCAGGTACATGAACGAGTTGCGACAGCCCGCCCTGTCGCTGGATGAAAACACAAGGGAGCGGAAAGTAGTGGGGTTTCAGACCCTCATGACCTTGATGCCTATCGACTGCTTTGAGGGGGCAGTGGACAACTTCGGCGTAATTGTCGCCTCCTGGTACTATCCTGGTGACCATGGAGACAGGGTCATGTCGAAGTTCAAGAACCTCATCAAGAACGCGGAGCTGAACGAGACAGCCACTCGAGCTGATGAGGCTGGCATCCAGCTCGTTAACGCTGCTGGGCTACCTAAGGGCGCGTAAATACGGTGAAGCCCTGGTCTACCAAGTGGAAACAAGCCCAACTAGACCTTCTCCAAGAGGAGTGGTCTGAGTGTGAAAAGTGTGGACTTTGCACGACTCGCACAAACGTCGTCTTCGGTGAAGGGAATCCTGATGCCGACATCCTATTCGTCGGGGAAGCCCCCGGCGAATGGGAAGACGAGTCTGGAATCCCCTTCGTAGACATCTACGAAGAAGACCACAAGGGCGTCAGCGGCAAGGTACTCTCGAACCTATTGATTGCCGCCGGCATCAACAGGGAGGACTGCTACATCACTAATATCGTGGCATGCCATCCTCCCGAGAACCGGGACCCCTCCACAGAAGAGAAGAAAATCTGCATGGAGAGGGTGCAAAAGATCATCTACATAGTTGACCCCCTCGTCATCGTGGGGATAGGAAAGATAGCGTTCAACATGTTCGCCACCGGGGCCACCTGGGGCATTGAGAAAGAGCATGGCAAACTGTTCACCAATCCACACCCAAGCATAAAGACAACAGGGGAGCGTAACGGCTATGACATGGCCGGGGTCGTGATGCCTCTGAAAGGAGCTGACAAGAAGACATACACCTTAGACTACGACGTGATGGGAATCTATCACCCCAGCTACATCCTTCGTAAGGATCCTCGAGATAGGAAGGGAGACTTCCTGCCGAGAGGGCTGGCCGACAAAACGCTGAAAGATCTGAAGTGGCTGAAGAGCCATATTGATCAGTTGAAAGAAGAACACCACGGTGTTCGTAAGCTGCTCTAGGAGCCAACCATGGGAAAACTGAAGTTGAGGACCGGCAAGGTCTCAAAGAAGTCCAAGGCTACCACAATCAAGCGGAAGCCTAAGCAAGACCCCAAAGAACAAGCCAAACAAGCGGCGATTGAAGCCATCGAGAAGTACAAGGCTGCGCGCCAAATCCTGAATGAGATGAGAGAAGAATTCTCTCAGACCTACCCAGAAGCAAAGAAGCTGTTGGAAGAAATCCATCGGCAAGAAGACGAAGTCGTATCACTCATCGAGAATGCGAAGCTCAAAGTCCGTGCGGCTGAAGAGACCATCGAAGACTTCGTCTGCCAAATCAAACACTCCAAACCTACCTACGACAGCAACAAGGTCTTGGAGATCGCAGAGACTCTGGAAGACCCAGGTGAAGTTTTCGCCGGGCTACTAGGGGCGGGAGGCATCAAGAGCATCACGTTCAACAACAACGATGCCATGGCCTTCTTTGCGAAGAATCCTGAATTCGGGAAGGTGTTTGAACCCGCCTTCAAGGATAGGGAGAAGCTGACCCCCTCAGTGTCGGTCCCTAAAGTCTAGGGGTCCACATGACAGAGGCTACTGAGCCGGTCGAGTTCGTAGATCTCGACTGGATGTACCATCTGACTCGGCGTCGTGTGTTCGCAGACGACATCGGTGCAGTGGAAGAACAGGTGCTTGAGAAAGTGCCACTACCGGAGGATTTAATGACTGCTATCCAAGACTATGTTGGGGATGGTCAAGGTAGGATCACGGTCAGCAAAGAGCTGTCCACCAACCAAGACTATTGCAAAGCTGGCTCGTTCGTCAGCATCTCTCTAGCCTGTGACAACAGCCTGGAGGCAGCGGAGGCGGTCCACGACATCGCGGCACCCTACGCTCAAAAGCTCGTTGAAGTGGACCATCACGAGATGTCCTTGATGCGAGACCAGTTCTTCATCAGTGCGGGCCGGAAGAAAAGCTGCCTGCACCAAGAGGAAGAGACCCCTGCGCGGAAGGCAGCTCCTTCCAAGACCGGAGGTAAGAAGTCCGGAGGTAAGAAGGTTCAACGTGGCGGAAGCATCACTGCGCCAACCAAGGCCCGCTCCAAGCCCAACGTCCGGAGGTAAGCCATGTTCAAAATGGATGAGTCTACCGCTCCGATTAACTCCGTCGAGGTGGCAGAGGGTACATTTGAGTGCTTTGGCATGAAGAACCCCAAACTGTCCGTGAAGATGGTCTACAAAAACTCCAAGACTGGCACCACTTACGGTGGTTGCGACATGTCTGAACGCTTGATGAGTGAGGCAACACAGTCATTGTTCAAGCAGTTCTTGGAGAGTGCCGAGAATGACTTCGGCCAAATAGCTCTAGGCTCTGGGACCGTAGGTTCCGACCTCAAACCTGAATCAGACGAAGGACTAAGCCTCCGAGGTCTGGGGAAGGAGTAATTGATGGCAGCCCTAGAGTCTCGTGTGATCACACGGATACTTGAAGAGGGGATGGTAGATGCCATCAGAGCAGGGCTGTCTGCCGATATGTTCAAGGACCCGGAGTCCCGACAGATATTCAAGTTCATTCGGCAGCACTGGTACAAGCCAGAGACCATCAAGACTGTCCCCTCCCTAGGGATGATTCAGTACCGGTGGCCTTCTTTTGAGCCAACCGGTGATTCTGATGACCCCGATGTCCGTGCGGACACAAAAGCGCTCATCAATGAGCTGAAGGTGATGTCCTTCAACACGGATGTCAGGTCGTTAGCCTCGTTCTTCCACGAGCTGGCTGACGAAGACCCTGAAGAGGCCATCCGCGTCATCCAAAAACACACAACAAAGCTCACCAAAGATATGAAAGGGCACGAGAAGTTGGGTGTGAACGAGGTGACAGAGCTGGCTATCGAGCACTACGAAGGCACCATGACAGGTGCTGTCTACGGGCTTCCATACCCGTGGAAGTGCTTGAACGAAGACACCATGGGCAAACATGAGGGTGATTTCATCGTCCTCTATGGCCGCATGAAGTCCATGAAGACTTGGATCCTTCTGTACATGGCCATCTATGACTACCTGGTGAACGGTGCCCGGGTTATTATTTGGTCCCGAGAGATGAACAAGAAGAAGATGTCTCTTCGACTTGCCGCTCTCCTGGCAAAGATTGATTACCAGTTGTTCAAGAAAGGGAAGCTACCCCCTAAGGTCCGAGAGAGGTTCTATCGGATCATGAGGGAGCTCAAGGTCGAGGACAACAGTTGGGACCGCGGGGCAGACCGAGAGGCTGCAAAGCTCATCAAGCTATCAGAAGAGGCTCGTCTCGGTACCCGTAGCATGCTTCTCCTGTGCGGCCGGCAAGCACCTAAGACCGTGGAGGAGTTGAGAGCAATCATCCAGGACTACTGTCCAGACTCAGTGTACCTGGACAGCTTCTACCACATGGACCCCGCCAAGGACGCAAGCAACACCACCGTTCGGTGGCAGCGCATCGCTCACTTGGCAGAGTCCATCAAAGAGATGGCAGAGGACGAAGGAGTTCCTGTGGTTGCGTCTCACCAAGCCAACCGGTCAGGTGAGAAGACCATGGGTGAGACCATGGCTGACATGGCAGATTCCGACGTCATCGCTCGTGAGGCAGACCTCATCATCCGAATCCTGCGGAAGGTGGGCAAAAACCTCTACGAGGAAGACTACGAAGTAGCCATGGAGGAAGAGAAAGCTAGGAAAGCTAAGAAGCTGAAGGCGAAGGCGAAGAGAGTGAAAACCAAACTCTCATTCCAAGCCAACAAGAAATCCAAGGTCCGAAAGGTTCCTCAGAAAGCCTTGAAGACGACCGAGGAGTTCTTAGAGGAAGACATACCTCGTATCAGCGCTGAGATAGCCATGATCATGAGCGGTAACCGTGAGGGTACACTGAACGGGTTCATCATCAAGGCAATACCTGGCTACAACTTCGATGTCATTTCCGTGAATCCATCCAGAGATGACATCAAGGAATGGATGAGGGACATCGATAATGATGGAGGCAACAACCGTCCCAAAGCATCATCCCATCAGTACCGGTCTAAAGAACGACCCAAAGTAGCGGCTGCCAACTTCGGAAAGATCGGAGCTAGGTAGATGCTAGGGGTCGCTGATGACATAGCCAAGAACCACCTGCGGTTGGTGAAGATCAAATCTGAGTTCATCTCTGCTGCATGCCCATTCCACAAAGGTGGAATGGAGCGGAGCCCCTCGTTCTGGATCAATAGAGAGAATGGTTCGTGGGGCTGCTTCACCTGCTCAGTGGGCAACTCAGATCTTCGAGTCCTCCTCAGGGAGCTCGGTATTCACAGCTCCAGAGCAGAGGCAGAGATAGATGAGGCCCGCAAGGAAGCGAAGAAGAGCTTCGCAGTCGATCAGGCCAAGAAGAAAAAGAAAGCCCGTGCCAGCTTCAAAGGTACCCACGTCTTGCCGGATGCTCTACTAGGCGTTTTCGATTTTGCGCCGGTCAGTCTTCTGGAGGCGGGGTACCCCGAAGAGCTCCTCTACGAGCACGACATCGGCTTTGACAAACGATTTGACCGAATCACGTTCCCAGTGCGGGACGTGTTCGGGAATATCGTCGGCATCTCTGGAAGGACAGTCATCCCGGGCGTGAGTCCGAAGTACCTGTTCTACTCTGGGATGCGGGAGATTGACGGGCGAACGGTGAAGGGCGAGCTAGGAGACTGGTACCCCAGCTACTCCAACTCAGACGTTCGGAACCATTTGTATCGGGGCCACCTCGTATACGACAGGGTCTACAAGGACAACAGCGGCGAAGCTCAGATCATACTGGTCGAAGGCTTCAAAGCTGCCTTGTGGATGGTCAAGCACGGGTGGCTCAATACCGTCGCTACCATGGGAACAAAGATGACTCATGCTCAAGAGAGAATCATTCGCAAGATGGGAGCAACGGTCTTCGTGTTCACCGACAACAATGACCCTGGGCTGGAAGCAGCTCATAGAATATGCAGGCGGTTGGCCGACAGCACCTTCCCTGTATACCGGTGCTACTACCCCGAATGGTGCGGGGAAGATGCACAACCAGATGATCTGTCGGATCAAGAGATAGAAGAAGTTCTAGAAACTTCACAACGTTACGGAGGTAACAAGTATGAAAGGCATGAGCGCTGGTTGGCGAAAAAACAAAAAAGAAAACGAGAATCGGGCGAGGTCGGGAGGAGGTGGATCAAATAAAGCCTTCTTCAAATACATGTGGAGGTTCGATGACCGGAAGGTCAAGATCCACCTCTCCATGCATCCAGAAGTACGCTACCCGGCGCTAGATGGCACTGGGGAGTGGCCATTCATGATGATCGAGCGGTACTTCGTGAAGGGAGCGGGTAAGTCCCGCAAGGGGGCCTACGTCACAGTACCACCAGAGGGAGAGCAAGACGTCGTAGATGCTTTGGCTCATCCCACTCAATGGGGGCTGGACCAAGAGCCAAACAGGATGTTCGAGAAGGCCCGCAAGAGTGTGTCCTATGTGGTCACCGGCTGGATAGAGCACTGGTTCCACATGGTGAAGTTCCAACGCAAGGGCAAGGACTCCACCTGGTGGGAGAAGGTGATTTGTGACGGGCGTGGTTGCACGATGTGTAACCACGAGCTGCACAAGGTTCCCTATAAGGACGGTGTGAAGGCAGTGGACATCTCTGAGAAGCGGGTATTCGGCAAACGGTTTCACTCAACCATTGCCCGAACTCACTTCGACGAGTCGTTCCTCAAGGCCAACACAGACATTGAGGCTAATTGTAAGTGTGGAGGGTTCATTTACCCTGAGTACTTCGGGTGCCAAAAGTGCGAGGAAGTCCTGATTGACATGTCGCTGCAATGCCAATCTTGCGAGGGCGATGTGGTGGGAATTGACCCAGACCAGCGGGTTGCTGTCTGCCAGAACAAAAATTGTGGTGAGGAGTGGAGCCTGTTGATTCAGGACCACGCCGGCATCGTCAAGAATCTAGACAATGAGATCAAGTGCCACAACTGCGGCCACACAGACACTCCAGTTCCTAAAATGGTGTGCACCAGCTGCGACGACTACGACCCATACACCCTCTACGACTGTCAACTGACGGTCCACAAGACTGGTGAAGGGAAGAACTCAGAGTTGCACATCGACAACGTGATCATCCAAGAGGCAGACGAGCGGTTGTTCGACCCGAACTTCCAGAACAGCTACCCGGATGACGACGAAGAGGGCCCAGAGAAGGCCCAGAAGGCTGCTGAGTGGAACAAGTCGGTGTTCGACTTGAACGACCTCTACGGCCACAAGTCTGCAGGCGAACAGGCTGCAGAGCTAGATGTAGAGAACCCCTTCCGCACCGCTGGTGGTGGGTCCAGTGAACAGCACAAGAGCTACGGGCGGAACCGGCACCAGGAAAAGGGTGACGGGGACAAAACCGTTGAGGACGACGAAGACGCCGCGTAGCTGAAGGAACACCGCCTGGGGGCCCGAGCCCCCAGGCTTTTCTTTTGGAGACACGATGACTTTCAATCCCAACGTACCGGACCCGGAGTATATCGGGACGGATAAAGAGGCCGCGGAGCTCCTGCGGCTGCTCATGCGCAAGGTGGAAGAGGAACCCGACGACTTCATGGGGTTCGACACCGAGACGTATGGAAAGAAGCTGCCTATCAAGGGTAGGAACCTGGACTGGGTGACAGACAAGGTCACCTTGTGGTCCTTGTCCTGCACATTGGAGAACGAGTACCGACGCTGGTGCATTCCCGGACAGTACTTCCAGTTCTTCTCACCCCTGTTGGAGAACCCGCTCCTCAATGTTGCGGGGTTCAACCTAAAGTACGACGCCCACATCTCGTGGAACTGCCGAGTCAACATCTGGAACTGCCGGACACTGATTGACGGCCTAGCGTTGATCAAACTCATCGACGAGAACCGTATGGCCTCAGATCTGAAGACTACGGCCGAAGAATACTGCGGTCTACGGATGACCAAGTACAAGAGCCTATTCAAGGGGGTAATCGATCCCAAGACAGGGAAGGAAGCCAAGGAGTATGAGACCTCCCTGCTAGACCTCATTGAGGCTGGGCACATCGACAAGGTGTCCAACTATGCGTCCTACGATGCGTTCGCTCACCTCCGTCTCTTCGAGCGGCTGCGCGATATTTTACGCATCACACCTATCGGGACCGATGGTGACAACATGTGGGAGTACTTCCTCCGCATGGAGATGCACGTCACCGAGGTCCTATGGAGGATGGAACGTAGAGGAATGTGTCTAGACCTAGGGTATCTTCAAGATTTGATTCCAGAGATAGACGGCAAGATCAAAGAGGCAGAACGAGATGTAAATCGCATCGCTAGTACGGTCATCAACGTCAACTCTCCAGCACAGTTAGCCGACCTGTTCTTCAGCAACAACGAGCTGAAAGGCGGAGGCCAGGGTTTTGGCCTACAACCCATCAAGCTGACCAAGTCTAGAGCCGCATCCACCGACAAGGATGTCATGGCGGCGCTCACGGAGCTTGGCGGAGAGGCTGGCGAAGTAGCGCGTCTGGTCGTGGCGATACGTACTCTGTCCAAGACCAAGAACACCTACATGGAGAACCTTCGCAAGCTGGCGGAGTACTTCCCTGACGGCAGGATTCACCCCAGCTTCAATCAGTTTGGCGCTGCTACGGGTCGCTTCTCTACGAACAATCCAAACTGTGTGGATGGTGAAACTGAGGTCCTCACCACGCAAGGTTGGGTTCGGTTTGATAAGTTGGAGGCTTGGGAAGACGAACCAGACATGGTGGCTCCTTTGGTAGCGCAATGGGTTCCAAAGACAGGGACCATTGAGTTTGTCCAAGCAGGCCTAATTGAGCAGCACTACACTGGTGAGATGGTTCATGTAGAAAATCAGCACATCGATCTCCTCATGACCCCAAATCACCGCTGTCCACTCATCAATAGGCAAACCGGAGAGCTTCAAGTGCTGGAAGCCAAGGACTACAAAGAAGACAAGAAGCAGCTTCATGCAGGACACTGGTTCCGTAGTGCGGAGGATACCCCCTTGTCCTCTTCGATATCATATTCACAACTCACATTCCTTATTGCCGTACAAGCTGATGGGCACTGGCATGGCGGCGGTATTGACTTTGGGTTCAATAAGAAAAGGAAGGCAGATCGTCTTCTGGCGACGCTGGAGAATATAGGGGCTAACTTTTCCTACAAGGAGGGCGGCTCCGCAGAGTACAGGTTCAGAGTCAAGGCTGGGGATCTCGTAGAATGGGCCAAAGATCTCCTAGGAGAGGACAAAATCTTCTGGGACTGGATCACTATGTTGTCTTCGGACCAACTCAAGTTCTTCTCGGAGGAAGTATTTTTCTGGGATGGATGTTGGGACCGGAAATCAATGTATGCCAGTAAATATAAAAAGAATGCTGACTGGGTTCAGATAGCTCTTACTCTCTGCGGCAAACGAGCTAAGGTTCGTAAGTATGAAACCCCAGAAGGTAGGGCGGATAGTTGGCAAGTAGACGTAACAGGCCGCGATTACAGCATGACGACCAACATAAAAAGGTCTCGTCGTTCGTGGGATGGTACTGTTTACTGCGTCAGTGTTCCCTCCGGATTCTTTGTCGTCCGGCGTAATGGGAAAGCCTGCATCACTGGGAACAGTCAGAACTTCCCTCGTCCAGACAACGACGAGTGGGGCATCCGAAAGGCATTCATCGCGCCCCCTGGGAAGAAGCTCATCGTAGCTGACTACGAGCAGCTAGAAATGCGGATCATGGCAGACCGGTCACGGGACAAGGCAATGATCCAAGCCATCCTCGACGGCAAGGACCTGCACAGCTTCACGGCTGCCAGCATGACCCCCGGCGTCAAGTATGAGGAAGTAGTCGCAGCGAAGAAGACTAACGAACCTGACCCAGCCCAGAAGATGTTGAAGCTCCTGCGCCAAGACATGAAGGCAGTTGGCTTTGGCATCATCTATGGTGCTGGTCCCAAGAAGATTGGCGAGTCCATCGAGATCCTAGAAGAGGATATTCGACAGAGGCTGGCCAGCATGGACTCCTCAAAGCTGAAGCGGAGAGTGTCCAGCAAGATGAGGGGCAACCCTCTGCTTACCGAAGAGGAAGCCATCGTGAAGGTTGCTCGAGAGAGCATCGCCGGCGACAAGATCCAGTCGTACTTCAAGGTCTTCCCCGGTGTTAAAGCCTACATGGAAGACATTCCAGCCTGGTGTCGAGAGTCTATGTACGTGGACCTCGACGGCAACGACCTGGAGTGGCACTTCTTCGAGCACGAGGACTGGCCTGGCTCAGTCGAGATGACGGTCTTCGGGCACGTAAGGCCTTTCGGATACGTCCAAACTCTCGTGGGTAGATACCGCCGTCTGGAGGACATCGACCACGACAAATTCATGCTACGTTCTGCTGCAGAACGACAAGCAATCAACACTCCCATCCAAGGCTCTGCATCAGACCTCATCAAGGGTGCGATGCTTCGTATCGAGTTCAACGATGAGCTCAACCGCTTGGGAGTGGAACTGGTGAACCAGGTCCATGACGAGCTCGTCATGGAAGTTCCAGAAGAGAATGCAGAAGCGGCGTCTCCTATCGTGAAAGCGTGCATGGAGACGCCCTTTGAAGACGAGGACGGGGAACCATGGAATCCTCTGTGTGTACCCATCCCAGTAGATCTGAAGGTCGTTGACGTATGGGCATCGGCTAAATGACGGAGAACACCATGTCAGAAGAAGAAGATGAAGGAATGAACAAATACGCGGTGGTTACAGATGACGAGAAGACGAAGCAGGCTTCTGAAGGTTCTGGACCCACTACTTGTCCGTCTTGCGAGAGTAAGCTCGACAGTGGTGGGGCGTGCCCAAAGCATGGCACAGAGCCTTTCGAACCAAAGAAGTGAGGAACAACCTCTTGTCCGGGGCTGCAGAGAATGCGGCTCCATATTTGAGGTCAACTACTACAGACACACTACGCTAAAGCTACCAACCATGGGCCATTGCCCGCGGTGCTCCAGCTACAGAGTAAAAGACCTCGGATCGCTTCCCTACCTGAGTCAACAGGACGGGGAGTGGTTCCTGATGGGTGCAAAGGGTCAAGTGATTGGTCCTTACGGCTCAGACACAGATGCCCAGGCTCACATGTGGGACTGGTTCAACGCTTTCGGTGAAAGGGAAAATCATGGCAGCAGCGAAGAAAAAGAAGGTGGTCCTGAAGAAGGCGGTTACGAAGAAGACCACCAAGAAGAAGAAGGGCGTGAAGAAAAAGACGGGGACGAAGAAACCCGGTACCGCCCGAAAGTCATCGACCTCGGAAGAGCCCGCCAAGGAAAGACCTAAACCCCAAGACAGGGTCGGCAAGATGTTTGACGACCTGGTCAAGAAAGAGAAGGCAACGGGGGTCCAGGTGCAGAGGGCTAGTGACGTGATCACGGCTCATCACATCCGCAGGCCCACGGGTATCTTGGACCTAGACCTGGGACTCGGTGGGGGTCTCCATGCTGGGGGCCACATCGAGGTCTTCGGAGCAGAGTCTGCCGGCAAGACAGCCTTCTGTTTCCGCGTTGCCGGCGAGGTCCAACGTATCTACGGAGACGATTCGGTCATCGTGTACCTGGCCACGGAGACCAACCCGGACATCACCTTCGCGAGGCGCAATGGGTTCTGTGTATCTTACCCAGAGCAGTCCATTGAGTCCTTCGAGCGCATCTTGAAGAGCAAGGGACAACCACCCTTCTCAGCGGATGAGCTGGACGACCTCCGGTGTCAGATCGGAGAGGTCATCATCATCAAAGGTGCAACCTCTGATGAGTCTCTGGAGATCTTGGTCAAGGCTATCAAGAAGTTCGGGGACAGAATTCAGCTTATCATCATCGACTCTCTAGGTGCTCTACTGCCGAAGCACGTAGAAGAAGGAGAGGTGGGGGACGCCCACTACGGTGGCTCCAGCAGAATGGTCACCAACTTCATGAACAAGGTCACCCCTGAGTTTCTCATGCAGAAGGCAGACGGGACTGTCCTTGAGACCACCATCCTTGGAATCAACCAAGCCAGAGCAGACATGCGTACTGCCTCGAAGCGGGAGACCAAAGCAGCCGCGGGGGCTTACGCTTGGAAGCATGGGCAGCTCGCCAGCATCGAACTCAAGAAGGGAAAACCGCTGGCCGCTACCAAGGACAAGGCCGGTCACGAGGTCAACTGGACCATCCGCAAGGGTAAGGTTGGGGCTCGTGACGGCAAGAAGGGGACCTACATCTGGAAGAACGCCCCCACACAGAAGCCTGCCTACTGGGATGAGTGTGAAGCTCAGCTCGATGACGTAGGGATTCAAACACTAGAGCCTCTCATCAGCGCCGGAATTTCTAGCGGTGCTCTGGTGTTGGGAGGGAGTTGGATCACATGGGATTCTTTGAACGATGAGGGTGAGACAGAGCGGCTCTGCAAAGTCCAAGGTCAGGATGCATTCAAAGCCTTCATCCTGAAGAACCCTCATCTTCGGATGCGCCTCTACGAGGACACCATGCGGTGCGCTGGCCTCATGGTGGAATTCAGGTGAGTGTACTGCTCATCCATTGTACCGCTTGCCGAGAGACAAACAGCATCTACAAGCGGGCGTATAACGCTAGCAAGTACTCTGGGCTGGGTTACCCTTGCCCCTCTTGTAGAGCAGCAGACCTCACCAAGACAGGGGAGATCGTCAACTCCAAAGTGAAAGGGCCCACTGTGCAAAAGCGTAGCAAGGACCAAGAGAAGAGAGCAGCCAGACGTTACGGAGGCAGTAGGACCGCGGCGTCTGGTGCTCTGGATGAGAAGGGTGATGTCAGGGTGCACGGAGTCATGCGCATTGAGTGCAAATACACCGCCGCCAAGTCGTTCACGCTCAAGAGAGAGGAGCTTGAGAAGATTGAAAAGGAAGCAATCGCTGCCGGCGAGATGCCTGTGTTTGAAATCGAGTTCCAGAACCACCACCCAAAGAGGAGGTTTGTAGTTCTTAGGGAAGAGGATTTCGACGAACTCAACAGAAAATCTAAGGCTTACATAGGAGGGTAGGTAGTTGGAGGCGATACACACCATAGACGACTTGCTTTGGGCTAAAGAGAACAACCCAAGTCTGGTCAAGGAATGCCTCAAAGAGGTCACCGTCATGGAGGACCTTGAGACATACCTGAAGTGGTTGTCCGACAACGAGGTTACGACCAACGTGACCGTGAACCTGCGCCGTAACAGGGGCAGAGACTTGGGCATCCACCCATCGTCTGCTTGCAAGAAGGACGTTTGCCTCCTGAAGCTCTACTACGAGTGTACGGGGGAGTTAGAGCCCTACCGAGCATACGATCAGAAGATGCAGCAGATTTGGGACCAAGGAACACTTCTACACGACTTGTTCCAGGTCCACTTCAATGAGCTGTACGAAGACCAATTCAAAGATGAAGTCCCACTGGTAGACCAGCAGCTCCATATCAAGAGCCACGCCGATGGGATCTTCACCTTCACTCGCGTGCGAATCGTGTTGGAGATGAAGAGCATCAAGGAAGGAGGGAACTTTGGCTGGGCCAAGGTGCACGACAAGCCGTTTGAGGACAACGTTCGACAGGCGCACTTCTACATGTACCTGGAGAACGTTCCCTTCGCGATCATATTCTACATCAACAAGAACAATGGGGAGATCAAAGAGCACCCGGTCGTGTTTGATGAGGAGATTTGGGCGCAGATGAGAGACGAGGTTGTCCTTCCCGTAGTCGATGCCGTGTACAACGATGGCGAGATGGTGAAGGGCACCCCCGGCTGGCACTGCAGAAGATGTGACTTTTACCGCTCGTGTGAGACAGCAAGGAGGCATAAAGGCCGTGTCAAGGGAGCAACAGCAAGTTCATGGGGAAGGCGACTTCGGCGCTGAACTCCAAAGAACTACAGATAAAGATGTCGAAGTTGCCTATAACTTTGCGGAAGAAGTCATAGACGACCTCAACAAGATGGGCTTGAAGGCGAAGAGCATACCCACGGTGGACGAAAGCCTCAAAGGAATGTTCCACGAGTTAGAGCCAGGTAGCTATTTCGATGGCAGCCTACCGACAACTGTTCGAGGGCTAACCCTAGACCAGCTATCGAACCTCTACTCTCTGTTCTGCAACTGGTACGGCTATGTAAAGTACCAAGAAACAGTTACGGCTACTGCCTTGTCGGCGGCAAAAGCCAAGAGAGATTTTGTCCTTGCCCGACTCAGGAAGGGGGAGGCAGAGGACAGGAGGAACTCTGACAAAAACCTAGAGCCAGCAGACATCCGGGCCACGGCAGTGTCCAACTACCAGTACGTAGAAGCCAATGCCGAAGCCCTGTATCTCGAAGCACTGCATGCCTTTCTTGAGGCAGCCGTGAAAATGGCAGACAGGGACATGAAAAGGATCAGCCGAGAGGTGACCATTGTCCAAACCCAAATGGAGCATGGCAACCTGGCTGGCAATCTAGGAAGGCGCGGTAGGCGTGGCGAAGAAAACCGTGTGCGTGCCGCAAACTTCAGTAGCTTGGGTAGAAAGGACGATGACGATGGGGAAGCTGACGCTGAGAATGCTCCCAAAAGAACCACGAGGAAAAGCAAAGCGGCGAGCACCGTCCCGCGCAAAGCCCGCGGCACTAAAGGAGCACCAGGCCGAGGTAATAAAAAACGCCTTGTCCTCAAGCGGTGACGCAGTATTGATCACCCTGGAGCTCCCACCATCAGTCAACAAGCTCTACGTCAAACGGCGTGGAGGTGGCCAAGCTCTCTCCGCGGAAGCAGTCAGATTCAACGAGAGGGTCAAGCAAACGGTCCAAGAGAACCTGCACAGGTTGAACCACTTGAGGTTCACCGAAGACACTGTGCTGGGCTTGGACCTCTTTCTCTACTTCGGCGCGCTGGAGAACCCAGGGTGGTTTGAGCAGTGGGAGAAAGACAGCAAGTACACGAAGGACATTCTGTTCAAGAAGGGTCCTCGAAAGGGTCAGGTGCAGCACAGGAAAGGAGAGTTCAGGCACCGGGCTGGAGAACGAAAGGCAAAAACCAAGTACAAGACCATTGACTACGACAACCGCATTAAGTTTCTGCAGGATGCCGTGGCCAAGACGATTGGCATCCCTGACGACAGCCAAATCTTTGGTGGATTTCACTGCAAGCTGGAGGACCCGAACAACCCTCGCGCAGAAGTGATCGTCCGTGTGTCTGAGAGGGACTTGTACTTTCCAACGGAGGCACCGTAATGGCCAAGCAATCCGAGGTGCACATCGACTTGAATGATTTGAATCATTCTGAATTGGTGGCGCTGGCCAGGTTCAACGGCTTTGATTACGCCTCTAGAGCCTGGCCTAGAGAGGCGCTCATAGAAGCCCTCTCTGCCTTTGAAGATCCAGAGCTGAACAACCCTTTGGATAACAAGAGAGAACGCCTGAGTACCTGGCTCAAAAGCAAGTGGGCCAAGATTCAGATGCAGGCATACAAAAGTGCATGCCCCGAGTGTTTCCTATGCAGGGATTCACAAGTGCTCCAGTGCTACAACAAGAACAAACGGCACTTCGAGAGCTAACTATGGAGAGGGGATGTGGAACTTGCGACAACCTAGTTGGTTGTCCGTTACTCACCAACAAGAAGGGGGAGTTCGACCCTAAGAAGCTGGTGACAGATGGGGGGCGTAGATGCACCCAATGGTCCGCTGTTGGAGACCGGAAGGCTTTGATGTACAGAACTGCAGCCGCACAAATGGGCGGTGATGGTACTCAATACTTCCGACTATTGCACGGACTGCCCAAGAAGGTCATGGAACCACTTAAAGAGCAGGAGTTGAAGGATGAAGAGATGAATGCTTACGAGCCTGACTTTGATGAGTTGCTCTATGAAGGCATCACGAATACAGAGCGTGAAGAGCAGCTCAGATTTCAGACCGATGAGGAAGGAAATTGGGTAGTAGACGGAGATGGTCGTAGACTACCCAACTCAGATCACATCGTGAAGAAGTACGCCTTCAATCCTGAAGGACACATAGCGCTGAATCATAGTGAGGCGCTGTTTTGGCATTTGAACAAAGTAATCGACCACATCGTTAGGACCGAGGTTAAGCAAGGCCTTGTGGTGCGGGTCAAGAAAAACAAACAAGAGGAGTCGGACATGCCCGGCGAAGGAAGAAGAGTAGTTTTGAACCGGAGATCTGGAAGCCCTGCGAAGGGAGGAAAAACCAAGGCAGCCACTGCGAAAGGCAAGGGCGGGAAGGTGCCTAGCAAAGCCAAAGGAGGCACTGCAGTAGCTCGTAAGGGTGCCACCGGGAAAACTGGAAAGGCGGCGACTGCAAAAAGCAAAAAGGGTAGCGCTGCGGAAAAGCCAGCAGGGTTACCTCCCAGTGCAGGGCCGGTCTTCGACGAGGAGAACCTCGTCATGAAGATTGGCCAAACCATCCAAGGGCAACTCACCGAGACTGAGAATGTACTCAATGAGCGCATCTCCGTATTAGAGGAGAAGCTCCTGCAGGCAGTCACGCTGCTCCACGACGTTGCCGCTCAGACTCAAGGCAGCTTCTGCACGACGGTGCAAGCCGTAGACGAAGATGGCGAGCCGTTGATGGAAGCCGAGCCTCTCGATCCTCTCGTAGGGTCCGAAGACCTGATTCTCTCCTACCTCAACAACGCTGAAGAGGAAGAGGGTGACGACGAGGGGGAAGAGTAGCAACGTCCGCTGTCGATGGTTCGCTCGTCTATGACGAGGAGACTCTGAAGCGAGTGAACTTCGATTCTCTGCTAGCAATAGCAGACCAAGCGGGCGTTGGGTACAACGGCCTCAACAAAGAAGAGCTTCTCAGCAAGCTACTCTTTGAGGGGCAGCCAGTCTAGCGAGGGGACGTGGCTTTGGTCACGTCCCCTTTTCTTTTGGAGGTATCATGACAGACAATAGTGTCCACCAACGACAGGCTCTGGAGCTCCTCTACAGGGAGATGGAGTTTCAGTCAGAGCGATGGGGGTCTGAACACGACAAAGAACACACTCCTGAGGAGTGGATGACCATCATCATGGTCTATGTGGGGAAAGCAGCCCACCAAACTGCACCCTACACAGAGGGTAGTGACCCCAACCGGAGCAATCAGCAGTTCAAGAAACGCCTGGTTCAGCTTGGGGCCATCTGCGCATCAGCCCTTGCGGCAATGGAGCCCTGAGCTCAAAGGGGCCACACGTGTGGCCCCTTTTCTTAGCCATCAAAAAGCTGACCAGGTCAGGTTTACTTGCCCAGTCCATACCCAAGGCCGACGGCGCCGGCGACCACGCCCAGCCCTGCGATGGTCCACGGAAGCCAATCCGTGAGTTGGATGGCATCATGCTCATCCTCACAGGTCTCCCACTTACCTTCCAAGCGGTCAGAGCGACCTTTGTAGGTGGCCACGTCCTCCTTGAGGCTCTCGATGATCTTGTCCTTCTCCCCCAGGAGGTTGTTCCAAGAGAGCTTCAGATCGTCCACCAGCTTGAGCTGCTTGCGAGCGATGTGGAGCTCATGGTCCAACGCCAAAAGGGTCTTGAACTCTTCGAGGGTGAACCCGCGGTATTTCTCCCCCTGATATGTGATGGTCCTACCCATGGGAATGACATGGATATCCACCACGACACGAGAACTGCCAACTGCCATCTGAGAGGCCAAGAGAGTAGCCAATAGTGCGTTCATGGCTCCCCTCGCTTGTCTACGAGCACCAGATCGTCCCAGTCTGTGAGGTCGCGGAGAGTCTCCTTACGTCCAGCGTTGAGCTCTGATAGCTGCTGGAGCTCCTCGCTGGTCCGGTCGATGCTGGCCTGAAGGTCTTGGACCCGATTCTCAGCAGCCTTGCGATACTCAGCGTTCTTGGCCAACTTGGCGTTCTCTTTCTCCTGGGCTTGCTCCTCTTCCATGCGACGCATCTTGGAGCGGAGCTGAGCAGCTTTGCGTCGAGCTCGCAGCAGGAAGAAACCTAGGACACCGATGATCGTGATTGCCACCAAAGCGATCACCAAGGCTACGGGGGCCGAAGCCCGTTGCTCAGGCTCCGAGCCCCCGACCTTGTCGAGGAGCCCCTTCAGAAACCCTCCGGGGCTCTCCTCTTTCTTCTCTTCTGGCACTAGGCGGGGGTCGCCGGACCGTTCTTGCCCAAGTCAGGGTCAGAAGAGTCCTTCGAATCCTTGGTGTATTCATGGATGGCGACGGCCAGAGGCCCGGACAGTAAGATCTGAACGGCGTCCATCCAATGCATCCCAAACGCTAGGTTTGCAGTGAGAGCAGCCGCTGCGCCCAGACCGATGGTACTGTACTTCACCACCCGCTTGCCGTCCTTGGTCTTGAACCATGCCACGTTCTTGCCCAACACCTTCACCAAGCTGAGTAGCAGCTTGAAGACGGCTCCGAGCATGACGGCCCAGAAGGTACCTTTTGGTAGGCTCTTCTTGTCCTTGACCGCTTCATAGACCCCGGTGGCGTCCTTGATCACATCGCTGATTTCTGCATCCGCATCTGTCGCTGCCTTCACTTCGTCGGCATCGACCTTTCCATCATTGTTGGTGTCCAGCGAGCTGTCGGGTTTGGGAGCATCTGCAGCGGGGGCCGTTGCAGCAGGCTCAGGTTTGGGTGCAGGTTCTTGCGCCGGCGCCACCATCGGCACCAGTAGCAAACCTGCAATGAGCAGTAGACGCTTCATGGTGTTCTCCTTTACGCCGTCGCCGCCGGCGGCTTTGATGTTTTGCGGCGAGACTTTGCAGGGGTCTTAGCCTTACCTGCCTTGCCATTCTTCTTGGCATCCTTGGGCACAGAGGAGTCTGCCTCTATGGTGGCCTCGAACTCTTCTCCGAACTTGTCATCGATCAGAGTGTCGATGATCCCTGCTGCTTTGCCAGAGTACGACTGTACTTCCAGTTTGAGGGAATTGATTCTAGCCCGACACTGTTCGATCTGGCTCTCTAGCTGCTTGATGTAGTCAGCAGAGTCTTTGGCCTTCTTCTCCGCAGTCTTGGCCTTCTTGATTCTACGACGGACACTAGGGTCCAAAGACTCTGGGTCCTTGTCGTACCTCTTGTAGAGGGCAGTGACGTGAACTTGGGCTTTCTCCATCTGCTCTTTGGAGAGGGGGCTTTGTTGCGGTTGATTCATGGTGGTCTCCCTATTCAACGGTACCAGCGAAGCTCGGGTACTTCGACTGTAGGTAGTCATACGCGATTCTTTTGGCTGCGTCATGGATATTCTCAGCATCCAACGTGAGCTCTGCCATGATATCTGTGTACTCCTGACCAGACACAACTTCCGTGTGCTGGTCCACAGAAGCTAGCGCCTCCCAGTTGCTATCCACAGTCTCACCAAACTCCAGCTTGATGTGGAGACTGTCCTGGAGGAACAGGATTTGGGTGATCTTGGCCTCTGGTCGAGTGACAACAGGGTCTTCAGCAGATTCTCTTGGCCGCTCCCAAGCAGTGTCTAGAGTGATTGGCATAGTCCCTACTTCTGTCTCACAGTGCGGTAGAAGGTCGTTCCAGTATTCGAGTACATGAAGTCTGCATCCATGACTCGATTGATGCCTATGAAGTCCAAATAGTTGGCTCCATCATCAGGTATCTCCTCCACCAAGTTGTGCTTATTAACCGACGCATCCGTCAGATACAATGCCCGGTCGTCCACCATAATACCAGTGGGGGTTCCTCCAGTAGTGATGGAGGCAGTCGCACCTAGAGTAGTAGCAAATGCTCGCCGAATGGTGATAGAAGCTCCCTGGTCCATAGCTGCCCACCAGTTCACACCGTCACTGATGATAGCCATCCCACCACTTCCAGGATTGGTACCCGTAGATAGTACATTGAGGTCGGTATTCCAAGTGATGTTGGAGCCAGTCAAAGCGTTGGTGATGGCTTCTCGAACATGCACCTCAGCAGCCACGGCATCATAGTAGATATAGTAAAGACGGTTACCCGCAAACGCCACACCTACCTGACCATCTGAGACCACCGTGGACACGTCCCCTAAATCCAACGAGGCTTCATTGACAATGGTAGGCGCTGCATCCGAGCCGGTGTTGGCGTCTACCTTTACCGCCAAGTGAGTGTCTCCAGAAGCTACCCTAGAGACGAAGTACAGGTAGATGCCGTCGGTGTGTATGCCCCAAGTGGTGACAGTGGAGGCAGTCGGGGAGTTCACATCACTGACGATGGTAGGGTTTTCTGGGTCTGAGACGTTTACCTTGACCACCATCCAACGCTGGATGCCGGGCTGGTACGGGCCCAGGATGTAGATGTAGTCACCAACCTTCACCGCAGAATCAGCAGAGTTGAAATCAGCCTGAGCCAATGTGTGGTGGGTGCCTACCGAGAGAGACTGGCCTCGGGTATCCACTCTCTGCATATTGATGGTGCCGCCGGAGGCAGAGATAGCCCAAACGTGCTTCTCATCTACGACGAGGCAAGTAGCGGCAAATGACAGTGTCGTGTTGACGCTACCGAAGGGCCCCCAATTTGTGCAAAGCTCCCCGCGAGCTCTCATTGACCCTATGAGGCTAGAGGTACGCACACCGGCAGCCATGCGGTTGAAGAGATGATCTGTGCCGTTCGGGTCATCAAAGGTCAATTGGCTTGGGACGTTCGCTATGGGGTCTCTGTTTGCTTGGTTCTGGCTCTGTACCTCAAACACAAGCTGCCAAGTGATTGGGTCATTGTTGGCTACAGCATCCGGAGCAACGTGCCATCCTACAGTCCCGCTGCCAGTCCATTCTTCTCGTATGGCCGGCTCATCAAACCGGACATAGTGGTGGTTCCCTGTGCCCCCATCTCTGAAGGCGTTCCAGTACTTGTTGATTCGTCCGGAACCGTCTTGAGAAGCCACGATGTAGGAGCTCGTACTATCAAGCCAGATCAGCTTCTCACCTGCCATGTCCGCGCCAGCAGGGAAAACTCCTGGCCCGGCCCCTAGCCCCTCATCACTGGTAGCAAAGCTTGCTGAGTCTCCTAAAACAAAACTGCTGTTCGTCTGGACGATGTTGGGTCGGCTACCTAAGTGGGGGACCGAAGTCAGAGTATCTACACCGAAGAGGCCAAGGCTAGCGCTTGGGAAGAAGATAGTGAAGTAGGAATCCAAGTTGGCGAAGCCGTCATCCTTGCTCCGTATCTTGAACTCCCCCGTTTGAGACATCCCCATCTGGGTAACGTTCTCATCTGCAGTAGGTGCTGCACCAAAGTTCACGAAGTGGATATCACAGCCTGCAACCCCGGTGTCGTCACCATCGATCACAAGTCCTCTGCTGCCAACCTCTTGGAATACCCGGAGAGCAGTTGGAAACGCCCCGGGGTATAGGCGAGTGAGGCCGCCAATAGCTGTTTGGCCTAGCACGTCCACAGAAATTCTGGCATTGACCTGAGTTCCCGTACCGTCATCACCCACATCCAACTTGAAGACACCAGTGGTCCCCGTGTCGATGATGGCAGCGCCGGCCTGCGCCACCCAATCCCAAGTCTTGGGATTAGCTGCCTGGTTGTCACTGATCATCCGGAGGATGGCAGCACCGTCTCCAGGTTCAATCCCAGTGAACCCTGTGTGCGCACCTGAAGCTATCAAAGCCCCGCGAGCATTGTTGGAGAACCCTCGAGCAATGACAGACGCTTGTGAGTCAGATGCTGCCCCATCTGACTCTGCTACGATCTCGCTAGCCCCATCTTTGAGCACCTTCAGACCCTCAGAGCCGCCCATCTCCTCGATAAGGACTTCACCAGTCTCCGTGATACTGAAGTGTGTAACGTTGGAGCTATCTCGTACCTGAAATTTCTGAACTCCAGAGTCTGCAGGAGCACCTCGAACAATGACAGTGGTACCCGCAACATCCGAGAACATGTCTACAGTGTCAGGCCGAATATCCTTGTGCTTCCCGGGCGCAGGTATACCACCAGCAGGAAGCTCATCATTGGTGTAGTGCTCTCGATGTACTTTGAAGTAGAGATCCTCAACGTTCCTTCTACGGTCGCCATACAGAACTTGATCGAAGTCGGTTACTGACGGGCCCAGAAGCTGTAGCAGGGTAGCTTGAACTCGGTCATCAGCTTCCTGGCCGTAGCCAGAGTCAATTCCACCGCCCAAGGAGTCCACTGCATCCAGGATGCCTTTGAGCGTGGACTGCTTTTTGTATCGAAGCTGATAGGTGCCCGCCGGCAAGGTGGTATTCAAGTCGATGTGTGGGTCAGTGTAAAAGAACCCATCCGACCGAACCTCTGCATCTCCCAGAGGGGAGCCAGTAGGATTCAATAGAGTAGGCCCCCAGTCACCGTCTGTGATCAGCTCAAGGGTCTCGTCGTCTATGATTTGAGAGACACGATAGAGTCCGTTGTTAGTGTATGGGAACCCTACGGAGTGACCAGTGATTTCAACGACGTCTCCTTCTTCCACATTTGTGGTGAAGGTGGCTCCAGCACAGAAGATGCGGTTGTTCTTTTCGATCCTGGTTATGGTCTCGTTGGCCCGGACATCAGTGACGTTCTCCACGCGACTGCCAGCAGGGGCATCTAGGATTTGAGTGGCCTTGATTTGCTCGGCAACGATCTGAATCTTCTCGCCGTCAGAGACAGACAAGCTCAAAGGAACTTCTGCTCCTGTCGCAGGGTCAACGTTTCTGATGACTACGTTGTCACCGTTGATGACGCCAACAATCTTCAAATTGACATTCTGAAGGGCCCCCATACCTGCGTCATTGGAACGAAGGTAGAAGTCCCCAGAGGCATCACCAGCAACAAAGCCTGCGCCCACCCACTGTACCTGTTGGGCTCCGGAGTCTGGGTTGACTGAAAAGGTGAAGGACTCACTCGAATTGAGCACCGTCTCTTGCTCCAACACCACTTCATTGCCATCGGTATCGACAAGAGCAACCAGAGCTTCCAGTTGAACTTCTGTAGGAGTGGTGACTTGTCCTACATAGACAGTGTCATTGATGGTGAAGCCCGTAACAGGGGCACCAATGACCAAGTCTTCTTGCACCAGTTGGGCCTGACGCTTCCGACCAATCAACCCGTAGTTCAGGTCGCTGTTGATGGCGAGCTGGAAGATGTTCCGATTGAATACCTCAGCTCTGAAGTCCTCCCCTTGTGACTGAGAGAGCTGGCCGGGGGAAGCAATTTGACGATCTGGGTCTACGTGCTGAGCTTGCTCTGGTTCACCTCCGACACTAATAGTCCCAGAGAACAAACCAAGCTCAAAGAATACATCCGTGGGGCTGGAGGCTGGATCTGTAGCCAGCTCTAGAGAGCTAGTCTCTCCCGTAGTAGGGCTGAGTATGCGCAAGAACCTGTTGTCTTTGAAGGCAACGTCCGTGCCTACAGCAGTATTAATTTGGGTGACTACGTCATCGAGCGTGAGGTTACCACCACCCACAAACGACACGGGGTACTGAACCCCATCTACACTCAAGAACAAGGACTTGCCTGAGACGTCGTATCCGGCTGTAGGCTCCCTCCTAGCACCAAGGATAGACGCACTAGACTTCAGTACCCTAGGTAAAATCGTAGGGGTACCACCTGAGAAGGCCGGCACCACAGGGAACGACCCTATGAGAGTAGGTGCATCTAGATGTGCAAACGGTACCGCCATGGCTTCCTACACAATAGCTCCGTCGTAGAGCCCTTCATCGATGAGCCACTGATACAACAAAGCAGCTACTTCCTCGTAGTAGACCTCACCGCCTTCTGCTGAAGTAGAAGAGGCCATATCGGTGAATTGAGGGTCAGCAGAGTCAGGTACCGGCTCACCAAGCTCGTCGTAATCAAAAGGTTTGTCCACTACATAGTGGTAGTAGTCATTGTTCCAGCCTGGAGCCTTTCCAGATACCCACACCCCGTTGACTGTATCCCCGTATTGAACCTTCAGCTCAATGAGCTTTGCCTCCACATCCAATTTGAAAGACACAATCTTCACCTGATTGTGTGTCCCATACGTG